GTTCAAGTGGTTCATCTGGCTTAACTGGCTCAAGTGGTACATCGGGTTCAACAGGCTCATCGGGTTCAACGGGCTCAAGTGGAACATCGGGTTCAACAGGCTCATCGGGTTCAACCGGTTCAAGTGGAACGAGTGGTTCAAGTGGAACATCAGGTTCATCTGGTACTAGAGGTTCAAGTGGAACATCGGGTTCAACAGGCTCATCGGGTTCAACAGGCTCAAGTGGTACATCGGGTTCAACAGGCTCATCGGGTTCAACAGGCTCAAGTGGAACGAGTGGTTCAAGTGGAACATCGGGTTCAACGGGCTCAAGTGGAACATCTGGTTCATCGGGTTCAAGTGGTTCAACAGGCTCAAGTGGAACATCGGGTTCAAGTGGTTCCACGGGTTCAAGTGGAACATCCGGAACAGGGTTTAATTCTATAATAAATCCATCAGATAATAGAATATTAACGTCTAATGGTACTACAACTTCTGCTATAGCAGAATCAAATTTGACATTTGATGGGTCTATATTATTGGTAACAGGTTCATTATTCGTATCATCAGCATTATCTACAGGAACAGCATTTACGGCATCATTACAAGAAGGTTATACATTTGTGGGTGGTGCCGGTAATATATCTCGTCTTGTATCAACTAGTTCATTTGGTGGAGGTGTAGGAGGTGGTCATGTAATACAATCTGAAAGTGTTTCTTTTACACAAAGAGCAAATCTTAATTTCAGAAGAATGATTGTCACGGATGACGCCGGAAACAATGCCACAGTTGTAAAAAGACCTCCGAGTACCACAGTGTCATCTTTAGCTCCATTAAATCCCGAAGAAGGTGATGAATGGATTAATAGTGATACTTGGAAAAAATATGTTTGGTATTTAAATGCAGGAGGTACAGATTATTGGATAGAAACGGGTACTGTACAAACAAATGGTAGTAGTGGATCATCTGGCTCATCTGGATCTAGTGGTACTTCAGGTTCTTCTGGATCTAGTGGTACTTCAGGTTCATCGGGCACTTCAGGTTCATCGGGCACTTCAGGTTCATCCGGTACGTCAGGTTCAAGTGGAACACGTGGTTCAAGTGGCACTTCGGGTTCAACAGGCTCAAGTGGTTCTACGGGTTCAAGTGGAACATCAGGTTCAAGTGGCTCAAGTGGTTCTACGGGTTCAAGTGGTTCAACAGGCTCAAGTGGAACATCGGGTTCAAGTGGTTCAAGTGGTTCTACGGGTTCAAGTGGTTCTACGGGTTCAAGTGGTTCTACGGGTTCAAGTGGAACATCAGGTTCAAGTGGCTCAAGTGGTTCTACGGGTTCAAGTGGCTCAAGTGGTTCTACGGGTTCAAGTGGTTCTACGGGTTCAAGTGGAACATCAGGTTCAAGTGGCTCAAGTGGTTCTACGGGTTCAAGTGGCTCAAGTGGTTCTACAGGTTCAAGTGGATCAAGTGGTCAAGCTGGAAACGCATACTACTCAATGACAATTCAGTATCCAACAGCAACGGAAAATATCACATTCTTTTTTAATACGGCATCAGTAACAATATCAGGATTAAATGATGTTGTAAAAGGAACATCACCAAGTGTAACTTATAACATAGATTTTGCTTCAACTAGAGATTCCGGCACACCTACATCTTTATTCACAGCAGATAGAACTGTAACATCAACAGCCGGTTCGGCAACTGCTGCATTTAATAACGCAACTATACCTGCTAATAACTGGGTATGGATAGCCACATCTGCCGCAGCAGCGGGGACAACAGAATTTGCAGTAACATTAAGATTAGCATAATAAATAATTTATGAGAGAAATAGATACGATAGACCAAAGTATGAAGCAAATCAATCGGGAAGTATTATCTGGTTGGGTTGCTTTCTATTATGAAAACGGACAAGTAGTAAGATATTCATCGGAAACACATGATTGGGCAAGTCTTCCAAATATAGGAGTTATGTATCTTTTTAGAGTATATGAGTCCGGCGCAAAGGAACAAGTTGGTGGTTGTGATTATTATTGTCCATATCAACTTATGAATGTCGCAGATATAAGACCTTGGATAAAATTTGGTTTATATATAGATGATGGAATATTTAATACAATTGTTTGGCCAACCGTAGTAAATGACCCAATAAATCATTAATAGTTATGCCCGCATATTTTTTATCAAATACGGCTTCAGATGTTTCTGGTGATAATTTGATGCACGCAGGTGTAAACGTAACAACTACACAAGTAGTATCATTAGGTTCGGCTGCTACAGTAACTGTTGACTTTATTACACCCGAATATTATCCTAACAATAACGGAGAAACATCAACAAACGGAACGGTACAAATAACACATACCGTAACAAATATGAATATAACTGTCAATGCTCAGAAGCATAGAGTTGATTCAGCAGGTACAATATTAGCAAGTGGTACAGCTGGAACTGCAGTAACTACTGCAACTACTAATACTTTTACAAACCTTGATGACCCGACATGGACAACAACAAACTGTAGTGACCGATTAATGTTAAGGTTAACATATGTAAATGGTGCAATGAGTACACAAAGTGTAACAATAGGAACAGATAGAACTGCAACTTTTTGTCTTTCCAGTATAGACCATAACACCGGTTGTTCAGTATTAAGAAAGCCGGCAGTAGTAGTATTTCAAAAATAAATTTTTTATAGTTATTAGTATAGTAAAAATTAACACAATATATGCCAATATCGTTTCCAAATAGTCCGCTAGTTAACGACCAGTATACCGAATCTGGTATAACTTGGATATGGACTGGCACGGTTTGGAATTTAGTATCAGGTGCAACAGGAACATCAGGTACAGCAGGTTCATCTGGCTCCACGGGTTCGTCTGGCTCTACTGGTTCAAGTGGAACAAGTGGTTCTACGGGTTCAAGTGGTTCAACCGGTTCAAGTGGAACAAGTGGGTCAAGTGGTTCAAGTGGGTCAAGTGGGTCAACAGGTTCAAGTGGAACATCTGGTTCATCTGGAACTAGAGGTTCAAGTGGTTCTTCTGGCTCTACAGGTTCAAGCGGTTCTACGGGTTCAAGTGGAACGAGTGGTTCAAGTGGTTCTTCTGGCTCCACGGGTTCAAGTGGTTCAACAGGCTCATCTGGCTCATCTGGCTCAACCGGTTCAAGTGGAACAAGTGGAGCTAATGGTTCAAGTGGAACATCCGGACAAAACGGAAGTAGTGGAACAAGTGGGTCAAGCGGTTCTTCTGGCTCCACGGGTTCAAGTGGTTCAACAGGCTCAAGTGGTTCAACTGGTTCAAGTGGAACAAGTGGAGCTAATGGTTCAAGTGGAACATCCGGACAAAACGGAAGTAGTGGTTCAAGTGGAACAAGTGGTTCAAGTGGAACATCTGGCTCAAGTGGAACACGTGGTTCAAGTGGAACATCTGGCTCAAGTGGAACATCTGGTCAGAATGGTAGTAGTGGCTCAAGTGGAACATCTGGTCAGAATGGTAGTAGTGGTTCAAGCGGTTCAACTGGTTCATCGGGTTCAACTGGTTCATCGGGTTCAACCGGTTCAAGCGGTAGTAGTGGAACATCTGGCTCAAGTGGAACATCTGGTCAGAATGGTAGTAGTGGAACAAGTGGCATTAATGGCTCAAGTGGAACAAGTGGTTCAAGTGGAACATCTGGCTCAAGCGGAACATCCGGCTCAAGTGGAACGAGTGGTTCAAGTGGAACATCTGGTCAGAATGGTAGTAGTGGAACAAGCGGCGCTAATGGTTCAAGCGGAACAAGTGGTTCCTCTGGTTCAACAGGCTCAAGTGGTTCAAGTGGAACAAGTGGTTCAAGTGGTTCCTCTGGTTCAACAGGCTCAAGTGGTTCAAGTGGAACAAGTGGTTCAAGTGGAACATCTGGCTCAAGTGGAACGAGAGGTTCAAGTGGTTCGTCTGGTTCAACGGGCTCAAGTGGTTCAAGTGGAACATCTGGCTCAAGTGGAACGAGAGGTTCAAGTGGTTCGTCTGGTTCAACAGGCTCAAGTGGTTCGTCTGGTTCAACAGGCTCAAGTGGTTCAACAGGCTCATCTGGCTCAAGTGGTACGGGATTTACTACACTAACCAATGCAGCAGACAATAGAGTGCTAACATCGGATGGTGGAGTTAATAGTGCAAATGCGGAAGCAAATCTTACTTTTAATGGTAGTTTATTAACCGTAACCGGTACAACATATATAGAAGGTGGTTCAGCGGATTGGAATGAAACGACACCGGGTACTTCAAATGGAACAATACATTTAGATCCAGGCTCTGCTACCGATAATTTTGGCAATGCTATAACATTTGGAGCAAGTGATGCTTCAAGTGGAACAAATGCACAAGCAGGTATATATATTCGTTCTGATGGCACATATGGTACTAAGATGTACATAGCAACTACTGATGCGTATGTAAGTGGTGCACAAACAAGAATTTATATTGGACACGATGGTAGAGTTGGTATGGGAACTATATCACCTGTTTCTAGATTAGATGTAAACGGAACTTTAAGTTTAGCAGGATATAATTTTGGAGTTAATTCTGGAAATTATAATATTCTCTATACACAAGCAGGTACTGCAGGTATATATTTAGGAGGATCAGGTGATGCAGGAAACTACTATGATAATACAAATCACTATTTTAGAAGTATAAATGGTGGAACTAATTTTGCTTATATAAATTCTACGGGTTTAGGAGTAGGTACTACAAGCCCCGGACATAGATTGGTGGTGTCCGGTTCATCTCAAGTAGCTACATCTTTAGCTGTTGGATTGATAACACCAAGCGCTACGGTCGGAAGAATTGACGCATCTAATGATATTGTAGCATTTTCAACATCTGACTACAGACTAAAGACAGATGTAACGCAAATACAAAATGCAATAGAAAAAATTAAATCTATAAATGGAATAAACTTTACTTGGATAGAAAATACAAAAATCCACGGAAATTCCGGTAAAGATGTCGGCGTTATAGCGCAAGAAATTGAAAAAATATTGCCAGAGGTTGTTACTACTAGGAATAATGGGTATAAAGCTGTTAAATACGAAAAAATAATACCTTTGTTGATAGAAGCAATAAAAGAACAGCAAAGAGAGATAGACTCCCTTAAAAAAATATTATTTTGATAATAAGTTAACCTCATTTTGTAAATAGAAATATTTATACTATATTAGGTTCCAAATAAGTTATATGAAACGCAAAATACTTTATATTGCTCCACATCTTTCTACGGGTGGAATGCCACAGTATCTCTATAAACAAATGGAGTTATTGAAAGATGAATTTGAGATTTATTGCGTTGAGTGGGGTGATGTGACTGGCGGAGTCTTAGTTGTACAAAGGAATAAAATAAAAACACTATTAGGTAATAGACTTATAACACTAGGAGAAAAAAAAGAAGAATTATTTGAAGTAATAAAACGTATTAATCCTGAAGTAGTTCATTTACAAGAGATACCTGAATTATTCATGTCATATGACATTTCAGAAAAACTTTACTCAAAAGAAAGAAACTACTCTATAATAGAAACCTCTCACGACTCTAGTCAAAGTTCAAAAAGCAAAAGATTTTTTCCAGACAAATTTTTATTTGTAAGTCAGTATCAAGTAGGTCTGTATAAAGAATTAGGAATACCATCCGATGTTGTAGAGTATCCAATTGAATATTTTCAAAGAACAAAAACAAAAGAACAAGCTCAAAAAGAATTAGGAATGAATCCTAATCTAAAACACATTATTAATGTTGGACTATTTACACCGAGAAAAAATCAAGCAGAAATAATTGAATATGCAAAAGCATTAAAAGACTATCCGATTCAATTTCATTTCATAGGAAATCAGGCTGATAATTTTAAGTATTATTGGGAACCGTTGATGAAAGATTTTCCATCTAATTGTAAGTGGTGGAACGAAAGAACTGATGTAGAAAACTTTTATCAAGCAGCAGATTTATTTCTGTTCACATCTCGTGGTTCTGAACATGATAAGGAAACTATGCCTTTGGTAATCAGAGAAGCAATTAGTTGGAAAGTACCATCGTTGATATACAACTTATCTGTTTATGAAAATTATTTTGATAAATTTGATAATATTGAATATCTTGATTATACAAGTCTTACAAAGAATCAACAACTCATAGTAGAAAATTTGAAGTTCAAAAAAATGGAAAACAAACTAGATACATTTTCAATGAATATTAGATGGGATGAAGATGAGCAAAAATTATACTACTCATCTAATAGTAGAATAGATTTTCCATTTATTATATCCATAAAACATTATCAATCAGACACAGTAATATGGTCTACTAAACACGATATGTTGCCTGAAAATATAGAATATTGGATGATTCCTGTTTCAAAAGACTATATGCGTTTAAAAGATAACGATTATTTTACAGGCGTTAAGGTATGTGTTTACAAATGTGACACCGATGAATTACTATATGAAGTGCCATACTTTTATAGATTTGTAGATATTCCAAAAGTAAAACTTACAAATTCTATACCCAACCATATGAACTATGTTGAGTTTTTTATTGAAAAAAAATATTCAAAATGGTTAGATAGACAATACAAAAATGTAGTGGATGCCGGTGCAAATGTGGGAATTTTTACAGAGTATATGCTACAAAATAAATTTGCTGAAAAAATATACTCAATAGAGTGTGATACCCTTGCATTAAAAGACCTCAAAAATAACTTTTCAAAAGTAAATAGTGTAGAAATAATTGACAAAGCATTATCAGTATCTAATGAAAAAATAAAATTCTATCAGTCAAAAGAAAATCCAGTTATAAGTAGCACACTATCACCTGATACATTGCAAAATCATATGGCAGGTGTAAAGGGTGATAATATCTATGAAGTTGATACAATTACAATAAAAGATTTACTACATAAGGTGGAAACTATAGACCTACTAAAAATGGATATAGAGGGTGGAGAATATGCAATCTTAGAAAAATTAGATGACAAATTATTTGATAATATCAATAACTTATTTATTGAATGTCACTTTTTTGAAAAGGATTACATAGAAAAATATAACGCTCTAAAGAATAAATTGATACGCAATAATTACAATATAGAGGAACTAATAGATAATTCAAATATGCAAAAATATGCTGCGACTAGTGAATGTATTTTTGCAACTAAAAAACACAATATGAATATAGAAAATCACTTAATAAAAAATCCATGTGGAAATAAAAGGGACTTAGCTTCATTGGTAAATAATTTATTTCCAAATGGCAAGGGTGTTGAAATAGGAGTTCTCAAAGGGGATTACTCTAAAATAATATTAGAGAGATGGCACAAAGGAACACTATTTTTAGTGGACACTTGGAGACACATAGATAGTTACATAGACATGAATGGTCAAGATGATAAATACCATTATGATTGTTTGATAAAAACTTGCGAAAATATAAAGCCTTGGCAAGATAGAGCTCATGTGATTAGAATGGATAGTGTATCAGCCGCTAATATGTTTCCGGATGAATATTTTGACTTTATATACATTGATGCTGACCACTCATATGAAGCTGTTGTAAGAGATTTGAAAGCTTGGTGGCCAAAGATAAAAAAAGGTGGATTGTTCTGCGGTGACGATTATATACCGGATGATGGTGATATTTGGCTTACTGTAGGAAATGAAAGTACTTATGCTGGAAAATTCGGAGTAAGAAGAGCAGTAAATGAGTTTGTAAAAGAGAACAATTTACATATATTTGAAACATTGGAAGAACCTTATTGGAAACAATGGTATACCTTTAAAAAATAATAATATGGTCTTATTCTTATACAGTGATAAAAATTGCGAACATCAGGCTATTGGATGTATTAAATCGCTTGGTAAAAAAGTTGAAGATGATGTTAAGATTGTCTATTACACGATAGGGTTTGATAGTGAATTTGAATTTACTAATTTACATAAGATTAGAATACCTTATAAACCGGAATATCCAAGATTTCATTTTTATAAGGCTGATTTGTCTCTACTAACAATGAATTTATTTCCCGGAGAATATTATGCATTTACAGATACGGATGTTTTATTTTCCAAAAGGTTTTCATTTGATAGAATAAAACATAACAACCCATATCCATTAGCAAGTTATGGCCCGCATGAATACCCTTATATTTGGGAAATAGTGGATGGTAATTACAAGATATATAATGAAACTAAAATGATGAATTACTTTAATGTAAGTCAGAGGTCTCAAAGATATGTCTGGTCTTGCTTTTATTCTTTTAATTCATATTGTACTGATTTTTTTGAAGAATACATATCAATGTGTAAAAATCAATATTTACAAAAATATCCTAAAGAATATTTTCCATACGCAGACGAAACACCCTTTAACATATGCCTATGGAAAAGAGGTGTTATAAATAACTTAGGATTTTCATTTGTAAATACAAATAATCCAGAAGTTGTTCGTAAAGTGGAAAGCTTAAAAATAAACAATAGTCATGTTGGTGAAAATATAGATTCACATGGAGCAGATTGGGAGTATATACATAACTCAGATGATGTATTACTTTACCATGGATTTAAAAATCAAGTTGATATAGATGCAGCATTATCGTTTATAGAAAATTGAGAATTAATGAATAATTATTTAGTTGTACTAGCATCTTATATAAATACTGATACTAAAAGGGATATCGTAGTTGATACATTAAAGCATTTAAAAGAGCAAAACATAGATGTATGCATGGTAATGCATTCAAATCAATATTTAAACGATGTAGTCAAATATGTTAAATATCTTTATTATGACTACGACAATGAATATGTGGATATACAAGACTTTTATACAAATACAGAGTTATTAAATGACAAAAATTGTTCAATAGGATTTAGCAATGTATGGTTAGCAGGAAATGATTGGAATACTCGGATTCACATTAAACCTGAATATTCAAGATGTGCATTATCTCTTTTGAGAAACGGATCTATAATATCACATATTAACAACTATGATTGGGTTGTTTATTTGGAATATGATATACCAGTTCCTTCGGCTGGTTATAAAAAATTAATAGAAGACAAAATTAATATACTGAATCGTGATAATAAAAATTGTTTCTTTTTTAAAGAATTAACTATGGACTTGCCTGTGTGGCCAGCGATTATGATTTTTAATTCTAACAAATTATATAACAGTTACATAGTTAAAGATAATTGGTATTCATCAAAAATAAATTGGATTAATTTTTGGGGGAACACAGGATTTGAATTTTGTATAGAACATATTATAAATAATGTATATCCAAATGATAGTATATTTGAAATAATTACTGAAAAAGAATCAAGTGAATTATGGAATACTACTGACCATATAAATTTGTCAAGGTCTTATCAAAGTAGTATAAGTTTATCAAATTTTATAGTTCACATATATCCTCAAAAAAATGAAAACAAATATGATTTGCAGCTTGTAATATTTAACACACAAATGAGTGCTTACAATACAATATACGATGTATTAGTTGAATACGATGATAATGTTGTATTTAGTATTGACAAAATGCAAATGGGTAATAATTGTTACAGAATATACTCACTACCTGATATCAACTTAGTAAAAAAGGTTAGGTTATCTTACCAATTGATTGGTAAACATAACAAAACTGAAGAATTTTTCTATGTAAAAGATTTGGAAAAAATACATAAATACGTTCTTAACTTTAATTCTATAAAATGAAAATATATAATTTTTACATAGATAAAAATACTTGTATAATCAACTATGAATCTATAGTAAGTGAACAATTAAAAGTGAAGATAGTTGTGTCTGATTTGTCAATAGATTGTCCATTATATGTTTTTGATAATGTAACGGGTCACGATGGTTGGATATCACCGGTTAGTGAAAAGTTGAAGAATATCATATTGAATAATTCCGACTATTCTGGTTTTTTAATAAAAGTGTATGACGAAAATTTAAGACTAATTCAAACAGAATCCTTATCACTTAATAAACAAAACAATAAGCAATATAAACATTACTATACAGATTCATTGGATGCAACTGGCCCTTCCTATATAGACTTTTTTTATGGAGATTTATGCGAAAACATGGATGTGTCCGATGTTGTTGTAGATGCTGGTGCTAATGTAGGATTTTTTACATTATATGCAAAAGAAAATGGAGCCAAAAGAATCTATAGTATAGAACCAGATCCATCACCATATTTTTATTTGCACAAAAATTTTAAGAACGATGAAAATGTTTTGTTAGTAAACAAAGCATTGAGCGATACAACTAATGATATTAGTTTTGATATAGCAATAGGAACATCTGTTGCCAGTAGTGAGTATCTGAAAAATAATTTTCCAGAAGCACAGGTTTACAAAACAATTGTTAAATGTATTGATGTTAATACCATTCTGAATATAGAAGATAGTATAAATCTTTTAAAATTGGACATAGAGGGTACTGAATTTAGAGTCATAGATAAGTTAAACGAAAAGGACTTTAGTAGAATAAATCAATTTTTTATAGAATTTCATAATAATCCCAAACCGATAGAAGATAAATTATCAAAGAATGGTTATGTAGTTGAGTACAGACATTGTAATCAAAATGATTTAGTTGGTTTCATATATGCTTATAAACCTAAAAAATAAAATGAATATAGTAAATGTTACACCCGGTTTAATTCCCATACCTCCTAATGGATGGGGTGCAGTTGAAAAAATAATTTGGGAAACGCATCTATGCTTATTGGACTATGGTCACAATTCTAAAATTGTTTATCTTGATGATATTCCAAAAGATACCGATGTAGTCCACATTCATGTAGCCAACTTAGCGAATGAAGCACATCGTAGAGGTATACCATATTACTTTACAATGCATGACCATCATGCATATTTGTATGGAAAAGATTCCAATGTTTACCGAGAGAATTTAGAAGCAATAAAAAATGCAAAACGAGCATTTGTTCCTGCAAAATATTTAGTTGATTGGTTTGAAGGAATACCTGAATACTTTTCACATGGTGTAAACACGGATTATTTTACAAATGATAAAACGACCACTATTCACAAACTATTATGCGTAGCTAATAACGGATTCATTCATGACCAAGCAGAAGATAGAAAAGGATTCGGTTTTGCAATTGAGGCAGCAAAAAAATTGGGTATGGAAATTACAATTGTTGGACCTGATAACAACAAAAAATATTTTGAAAGATTCCCACCAAACTACTCAGGGTTAAAGATAATTTATAATGCATCGGAAAATGAATTGAAAAAAATATATAGTGAACATTCTGTGTTTATACACGCGTCAGTATTAGAAGCAGGTCATCCCAATCTAACATTATTAGAAGCCATGTCTAGCGGATTGCCAGTATTAGCTACATTCGAAGAAAACAATTACTTGGATGGATTGATACAAATAGATAGGTCATCGGATAGTATTATTAGAGGACTAATGAAAGTGTTTTCAAGTTATCAAAAGTATTCAAAATTAGCTAGACATCAGGCTGAAAAAATGTCTTGGAAAAATAGAACTAAGGAATTATTGAAAATATATGGATTTGAACCAATTATAAAAACAATGGGTATGAAAGAACAATTGATTAGACATTACAATAATACTAATGTAAATTACATACCTCCTAAAAAATATGTACCAAATATAAATATTAATAACATAGATGGTGCTTTTGTAGAAATATTAGGAGAAGGTGTGAAGGAATATGAGGTATTGTTTACAAATAACAAAACCGGTGAAATAGTTTTTTCAAATAGAATGAAACCAAATCATTGGTCACGGACTAACATAAAATATTATGTAGATTGGAACATTAAAATTTATGATAATCAAGAACTGATATATGAGTACAATACTAACTACAAGGGTAAGACAGTTTATATAGCATTAGATTCTAAATCTTTAGGAGATACAATAGCTTGGTTTCCGTATGTTGAAGAATTTGGTAAAAAGCATGAATGTAATATTATATGTTCAACATTTTGGAATGATTTTTTTGAAAAAGAATACCCACATATAAAATTTATAAAGCCGGGAGAAGTTGCCAATAATATAACAGCTATGTACACCATAGGTTTGTTCTACCACTCAAATGGTGTAATAGACTCTGCTAAACATCCAAATAATCCTATAATTGGCCCTCTTCAAAAAGTGTCAAGTGATATATTGGGATTGGACTACAAAGAGATAAGACCTAATATAAAAACAGTTCGGAAAAACAATAAGTACTCTAAATATGTTTCAATAGGATTTCATAGCACTTGTCAAACAAAATATTGGAACAATCCTACAGGTTGGAAAGATGTGTCAGAGTATTTAAAATCAAAAGGATTACAACCAGTTTATATATCAAAAGAAGGAATTGACTATATGGGTAACAAATATCCTGATGGAGTGACATCGATTATTCCAGAAGATATTAATGAAGCAATGTCCCTAATAGCTGGATCTGAATTTTTTATAGGAATATCCAGCGGACTTAGTTGGTTGGCATGGGCTATGGGTAAGAAAGTAGTTCTAATATCTGGATTTACTCAAGAAAACTTAGAATTTACAGATTGTATTAGAATAATAAACAAAAATGTTTGTACAGGCTGTTGGCACAAACACAAATTTGATCCAGGTGATTGGAATTGGTGCCCGGAACACAAAGGTACACCGAGGCAATTTGAATGCACAAAAACTATAACTTCAAAAGATGTTATAGAAAAATTGGAAAAACTTATTGTCTAAGAAACAAATCTATATTTATTGACAAACATATCCGCAACGAATATCGTTTTGGAAATAAAATTAATATTTATTAGGAGAATTTAACAAAAATTTTAAAAATAAAAACAAATGGCAGAAAAAATAGTATCACCCGGAGTTTTCACAAGAGAGAACGACCTTTCATTTTTAGCACAAGGAGTAGCAGCAATTGGAGCAGCAGTTATTGGCCCGTTTAATGAAGGCCCTCTAACACCCACAGTTGTAACATCCTTAGCAGATTTAGAAACATGGTATGGTAAAGTAGATGATACTTACTATACACCTCTTACTGTTCAAAATTATTTGAGAGAAGCAGGAACCGTTACGGTTTGTCGTGTTTCGGGTGTAGATGGATATACGGAACAGAATCCATTGATGTTAACAGTGTACAGTGGTTCTCAAAGTTCTTCATTGGGTCTATTATTTAATACAGATAATGATGGTGTTTCATTTGCAACAGCATTCTCTGCACAAGTAACATCAAGTGCTAATTACGCATTTAATGTACCAAGTGCTAGTGTTGCTAGTGCATCCATAAGTGCTTCATTATTCCCCACCGCAGCAAATACAATTGATGCAGTATTCGGTACAAATGCAAAAGGTTCAAAAGAAGCATATTCTTACGCATATTTTTCACAAGCATGGACTAACTTAGGTTGGACACCTGCATCAGTATCAGGTTCTGTTTTGGGTGACCAATTATTTAACTATGATGCAGTGGAAGCAAACACTCCTGTAATCCAATCACAATTGATTTCAGGTCAAAGAACAAATATACTTCAGTTCTTTACATTGGGTGCAGGTGAAGCAACTAACACAAAAGTTAAAGTTCAGATTTCGGCAATTAAGCCGGCAGGTATAGTACAAGGTTCTGATTATGGATTATTTACTATAACTGTACGAGCGTTTGATGACCTTAACAAAAGAAAAGTAGCATATGAAACTTATTCTGGTGTTACTCTTGACCCGGCGTCTCCTAATTATGTTCTTCGTGTAATTGGTAACCGCTCTAAATCAATTGACACCAATGGTAAAGTAACTGAGTATGGTGATTTCCCGAATGTGTCAAAATATATTCGTTGTTGGAATGAAAATGATACCGATTGGGTAGCAGCAGAAGAAATACCTGTATCAGCAGTTCCTTTCGGACACGCTCCTTACAAATTATTCGTATCAGCAAGTGCACTTGACACAAGTATCCCTACCGCAACATTTGTAACAGCAAGTTCTACGGTAGCAGGTGGTATTGATTTAGACAACAATACTGATAACAAAATTTACATGAAGCCGATTCCTACCGGAGCAACTACTGGTTCTAACGCGGCATTCGGTCTTGATGCATCAAATGGTGGTAACTTGTCCCTAACAGGTTCTGTTTCTACAGATGTGGCAAAACGTCAGTTCGTAGTAGCATTCCAAGGTGGTTTTAACGGAATGAATCCCACCACTACAATAAACAAAGGTACTGACATTACAGCAGCTAACGCACAAGGTTTTGACCTTTCAACAGCTACTTCTTCAGGTACTACTGCTTATATGACTCAAATAAACGCATTAGCTAACGCTGATGAATATGATGTTAATCTAATCGTAGCACCGGGTCTTATCCGTTCACTACATTCAACTGTAGTAGATGACCTTCTTGAGATGGTGGAAAATCGTGGTGATGCATTCTATATAATGGATGCAACCGAACAAGATGCTGACATATCGGCTGTTACCGCACAAGCACAGGCAGTTGATAGTAACTACGCAGCAATTTACTATCCTTGGGTTAAGGCAGTTAATACCAACACAAATAAATTAATGGCAGTTCCTCCTTCAGTTCTTCTTCCCGCAGTATATGCTGCAAATGATAGAATAACTGCAGAATGGTACGCACCAGCAGGTTTGAATCGTGGTGGTTTAGCAGGAGCAGTCTCTGTTCTTAACAAACTTACTCAAAACGACCGTGACACTTTATACGAAGCAAAAGTAAACCCTATCGCTCAGTTCCCTGGACAAGGTATAGTAGCATTTGGTCAGAAGACGCTTCAAGATAAGCAATCAGCACTTGACCGCATCAATGTTCGCAGATTGTTGTTGACGGTTCGTAAGTATATCGCATCAGCATCTCGTTATCTCGTGTTCGAACAAAACACATCGGAAACCCGTCAGAGATTCCTCAACATTGTTAATCCTTACTTAGAAGGTATCCAACAACGCCAAGGTCTCTACGCATTCCGTGTACAGATGGATGAAACTTTGAATACACCTGATGTAATTGACAGGAATATTCTTAAAGGTGCAATCTTCTTACAACCTACGAAGACTGCAGAATTTATAGTAATTGACTTCAATATTCTTCCTACTGGAGCAACTTTTGAAGGGTAATTTTTAAAAAGAGAATATTTATTAATAAAGAATAACACTTAAACAGAAAATAGAATGGCAGAAGTATTAGAGTTTGACAAAATATTTTACAAGAATTTTGAACCGAAACTTTCAAACAGATTCATCATGGAAATCAATGGAATTGATTCCTATCTTGTAAAGACAGCATCTCGTCCAACTGTGACTAGCGAAGTAGTAGAGCTAGACCACATTAACGTGAAGAGAAAGATTAAGGGTAAGACAAATTGGGACGATATCACAATATCTCTCTATGACCCGATTGTTCCTTCTGGTGCACAACAAGTAATGGAGTGGGTTCGTCAGTCTCATGAATCTTTAACAGGTCGTGATGGATACGCAGCTTTCTATAAGAAAGACATCAACTTTAAAATGTTGGGTCCTGTTGGTGATGTAGTTGAATTGTGGACACTAAAAGGTGCATTCATAACTTCAGCAAATTTTGGAGATATGGATTGGGCTGGTAACGATGTAATGAGTATTGAAGTTACCTTGTCTTACGACTACGCAATTCTCGAATACTAATCCTTTTTTAGAGTTAAAAACAAAATCTCTCTGCCAGTGGTGGGGAGATTTTTTATTTTTATATACTTATATATAAACATAAAACATAAGTTATGAACGAAGAAAAATCTATTGAACAACAGGTTACACGTGGATTAGGAGTACAACCCACACAACCTAAAAAATCATTTCCATTTCCAGTAGAAGTAATATCTTTACCATCTAAAGGATTGGTATATACTGAAACTAATCCTCTTTCAAAGGGAGAAGTAACAGTCAAATTAATGACTGCAAAAGAAGAAGATATTTTAACATCAACATCTCTTATTAAAAAAGGTATTCAATTGGACAAATTATTGGAAGCAATAGTTGTTGAACCTGGTGTAAATGTAAATGATTTAATTATAGGTGATAAGAATGCAATCTTAATTTCTTCTCGTATATTAGCTTTTGGACCAGAATATAAAGTTAACATAAATGATCCTGAAGATAATGAACCTACTGAGGTTAGTATAGATTTATCCAAAATAAAAGTTAAAGAAATAGATGATAGTATTTTAAATAGACAAAATGAATACGAATTTCAATTACCGATATCAAAAGTTGTTGTAAAGTTTAAAATACTAACACATGGTGATGAAATATCTATTAATAAAGATATTGAAGCCAGTCAGAAGGCTACAAAACAAAGTAATGAAATAACAACGAGATGGAGAAGGGTTATCACAGAGGTAGATGGAAACAGAGACTTTGGTTATATCAGTAATTTTGTTTCAAATCAATTATTAGCAGGTGATAGTAAAGAACTTAGGAAATACATAGGAAAAATTACACCTGATTTAGACTTAACATTTGATTATACATCACCGGTAACAGGCGAAACGGAGGCGCTAAAGATTCCATTTGGAATTGGCTTTTTTTATCCTACCGAGTGATTATTCAGTATACCTTCATAAGAAGATTTTTCAAATGGTTTATTATTCCAATGGAGGATTTAATTGGAATGATTTATATTATATGCCAACCAAATTACGAGAGTTCTATTGGAGAGAATTATTAGAGGCAAAGAAGGAAGAAAAAAATGAAATAGATAAGGCTACCAAATCGGCAAAATCTAAATCTATTAGACGATAATTGTTTTGAACTTATATTTATAGAATATGAGTAATAATATGCCGAAAAAACTAAGAATAACAGAAGCAGGACTTATCCAACTATTCAAAACTTGGTTTTCTTCTAAACTTAAAGGTAAAGAAGAAACAGTTTACGATAAGTTAGTAAAAGCTAATCCTGAAGTGGGAAAAGCGTGGAAAGATTTGGAACAATCTATAATAGATTCACTTAAAATAACCTATAATATTAGGAAAAAAAATGGAAGAGATACCTCTGAATTGGAATCTATTGCTAAAAAAATGGGAATAAAACTTGAGTAAAGTTTAAATTTAAATGGCAAAAACATCTAAACCTATTACTGTTTCTGAGGATGATTTAAAAAATTTAGATGCCATCCGTGAAAAATATCAAAAATTATCCGAACAATATGAGGAGATAAGAAGGAAAGGTGCTGCCATAACAAATGATGAAAAGCGTAGAAAAGCATTCTTAGAAAGAAAAATAGAAAGACAAGGAGCTTATTTAGAAAAATTAGAACAACAAGCTAAAATAGAGGAGGGAATTGCAAAAAGAACTGAAAAGTTTAATAAAAACTTACAAAGACAAGTAGAATCTTTAGGTGAAGCGGATGAAATATACAGCAGTATAGCTGAAAAAATTGGAAAGCAAAGTGAAGGTGGTGAATTAATATCACGTCATTATCAAACTCAAAAAGCTATATTAGCAGAAGTAGCTAGTTTATCAAGTGAAGCTGCGGGAAAAGATGCTGATAGACAAAAATTATTACAAAAAGCATTATCAGATTATAAAAAATATGAAACATCTGTAGCAAATACTGTACAACGCGTTAGTGAAGGTAGTTTATCTCAAGAAAAAGCAAATCTTGCTATAGCTAAAGCAAAAGCTGGTTATATGGAAAGTCTCGAATCTTTAACTAACATGGGAGAAAAAGGAGAGCAACTTTTAGAACTATTTAAAGCTTTAGCCGATAATACGGTACAACTCGGATCGGCGGCAAGTAAAACGGCAGAAGCATTTAATATAATGGAAGATATGATGGCCAGAATGGGTAGTCATCTTCCAGTCATGAGTGAAATATCCGAAGTAATTAAAAAAGCCGAAGAAGGTGGCAAAGCATTTACAGTAGCAATGGCTGCATTGGGTGCTGTTGTTGGTTCTTTGGCTGGTAAATATCTTCTTGCATTTCCCCAAGCAAAAATACAAGCTCTCAACGAAATAAGTCAGAGTACAATAGAAACTGCTCGTGATGTAGCTAAGATTAAGTTTGATACTAAATTTATACCTGACAAAACGAGATTAGAGATAAATAAAATGCTCGTTGAAAGTGAATTTGAACGATCAAAAGCAGTTAAAAAAGTAAACGATTTACAAACTAAAGGAAGTGCAGAATACAGACGTGTTTTACAAGGAGTAAATGTTGAAATACAACAGGGTGCAATGCAGTTTGCTGCAACGTCAAAAACTGCATTATTCGGAAAAGGTATTGGTAGTGTTGGGTATGCTAAATCTCAGTTAGTAGCCGCAGGAGTTAGTGCCGAAGATGTTGCTAATAATATTAAGCAAGCGGGTGTTGTAATGGGTCAAATGCCATCAGCTGAAACTGCTGCTACAATGGCACTGATGGAAAAGAGGACGGGAGTTTCAGCCGAATCTATTGCACAAATAAATAAATCTTTTATAAAGTTAGATGGATTGAGTGAAACTGCGGCAATGAATATGCAACAGGGAATGACCGCGTTAGCAGAATCTTCAAATATACCATTAGACAATTTAATGCAAGAGGTTGCAGGTTCGGCTAAAAGTATGTTAGGATACGGTATTAAAAATACTTCTAACTTGATAAAGCAGGCAGCAGCTGTATCGAGTATGGGTGTTTCTTTCCAAGAAGTAGCAAATGCTGGAAAGAGTATGGTTCTAAACTATAAAGACAGTATAAAAGCAGAAATGCAGTTAAGTTCTTTACTAGGAGAACAAGTTGATTTATCTGAGGTTCGTGCACAAATGGCATCCGGTGATTACAAAGGAGCTATTCAGTCTTTACAAGCACAGGGTTTGGATATTCAAGAAATGAATCAATTCCAACTTGAAGCTTTATCTCAATCTTTAGGTGGAATGGATGTTGGTACTATGACATCTTTGTTGACTGGAAAAATGAAAGAGCCGGGTGAATTAAAAGCTTCTGATGCTAAAGCAGCTGGATCAGAATTTGCTGCAAAAAAGATGGCAGAAAAAGCTGAAATAGCACTTGGTAGTGCTGTTATACAAGCAAAAGATGCAAAAGCCCAAATACAATTTGACAAAGAAATACAAAAAGAAATATTAAATTCTGATTTCTACAATCAATACCAATTGAATCAGGCAGCATTAGATGTTGCTAATAGAAATTTAGAGGGAGCTATGGATAGAGCATGGAAAGCCACGGATACTTATGCACAATCTATAGCAGACTTAGCTAAATTAGATGTTGAAAAATCATTTACCGAAAATATAATACCAGCATTAAGTAGTGCTTTAGGAGCTGGTCTTTTTGCGGCAATGGCAGGTGGTGGTTTTGGTAAAATTTTTGGAGGACTTGGTAATCTATTTAAATTTGGTGGAGGAGCAGCTGGAGCAGCCCCAATGGGTGGCGCCGGTGGTGGATTAGCAGGAGGAGCAGGAGCAATGGGAGGTGCGGGTGCAGCACCAGCAGGAACTACCGGTATTGGAGGATTTTTATCAAACTTAGGAGCTGGTATAGGTAATTTATTAAAATCAATAGGTACGGGAGCTGGACAAGCTATCGGTGGATTTTTTCAAGGAATGACCTCCGGCTTATTAGCTTTTGCAAACGCTATGGCAACACCAACTCCTCTGTTTGGACTACCAGCTGGCTTAATTATAGTTGGAATGGCTATGGGTATAGCTAAAGCATTGGAAATAGCAGCACCGGGTATAAAAGCATTAACACCTTTATTATTAGGTCTTGCTTCAATAGTAGGTGATACTTTTGTCAAAGCAATGTATGCCGCGGGGCCAGTAATAACTGCAATATTTGAAGGAATGGGTAATGTTATAACAAGTGTTGGTTCTAGCATATCAGAAGTAATAACTACTGTAACAGACAGTATCTATAAATTATCAAGTTTACCCGCAGAAAATTTATTTACATTAGGCGCAGGACTAACAGCTGTAGCCGCAGGTTTGGCTACATTTACAGGAGGACAAGTTGTATCATCTATAGGTGGCGCGATAAGTAGTGGCATTAGTTTTTTAACCGGCAGCGGTGGTGGAGATATATTCAGCAAATTAACTGAATTTTCTAACAAAGCAAATCAGTTAAATATGGTAGCTAATTCTGTTAGAAATTTATCAAGCGCTTTAGCTGAAATGGCTGGTATAACATTTAACAATGTAAACGCTTTGAATGATTTACCATGGGTAAGAATGACAGCATTTGCTGCAGCTGGTGGTACTTACCCTATAAGTGCAGCAACGACTCAAAAGACCGTTAGTACGAGTAGTAAGGCAATAACAGGTTCGGACGCAGCTTTGGTTGAATTAAAAGCTATAAATACAAATACAAAAGCTATGCTTGAATTAACTAAAGCAATGGAAGTTATAGCGGCTGCACAGTATCAATATGCAACTACTAAACAGGCTCCTATTCAGTTAAAAGTTGATGGAAAAACATTAGCAACTGCACAAGTGAACTATAGTAATAACAACAAAGGTCAGAAAGCACCTGGAAAGTAAATCCTTAATATTTTAGATAACACCATATTTATACTAAACACATATGGGTTAAATGGCAACTATTTTAGATTTATTCAAAAGTCGTAAAACCGAAATATACGGAGGAGAGGGTGGTAAAGTATTTATAGAATCTCAAGGATTAATAAATATACCACGAAAAGCAGCTTTATTAGCATCTTCTCCGAATGCTGTTGGCGCACTAATAGGAAATGAGGTAGGAGGATTGGTTAAAGGTTCTGCCGATAGACCATCGGATTTAGTTTTTAATAGTAATAAAGCATTATCAAAACCTGTTATTATATCACCAAGGGCTATATCAAGAGGATTAAAATATGCATTTGATGCAGGACCAGGTGAAGTTGGACCAGATGGATACTATGTAAAAAAATATCCAGAACCACCTACATTCTTGAATAAAATAGAACAAGGCATAAGTACACCCGGAAGTGTTATACAAGAAGAGGCCGCCAAGATTTTGAAAAACCCTGAGAGTGCTTTTGAAGGAATAAAATTTATTAAAGAAAGATTGGAGGGTTCTAAGGGGGATAGTCAGACTTATGGCCCAGCTTTGACAGAAGATAAAAACGACAAGTTAAGAAATAAAGAAAAAAAGTTTTCAAAATTTGCACCAAAATACGGATATAAAACAGGTCAAAATCAGATAACTCAAATCGGAATAAGTGATACAGAACGAAGTTCTAATAACTACGAAAGTATTTTAAGAGGTATATTAACAAATACTCTTGAAAGTCAGTCAACTGACATATATAAAAATTTTGAAAACAAAAACAAAGATTTAAATTTTCCATTTGTTTTGTTTGAAACATATGGAAATGGTAAAAAGATATTATTACCAGGTACAATAACTGGCTTATCGGAAGATATGACTCCTGAGTGGAGTAATTTTAAATATCTTGGTTCACCATTTAATTTATACAGATATGGTGGTGTGGAGAGAAGTATAAAGTTTGAATTGAAATTATACTATATTGAAAGGATAAGTAAATTAGCTATGATAGCTAACCTTAATAAACTTAGACAATTGGTATTTCCAACAGAAATTGCAGCCATAAACTATCCAGACTCAAATTCTTCAGCAGGCACTTTAGCAATAAAACCAAATTTAGTTTGGTTAACTATATCGGATGTTTATAAAAAAGTATTAGGCGTTATAGATTCCTTATCTTTTAATATAGACGATTCAACACCTTGGGCATCTACTTTTAATGATGTAGATGGAAATCTCGGATTAAATGATTCCGTTACCATAGATAACACGGGTAAGTACGATTCTCCATATCCAAGTGTAATAAATGTTTCGATTAGTATGAAGATAATAGAATCACCTTTCGTAAGTAATAGTAAAAATGATCCTGGTAAATTTGTATACGAATACGCAGAGGATGACAATGCTTATTTTACAAATTTTACAGATATATACAATAAATATTCTAAAAATTTATCTAGTACCACAACCGATACTGATGGGCAAATTAATTGATTAATGTATGGCTAGTAGATATAGAACAGCAAAAACTACAGTAGATAAAGATACAAATAAATCATATATGGAAACAACCATATATCCAAAAGTTTCGGCATCTAATTCTGATATATACATTATAACGGATGAAACCGACAGACTGGATTTGTTAGCTTTTAAATATTATGGTGATAGTAAAATGTGGTGGATTATAGCTAATGCAAATAACATAAACGATGCGACATTTTATGTTGAACCAGGTACTCAGTTAAGAATACCATCTAATATTCAAAGTATTATAAATAATTTAACAAACATAAATAAATAGTTATGGCGTTTCCTTTTGTAGCACCTTTTGACGGATGGGTACAAGAAGTATTAAAACAAAGAGAAGAAGATAGACTTATAGGTGTTTATAAAAACCCATATGCTGTACTAACATCTGCTGCAAAGGTTGTAAAATCAACACCAAGTACGGATAAAGAAAAACGAGCCGAAGAGATAAAAAAGATATTAAAAGGTGAAATTGCACAGGGTGATACAGAATATTCCGGTTGTATTATAGCAAACAATATATCAAATCTTGAATTGAGTTACGCAACTGGACTGACACCTGTGGGCATTGATTTTAAAGGAAGGGTAATAACAGTTGAAGGTGAAAGTGATAGAAGAGTTTCAACTCCAATAATAGAAAGTATAGACATAGATACCGATGGTGCCAATAACACATTAAAAACTGCACAAGTTAAAGTTAAATGTTTTACTTTAAAGCAGCTTGAGATGTTTGAAAATTTTTTTATGAAGCCTGGTATGAATGTACTATTAGAATTTGGTGATAGTTCTATTCTAGCAGGTCTTGTAAATAAAATAGAAAACGGACAGGTAGATAATAACGAATTAAAAGTTTTTAGAAACGGAAAATATGAACCTGTAAGTACAATAACTAAAGTAGAAGAAGCTTTAATACAAAAACAAGATTTTGAAAGTTTTTCTGATGAATTTACAAATTATTTTAAGTCTAGTATAGATGGAACAATAAAGTATTTTGCTAAAGTAGAAAATTCATTAGGTACTTATGATTTAATAGCTGGTAAGGTAACAGATTTTAATTTTTCAATAGAAGCTGATTTAACATATAATGTAGACTTAGAGATAACTCAAGCAAATCAAATTTCTCTAGCTTTACCTAACAATCCAAAGAAGATAAACAGTACAGCAAATACTACAGCAAAAGACAAAGGTCAAACATATTCGGAAAGAGAACAAATTATAGATTCCATAGTTTTAAATTTTGATTTGGAGAAATCAAAATTACTGACTCTATTAAAAAAACAACACCCAAGACAGGGAAAGGATTGGATTAGTGATGAATTCTTTAATTATAATAAGGTAGATACTGAACAAAAAGACCAAATAGCTAGTGCCAAACCATATGTTTCATTAAGATTTGTATTAAATATACTAATGAATTATGTCTTAACAAGTGACGGTGGAAATGGTGTTGATGATGACTTTTTTGAATTTTTAATACCGAAACATTTTACTAAAAAAGTAAATGACCAATATCAAAAGGAAGTAGATTTCATACCGGTTAGTTCAAGAAAAAACATAATATCAATATCAGATTCTATTATATTTCCTACCAAAGAACTACCTGTAATAGTTTTTACCGGCAAAGATAATTTGATTGATATAGACTCTTCAACTAGATTGGATGGTAGGATTAATGGTTATAATTTTCATCATGATGGTGACTTATATGAGGCTGAGACAAAGGCTAACATAGGAAATCCAACCGGAGATGATAGATTGGGAAATGCTTTGAATATATTCATATCTTATGAAGATGTTGTTAGAATATGGAAACAAGAATTGTATAGAATTGATTTCTTAGAAAAAATATTAAATTTAATAAATAAAAATAGTCTTGGACTTTTTCAATTGGTTTATGCAAATGTAAACGATAATGGTAAAGGGTCTATTATAGATTACAAATTATGTACCTATCAAAAAGCTAACATAGTACCGGTTAGACAACGTGATAGTTATAGATTTAAAATCGGTCCAGAAAAATCAATAGTAAAAAACTTTTCATTCAATTTTGAGTTATCAAACTTAGTAGCTGGGCAAACAGTTTTTAATAATAACAAATTTGTATACGAAGCGATCAGAGAAAAAAATAAATCAACAAATCAACAATCCATACCAAAGGTAGAAGAAATATCACTACCACCTGAAGTATACAAATCAATTGATATGTCAACTATGGGTAATGCCGATGGGTGGTATGCTATTAATTATATAGAATTAAAAACTATACAAGCTAAATTAGAGAAAACGGTAAATCAATTAAATAATGTTAACCAGACCGCGCAGCAACAAATCTTGTCTGGAAGTTTTGACCAAACCAAAGAAGTGACAAAAGAAGAAGTAAATGTAGCTGATATCATAAAGCAAACATCTACTCAATTCAAATTTGGTAATGAAAATAAAATCCTCATATACAAGGATGAAAAATTTGTTTTAAACAAAATACAACAAACTCCCCAAGAAAAGTATAAGAAGCCAACTTTGTCTCCGATTGATATTAATCTAACAGTTGATGGATTTAGTGGATTTAGATGTGGATACTGTTTTAATATAGATGGCATACCGGAGATATACAATCAGAATGGTGTATTTCAAATAACAAATGTAAAGCACTCTATTAATAATGAAGGTTGGACTACAACTATTGAAGCAGGATATCTAAATAGAAAATTTGATTGAGTATGTACAAAGATGTAGCAAATAACACCGGACTTTTTCAAATAAAATCACCTGATGCATTTTTACCAAAACCATCAGACCAAGATTATTCAAATGGATTTATTCGTAGATATTTTATTAGAAAATCAAATGACTTAAATGCATTTATATATGAGGTATCTAAAGACACAATAGTTAAGTATGAAAAAATATCCTTTTGGAAATCAACTTCTATAAAGTGGAAGTTAGTAGGTACTAAAGAAGAAGTGACTGAATCAAATAGAAAAGCTATTGCATTTGTGTCTAAAGAATTCCCAACTTTAGCACTGTATATTCCAAATCTAACTCAGTTTTACAGAACAAAAGATTAATTTTCGTTTTAAAGAAATTTTTGTTATATTAGAGTCGTATGACTATAATTGAATACGATTCCGATTTACAATTAATAAATGGAAAAACTATAAAGTTTATTGTTCCTGTTTGGAGTAGTCCAAAAGGACATGAGTGTGGATTTCCAATTAGTTTTGTATACATAAGAACTGAAGATACGGAATTTGTCGTTAATTTCAAACACATAGATGCAAAAAGTATTGTACCATTTGATGTTGGTAAATTAGCAGGACACAATACAATAGTTTTCGGACATCGTTATTTAGATAGTCGCGGAATAGATTATGAATGGGCATACTTTGAAGCATTCGGAAAACCATTTGATTGGCAAGATTTCACACAACCACTTTATCGGACTTATAGAACAGACTTCACGGAACTGAATGATTGTATACCGATGATGAAATGGATTGAACTGATACGAACTATGCCACTACCAATGGTCACTAAACCTTCGGTTCGTAAATATTCAGACGCCATCAAACGGCTCGGACAAATTGAAGGGGCTGGGGTAGCAGTAGAAAAAAATCGTGTCGTCACGGAATGGGAAATTCCAGATAGTTACATACATGGCGACCTCATGTTCACGAAGTATAATCCGTATACGGTAACCGGCCGTCCGAGCAATCGTCACTTGGGGGTCAATTGGGGTGCGCTGAACAAATCGGATGGTACTCGTTCGGTGGTACGGAGCCGGTTTGCGGAAGGTACTCTCGTTCAAATGGACTTTGAGTCGTTCCATATCCGTCTTATCGGGCGACTAATCGGATACGATTTCCCTGATGATAAAACGGCACACGAACACCTTGGCGAATGGTATGGTGGGGTTGATAGGGAAACCGCAAAGGGGATAACATTCCGTTATCTGTATGGTGGACTTGACGACTTGGGCCGGACGATTCCATTCTTTCAACGGGCTGATGAATTCATAAAGAAGACCTATCGTGATTATGTGGTGAGGGGTGGACTTGTGACACCGATTATGGGACGAGAAATTCCGTTTGAACAAATCGGTAGGGATGCCGGCGAACAAAAGGTGTTTAACTATTTCTTACAAGCGCTTGAGACTGAGGTAAACTATCATAAGATTGGGGAGTTGTTGGATTGGTTTGCTGATAAAGAGTCAAAGTTGATTCTATACACCTATGATGCGTTTCTCGTTGACACACATCCGCAAGAACGGGAATCGGTTTTGAACGACATTCCGACCATATTGAGTCGTGGTGGTTTTCCCGTGAAATCGTATGAAGGAAAGAATTATGCGGAATTGGAGTTTTTGTTGCAAAAATGATATTTATAGAATATGTAGAAAATAGTAAAATTATGAAACTAAAAGATTTATTACCCATCAATGAAATTGAATTCAGAAATCAAAAAGAATTTGATAAGTATTCTCAAAAACATGATTTAAGACCTGATACAAAAGTTAAAATAGCAGGTAAAACTACAACAGCAGGTCAAGCTGCTAAAGATTCCACCAAAAATTCTAAGCCTGCAAAAGGTAAATCTATTTTTGGAAAAGGTAGTTCTGTATTTGGTAGTGCCTCAAATAAAGGAAAGGGTAATAGTGAATTTGAAGCCTCTTATGACTTAGATGATGTGGCCGATGATATCAAAGGTTCATTGGATGTATCTGACAAAGATGGTAAAGAATTACAGAAAAGATTGCAAAAAGGAGAAAAAGGAAAGTACAACCAAACCTCAGAAACCGGTGGTGAAATAGTATTTTCAAATGGAGATACATACGAGGTTGGTGGTACACAAGATGGCCCGTATCCCGTAACAAAGAAATCCAAAAGAAAATAATCTGATAAAGATATAGAACTAACAGAAATATGCTCAATTTTGATGAAATCCTATTAGAGTTAAGTTACAGAGTAGAGTCTGGTATAGTAGACCTTACACAAAATGAACAAGTAGAATTGCTTTCCGAGATTCTAAAAGAAAGAGGAGTTGCTAATGCAAATGAAATATCTCAAAAAGCTAAGGTATATTTTTCATATTTAGCAGAAGCAAAGCCGAATTGGCAATTGGCTGCTAGAGTAAAAAAGAAAGATGGTAAAGCTGGTAAAGTTGTTTATTTTCAATCTCAAGACGCAAAAAGAGATGCTATAAAAACGGGTTCACATATAGCTGTAGATAAAAACTTAAAGCCAGAAAAACCTGCACGTGGTAGTGGTAAGGTAACAGGAACACCAATATACAAAGGTGGAGCACCTATTTATCCTAAAGCAGATAAACCAAAAAAGAGTAGTTCATCAAATTCAATGGTTGATAAAAAGGTACGTGGATCTATTAAACAATTTAAAAACTTTTTAAGTGACGCACAAAAAAGAGCAATTAAATTAGAACAAAAAAGACGTGTTGTAGAACTTAGAAAATTAGATACATTAGCACAATCTTTTGAAAAATTACCAGCTGAAATCAGAAATACGGCAAGTGAAATATTTGCAAAAGGACAATTATTTGAAGGTAGAGAAAACTCCGGTATTGGTAAAAATAGATTAGGATATTTGGATGTTAGAACGCTAAATGACAACAGAAATTATTTACTAAAGGGGTATGGCGATGGTTCTCCGGAAACTATTAGAAAATTTGTAAGAAAGTCTAGAAGTATTAAAGTAAGTGAAGATTACGTAGAATCATCTTTTAATCTATTACCCGAATCTTTACAATCATCACTAATGGGTAAAGGTAAAGTGGGTGACGCTGGTACAGGTAAACATTTTTTAGGATACATTAAAAATGATGGAACAATAACATCAGATAGATCAGATCCAGATATTAAAAAAGATAAAAAAGGAAATTTGTTAGTAAAAAGAGGAAATCCTGGAAGTAGAGATAGAGGAAAATTTGTCTGGAGATGTATACTAGAGCAGGGTGGTCAAGATCCTTATAGTGGATTACCACTTGATTTGAGTGCAATTGATTTGGAACACGTTTGTGCATTTGATAATAAAGACAGAGGTAAACCAACTAAAGAAGATTATTTGAATAGAGAGCACGATGATAACATTATTATTTGTGCAACAAACCTAAATCAAAAAAAATCTAATATGTCAATGAAAAAGTTTTTTGAAGTACACGTAAACCCACAAGTTGGTAAATCTCGTGCGGATTTCAAAAAAGAAGGTGAAACATTTGAAACTATAAATAAAGTTGCTTCTCAAACTGAACAAAAAGCAGGTCTTGCTTTACAAGATGGAAAGCTTAAAAAAGGATACGATTTTAAGAATCTTAAAGATCTATTTGATAGTGATGACGAAGTTTATGCAAAAGCAAAAGGTGAATTTAAAAAAGTTGCAGAAACAGAAGAAGACATGAAAGCTATAGCTGGATTAAATTCTGAAATAGGTAAAAGTCTTTTGATGGCAATGGGTTTGGGCAGAGGACTTATAGATAAAAGTGGTAGGAGAACTATAAAATTATCGTCTGATAATTTATATAGAGGATTTTTGTTATCAATGGCAGATGCACCAGCCAGTAAACACGAAAAATTTAAGGCCGGATGGGAGCAAGCAAGAAAAGTTGGTAATTCTGATAAGTACAGGCTAAAAGGAAAAGGACAACAGGGAATGATAAAGTATTTAATTGATAATGGATTTATCAGCGATAAAGTGTTAAATGACCCTAAACTTGGTAAAGTATTTCGTAACGCTTTACTTGAGACTTATGATTATGATAATAATGTATATATTTTACTCAATTAAAATTACAACACCAATATAAATAATGAATACACAACTACTTTGCCTATTTACGACAAAGCAGGATTTAGATAGATCTTTACAATTTGTATTAGATAACTACGACATAATAAATCCGAACATATTTGTCCTTGAAAATCGAAATAAGTCGGATGAACTATTCGTAACCTTTAATATACAAAAAGGTTCTTCAGCAATTGATTCAGAGTGGAAAACGATATTAGTGCATCGTAAAAAAGAATCAAATACTATATACACAATTAACGCACTAAATGAAGTTGTCAAAAGTAAAACCGGAGGACAATTGGATAAAAGTTATGCTATAGAATGGAGTGAATTTAAAAACTCTATACTGATAACATCTTCCAATGGGTATAAACGTATTCCCACAAAAGTAAATAAGACTATAAACATTTCAGAAGAGCAATAATTTGGAAATATAAAATATTCCTATTATATTCGTTCTATGAAATCAAAAAACAAGTACAAGCCAACAAAGATTGTAGTTGATGGAGTAGAAGACATTTTTACTACACATAAACTAACCATATCTAAGGCTATACTTAAGGCTATAAAATATTGTCATTCAAAACGTATAAAAAGTGTTGATTTTGCCGAAGTAGATTTTGGTGGAAAAATAACTGTTTTTCTGTCTGTAAATGCTCTTGAATTTAAAGAAAATATTGACAAAATAATCCAAATTTTAGAAGAATTTGAGGAGTACGAAATGTGTGCAGAAGCCTTGAAATTGAAGCAAAAAATGGCTAAAAAGAAGGCTAAAAAAGAATTTGTAAAATCGTAATTTTTTTCGTATATTTGTATACAAATTTGAAAGGGTTATATTTATTAGTGTAGATATCTATAAACCTTAAAATTTAAATTAAATGTTAAACCTTAAACACGTAAAACGCTATGGACATTTCATTAGCTCTGAAGAGATTTCAGTCTCTTCAAAACAACACAAAAAAGTCTGATTTCATTTGGAAACCAGCAAACGGACAATCAGTAATTCGTATTGTTCCTTACAAGTTCAACAAAGACAATCCTTTTATTGAACTTTACTTTCACTACAACATTAACAACAAGACCTATCTTTCTCCGGCTTCTTTCGGACGCCCTGACCCCATTGTGGAGTTTGCGGACAAACTGAAGCGTACCGGTGATAACGATGATTGGAAAGCAGGTAAAAAGATGGAGCCGAAACTCCGTACTTTCTGCCCCGTAATCGTTCGTGGTAAAGAATCAGAAGGTGTAAAGTTTTGGGGATTCGGTAAGACGGTATATCAAGAGATTCTTGCATACATTGCAGACCCTGATTATGGTGATATTACAGACCCCATGAATGGTCGTGATATTGTATTGAGTGTATCACCAGGCGAAGAAAGTGGTAAGACTTATCCTACAACTACACTTCGTATTAAACCTTCTACTTCTAAACTCGCAGGTGACGCAGATACAATGAAGAAACTTCTTGAGGAGCAAAAGGAAATTACCGAATTGTATCAAGAACTTTCTTACGCAGAACTCAAAGGTGTTCTTGAGAATTGGTTGAATCCTTCTACTACTCCAGTTGAAGAAGGTGAAGATTCGGAACTCGTAGAACAACTTGAAGCACCAAAACCAGTTGCCAAAAAAGAGGTAGTCGGTAGTGATGGTCTTCCTTGGGAAGATGAGGTTCCTGCAAAACCAGCTGCAAAAGTAGCACCTAAAAAACCCGCAGCACCTAAAGATGATGTAGCGGCAGCATTTGACGATTTGTTTAACAATTAATAAGTTACAATTATGGCCAGAAATGAAGATTTAGCAAGTGTACTTGCTGACTCTCTCAATAAACAAAATAAGGATGGGAAGATAGCATACTTCCTTGACGATGAGAAGAGTGAAGCGGCAACTAATGTAAAGGATTGGTTATCCACCGGAAATGCTATCCTTGATGTTGCAATATCTAACCGTCCTTATGGTGGCCTTCCCGTTGGTCGTATCACCGAGATAACGGGTCTTGAACAATCGGGCAAAAGCCTACTGTCTGCACACTTACTGGCTGAGGCACAGAAGAAGGGAGGAGTGGCAGTTCTGATTGATACCGAAACCGCAGTAAATCGTGAGTTTTTGGAAGCAATCGGTGTTGACATCTCCAAACTTCTCTATGTGTCCGTTGACACGGTTGAGGCAATCTTTGAATCTTGTGAAACCATTATTGAAAAGGTTCGTACAAGTGATAAGTCAAAATTAGTGACAATCGTTGTGGACTCAGTAGCAGCAGCATCTACCAAAAAGGAATTGGAAGCGGACTATGATAAAGATGGATACGCTACCGACAAATCAATCATCATTTCCAAAGCAATGCGGAAAATCACTAATATGATTGGTCGTCAGAATATCTGTCTTGTATTCACTAACCAATTACGGATGAAGATGAACGCAATGGCATTTTCTGACCCGTGGACTACATCAGGTGGTAAGGCATTGGCATTTCACGCATCAGTTCGTCTTCGTTTGAAATCAATGGGACAACTGAAAGTAGGTGACCGAATCATCGGTATCAAAGTGAGAGCACAGGTTGTAAAAAATCGTTTAGGCCCACCACTTCGTTCCGCTGACTTTAACATCTTCTTTGACAGAGGTATTGATAACTATGGTTCATGGTTGGCAGTTATGAAAGATAATAAGATATGTAAACAGAGTGGAGCATGGTATGAATATACCGATACCGTAAATGGTGAGGTAGTAAAGTTTCAAGCAAAAGACTTCGCACAGATTCTATCAGATGAGGAACTAAAAGACCAAATCTATCGTAAGATATGTGAGGCAAGTATATTACAATATAAGAGTACAAACACGGAAGAAGTTGAAATTTCAACGGACGGAACAAATGAGTCAGATTAATAAAAAGTATTTAGATATACTAAAACAAATAGATGAAGAACACAAATCATTTGGCGACCTTCATCGAAATTCAAAGACCTTAATTATTGATGGTCTTAATACCTTCATAAGGTCTTGGTCAACAGCACCTAATCTAAACGATAATGGTGACCACATCGGTGGTATAGTCGGTACTCTCAAGAGTATCGGCTACGCCATTCGGTTGTTGAATCCAACACGAGTCATCATTGCCTTTGATGGTAAAGGTGGTAGTAAGAGCCGGCAACAAATCTATGCCGGTTATAAAGCAGAACGGGCTAAAAATAAGATACGACTTAATCGTGCTATCACGGTCAATATGAACCCTGAAGACGAGCAAGTATCTATGCGTAGACAAATGGTGAGTTTGGCAGATTTGTTGACATACTTACCAGTTACTATTATGCTCCACGATGGAATAGAGGCGGACGATGTTATTGGATATGTTACTACTCAACTCCGTAAAGAGGGAGAGAAAGTTGTGATTATGTCATCTGATAAAGATTTTCTACAACTTGTCAATAAGGATGTCAGCGTTTATTCACCAACCAAAAAGAAGATATATAATATTGATGAGGTGATTGCTGAGTTTGGTATTCATCCGCATAACTTTATCAACTATCGTATGATGGATGGTGATAAGTCAGACAATATTGAAGGTGTTGAAGGCATCGGTCTTAAAACGATAATCAAGCAATTTCCTCTTCTAACAGAAGAGACTACACATAATACACAGACTATGGTTGACTATGTAAATGGTCTTCCTAAGAAAGCAAGAGCACACGAACTTTTCTTAAACAACTTGGAAATATGTGAAAGAAATCGTAGATTGATGCAGCTTTCTGAACCAGAGTTTAGTGGTATAACTCGTATGAAAATTATGAATCAACATCAAGACGCAGCTCCTAAGTTTGACAAACAAGGCTTCTTAAAAGCAGGTCTTCGCCATGGGGCACTTGATGGATTTCCAAATGTAACCGATTGGTTACAAAATACTTTTTCACATATAGCAAAATTTTAAATTTAAACAATTATGGCAGACAGATTAGTAAAACCTTTGGGTGACAGAGTGTTACTCAAAGAAAATCAAAAAGAAGAAAAGACGGCAAGTGGAATTATCATTCCAGATACCGTCGTAAAAGAGGATGTAAAAACAGCAAAGGTAGTTTCGGTTGGACCGGGGCTTTACACTCAAGCTGGAAGTCTTATCCCAATGAATGTTTCAGCAGGTGATGAGGTTATTGTACCCCCATATCATCAAGGTCAAGAAATCAAATTGAATGGTGAAAAATACATTCTTTTGAGAGAGTCGGAAATTCTTATGGTAATTAGATAAATTATTTGTATATTATGAAATGCGTTAAAAATTTAACAACAGGCGAAATCAAACGAGTGGATGATGAAGCAGCAGACAGAATGTGTAAAAACCCAACTCTATATTGGTATGCACCTAAGTCGGAGTGGAAAGCACAAAATCGTAAACCTGTAGTAAAGGAGACTGAAGAGTCACCAAAAAAGAAACAAAAGAAAACAAAACAAGTAGTAGCAAAGCGTAAGTAATGGAAGCAACAGATACATTGGTAAAATACGGAACATCGTATCAGACGAAAGTAGTTGCTTCATTAATTACTGATGTAAAGTTCATTGAACAGGTTTATGAAATAACTAAGCCTGAATTTTTTGAATCGGATGCAAACAAATGGATTGTATCCGAAACGCTCTCTTACTTTAACGAATTCAAATCGTGTCCGACACTTGAAGTCTTTAAGATAAAAGTAGGTTCGGTTGAAGATAAAATTCTAAAACAAACTATAGTTGAACAACTCAAAGGTGTTTATCAGCAGATTGGTTCGGAAGACTTGGCTTATGTAAAGAAAGAGTTTCTTACTTTTGCAAAAAATCAAAAGGTAAAAGAAGCACTTTTAAAATCTGTTGATTTACTCAAGTCCGGTCAATACGATAAAATTATTGACACGATGAATGCAGCTTCAAAAGTTGGAGCTGAAAACGATTTGGGGTTAGATTACATTCAAGATTTTGAGTCTATTCTTGAGGATGTAAAACGAAATTCGTGTTCAACGGGTTGGGAAGTGATTGATGACCTAATGGATGGTGGACTTGGTCCAGGCGAACTTGGCGTTGTTATGGCGCCAAGTGGTATTGGCAAGAGTTGGTTTCTTTCAAAGATTGCCTGTTCGGCTTTACAAAAAGGTGTTGATGTGTTACATTACACTTTGGAATTGTCGGAAAGTTATGTTGGTCAAAGGTATACCACAATATTAACCGGCATACAAACATCGGAGCATAAAGATAAAAAAGAAGAAGTTATCAGAAAGATTAAAGCGGTAACAGGTCGTGTAAGGATTAAATATTATCCACCACAATTCGCATCTGCAAAAACTCTTTCAGCTCATATTGAAAAACTTCGTGCCGTTGGGTATAATCCTAAACTAATTGTTATTGATTATGCTGATTTGTTGAAATCATCTGACAAAGGTAAAGATGGTTTGTATGCTGAACTTGGTGGTATCTATGAAGAGCTCCGCGGATTGAGTGGTGAAACAGGTATTCCGATTTGGACAGCAACTCAAACAAATCGTGCAGCAATTGAGCATGAGGTGATTCAAGCTGATTCGGTTGGTGATTCGTATAAGAAAGTGCAAACAGCAGATTTCATCATGTCAGTTAGTCGTAAGACGAAAGACAAATTGTCAAATACAGGCCGTGTACATATTGTGAAAAATCGTTTTGGGCCAGATGGAATGACATTTCCTGCAAAAATTGATACATTTCATGGTGTTATGGATATATTTGCAGCTAATTCTCCAGATGGTATGATTGCTACTAAGGAAAGTAAGAATGGTGAAAATTTGGAAAAGAAACTTTTACACAAAAAGTATGTTGAAAACATGGGTTGATAAGTATAACCGAAACCGATTTCCGACTAAAATAAAAATTGGAAAAGTATCTTTAGACTTCTTTAGAAAAAGGATACATTAAATCTTCGGAACATAGTTATACCTACACTCTTAAAAATAAAATGATATAGAATTATGAGCAAATTATTTACAGAAAGGATACCATATAAACCATTTGAATTCCCTGATTATTATAATGAGGGATGGTTAAAGCAAATGCAAGCCTTCTGGCTTCACACGGAAATTCCGATGCAAGGTGATGTCAAAGATTGGAAAGAGTCTCTTAAACCTCACGAAAAGCATCTTGTTGGTAACATCCTATTAGGATTTGCTCAAACCGAATGCGCAGTATCTGACTATTGGACAGGTATGGTGACCAAATGGTTTCCAAAACACGAAATCCGTCAGATGGCAATGGCATTTGGTTCACAAGAAACTATTCACGCAGTGGCATACTCATATCTAAACGAAACTTTGGGATTGGAAGACTTTGAAGCATTCCTACATGACCCTGCAACTCGTGCAAGATTTGAAATGTTGACAGAGGTTAGTGCAGATTATACACCTGAAGACTTACTAAAGTCACATGAAGCAAGAGTCGATGTAGGTCGTAGTTTAGCAATCTTCTCCGCATTTGCTGAAGGTGTTGCACTTTATTCATCATTCGCAGTACTATATTCATTCCAAATGAGGAATATGTTGAAGGGTATCGGACAACAAATGAAATGGAGTGTACGAGATGAATCACTCCATTCTAAAATGGGATGTCAGTTATTCCGTCATATGTGTCAAGAGTTTCCTGAATTGAAAGAGGAAGCAAAAAAGGAAATTTATGAAGCAGCAAAACTTGTCTTGGAATTGGAACACAAATTTATAGACAAGATGTTTGAGCAAGGTGATTTAGATAATCTTAAAAAAGAAGACTTAAAACACTTTATTATCAAAAGGATAAATGAAAAATTAGTTGAGTTAGGATACGAACCAACTTTTGAATACAATAAAAAGAAAGCAGCCGAGTTAGATTGGTTTTATCATCTAACTGGTGGAACTACTCATACTGACTTTTTCGCTATTCGTCCTACTGATTACAGTAAGGCGAACGAGGGTGAAGATTGGAATGATGGTCTTTGGGAATAAATTAATAATAATATGAGTCAAAAAGCAGAAGATATAGCAGCCGAACTAGGTTGGGTAAAAGATGTTGACTATCCATCTTGGGGTCACAATGAAATTTATTTGAAAACAATTTCAAAGGGATATGTATTGCCCGGTGAAAAACCAAAAGATGCATATTGGAGGGTAGCAACTACTGTTGCTCGCCGATTGGGAAAACCACAATTAGCTACCAAATTTTTTGATTATATTTGGAAAAGTTGGTTGTGTTTAGCAACGCCAGTATTGTCAAACACGGGAACTGATCGTGGTTTACCAATTAGTTGTTTCGGTATTGATGTAGGTGATAGCGTTTATGAAATCGGTTCTAAGAATTTGGAACTTATGATTTTAGCAAAGCATGGCGGTGGTGTTGGTATCGGCATCAACATGATTCGTCCTGCAGGTAGCAAGATTACAAATAACGGAACATCGGATGGTGTTGTACCATTTGTTAAGATTTATGATTCTACAATTCTTGCAACAAACCAAGGTAGTGTACGTAGAGGTGCAGCATCTGTTAATATTAAAATAGACCACAAAGACTTTGAGGACTTTTTGGAGATTCGTGAACCGAAGGGTGATGTGAATCGTCAATCACTTAATCTACACCAATGTGTTGTTGTTAGTGACAAGTTTATGAAACGATTGGAAGAAGGTGATGCTGATGCAAGACGTAAGTGGGGAAAACTTCTTCAAAAAAGAAAAGCAACTGGCGAACCATACATCATGTTCAAAGGTAATGTTAATAAACAAAATCCAGAAATGTACAAGAAAAATGGTTTAAAAGTACACATGACAAATATCTGTTCAGAGATTGTATTACACACCGATGAACAACATTCTTTTGTATGCTGCCTATCATCACTTAACTTAGCTAAGTATGATGAATGGAAAGACACGGATTTGATTTATACAGCTACCATGTTTTTAGATGGTGTATTGGAAGAATTTATCCAAAGAGCTAAAAATATGAAAGGATTTGAAAACGCAGTTCGTAGTGCTGAACGTGGAAGGGCATTGGGATTGGGTGTATTGGGATGGCACACATACTTGCAACAAAGAGGTATTCCTTTTGAAGGGTTGTCTGCACAATTTGAAACTCGTAAGATTTTCTCTCAAATGAAGATTGAATCTGAAAGAGCAAGTAGAGACATGGCTAAAGAATATGGTGAACCACTTTGGTGTAAAGATTTTGGAATGAGAAATACTCACCTTCGTGCAATTGCACCCACAGTGTCCAATTCTAAGTTGAGTGGTAATGTAAGTAGTGGTATTGAACCTTGGGCAGCAAATGTATTTACAGAACAAACTGCAAAAGGAACATTCATCCGTAAGAATCCAGAATTGAAAAGAGTCCTAAAGAAAATTGGTCAAGACACTAAAGAAGTGTGGGACAAAATTTTAGAAGATGGTGGTTCTATACAAGGTTTGGATTTCTTAGATGAATGGTGTTACTTAGATGGTAAACTTGTTGAGTGTAAAGATGTATCAGATGTTGACAGAGATAAATGTTACGCTGTCAAGGAGGTTTATAAAACATTTAAAGAAATAAATCAACTTGACTTAGTTCGTCAAGCAGGAATCCGTCAGCAGTATATTGACCAAGCTGTATCACTTAATTTGGCATTCCCCGCTACAGCATCTCCTAAATGGATTAATCAAGTCCACATGGAAGCATGGAAGCAAGGTGTCAAAACTTTGTACTATATGAGAACAGAATCCGTATTACGTGGTGATATTGCGGCAAGAGCTATGGATGAAAATTGTGTAAGTTGTGAGGGATAATAAACATATGACTATGGCAGAAAACGAAAGCAGGAAACACAAGGAGTTAACTGAAAAAATTAGAGAAGCAAAAGAGGGGCCTAAAAATCCAATCCGTTTCCAACTCCAACTTAATGAAGAACAAAAGTTGGCAAAAGAAATGATAATGAACAACGCCGTAACAGTACTAAGTGGTAAAGCAGGTAGTGGTAAAACATTAGTAGCTTGCCAGGTAGCACTTGATATGTTGTTTAAAAAAGCAGTCACTAAAATTATTATTACAAGACCAACTGTAAGTAAAGAAGAAATTGGTTTTTTACCAGGAGACCTTCGTGAAAAAATGGATCCGTGGGTTCAACCGATTTATTCTAACTTCTATCAGTTGTATAACAGAGAGAAAATTGAAAGTATTATACAGAATGGACAAGTAGAAATAGTACCTGTTGCATTTATGCGTGGTCGGACTTTCTTGGATAGTTTTGTAATAGTTGATGAGGCACAAAATTGCACTAACGACCAAATGGAAATGATAGTTTCTCGTTTAGGTATTCGTAGTAAAATGGTAGTATGTGGTGATACTCAGCAGGTAGATTTGAGAAACAAAAACGAAAGTGGATTCAAGTTTCTTCTTTCGGTAGCTAGGAGAGTTAAAGATATGGACTCAATGACATTAACTATAAATCACAGACATTCTATAGTTGATGCAATATTAGATGAATATGAACAATTAAAACAAAACAATAAGTAATATGGTAACGGTAAAAAAATTCAGCGCTTCTTGGTGCGGCCCATGTAAAATGTTAGCACCCATGTTTGAAGATGTTAAAAGTGGATATAATAATGTTATATTTGAAAACATCGATGTAGATGAAAATTTTGAATTAGCTTCTAAGTATGGTGTACGTGCAGTCCCTCTTGTAGTAATTGAAAAAGATGGAAAAGAAGTACAACGCTTTAGCGGTGTTCAATCAGTTATGACTTATAAGAATGCTATCAACGAACATATTAACTAAACTATTTGTTTTAGGACAAAACATTTGTTATATTCCAGTTGTTATGTTAAGACGAGGTGAACAGCATCCTATGCACAAACTTACTGAAAAGCAAGTTAATACTATAAGAGAATTATGGAAAATAGGTCATCGCAATGTGCGTGTATTAGCTAAGAATAATGGAGTATCACCTACCAACATTAAAAAAATTGTTAAAAACGAAACTTGGACACATATTAATTAGTTATGAGATTTTGGGATACAGAAGAGGTTAAAGAAGAGTTTGACTTTGAAAAAAATAAAACAGAGTTTATCCAAAACATGGATATGCTCGCTTCTATGTCAGTAGAGGAGCAAACTCTTTACAAGAAATGGTGTGAATGGAATTTGGATGTTCGTGCTAACATGAAAAAACTCCCAATCATTCATTCTTATTATGACCAATTATGGAAACCAAAAGACTTGCAAGATAAGGAACAAACATTAAAAGAGATTGATGAATTGGAACCGTATCTAGAAGTGGTTGAAGACGCAGCCGGTTCAAGTAAATGGAGTGATATTAGAAAGCTAATTCACACTATGGATTTTCAGGCTAATCCGGGTCGTAATGTTAAGTTTTATGTTAAAGACCGTGTGACTGAAAAAATACTTGGTCAGATATCATTTGGTTCGGATATTACATCATTGGCTGTTAGAGATGAATATATTGGCTGGAAAAAAGAAGATAAATTTGAAAACGGAAAATTAAATAACACAACTATTGCAACAACGATAGTATCTACACAACCTTTTGGTTACAACTTTCTTGGAGGTAAACTAGTAGCAGCACTGGCTACAGCACCGGAAGTCAGAGAATATTGGAAAAAGAAATATGGAAATATTCTTATAGCAGTTGGAACAACATCATTGTATGGTATCCATTCTCAGTATAATGGTATTCCTCATTTTAAAACATTAGGTGAATCAGCCGGCAAAATCAGTATAAAGCCTGAAGACAAATATTACGATGTATGGCATGCTTGGTTGAAAGAAAATCGCGAACAATGGTATCGTGAAAATATCAAGCAAGAGGTTGAAGTAGATGGTGTATATGTTTCGGCAAATGATAGGTCTGGTCCAGTTACTGGAATTAAACAACGTATACTGGATCGTATATTTAAAGAATTGGGAATCAAATCCGGAAAGTACAACCATGGATTCAAACGTGGTGTATACTTTGCGCAAATGTATGAAAATGGAAATGATTTCTTATGTGGTAAAATCACAGAAGACAAACTTGTTTTGAAAGAAAAATTCGCAGAAGGAAATTCATATACTCTAAAATGGTGGAAGGAAAAAGCAAAACGCCGTTACATTAAATTGTTAGAAGAAGGTCGTATTAAGCCAGAGGTTCTATTTTATGCAGATGCTATTGGAATGACTTGGGAACAGATGAAAGAAAAATACTTGGGAGAAGTCGGAAGATAACAATTTATTTCGTATATTCAGTTATGTATCAAAATATTTTCTATGAAAGAGGTAGAAACCTCATCCACTTGTGGGATGACCAAAGTGGTTATACAACATTTCCGTATCGTAAATACGCATATCGTAAAGACCCATACGGACAATATCGTTCAATGTATGGTGACAAGTTAGAACGAGTCAGTCGCTGGGAAAAGGATGAAGCTGAAGACCTTTTTGAGGCTGATGTTCCTGAGACAACTCGTGTTCTCGTTGATGTTTATGATTCAGACCTACCATCAAAGGGTCATACAGTTCTGACTTTTGATATTGAGGTTGAAATGATTACAGGCCTTCCTGATACAAAGGAAGCACAAAATGAAATTACAGCAATAGCTGCACATGATGACAGAAGTGGTCGCTATGAAGTTTTTGTTTTAGATAAACACAGAAAAGCAAAAAAGACTAAAAATAATTTTAGCAAGGATGGTCGTGTGGTCGAGGTTCACATTTTTGATAATGAGAGAAATCTTCTGTCATCCTTCATAAATTATTATGAAGGTGTAATGCCAACCATTCTAACAGGTTGGAACATTGACTTTTTTGACATACCCTATCTTTACAATCGTATCCGAAATGTATTAGGAGAAAACAATGCTAAGAGACTATCCACAATAGGACAAACTTATTGGTCTCCATATCGTGAAAGATGGAGTTTTGGTGGTGTTAGTATTCTTGATTATTTGAAATTATATAAGACTTACAATTATGGTCTTGAAAGTAGTTACACATTGAATCATATTGCTACTAAAGAATTGAAGAGAGGTAAGATTGAATATTCAGGTAATCTTGATGAACTATTTGAGACAGACCTTGAAAAGTTTATTGAGTATAACATTGTGGATGTGGAACTTGTTGTAGCAATGGACCAGAAGTTAAAATTTGTTGACCTCTGTAGAGCAATATGCCACGCTGGCTTCGTTCCTTATGAAGACTATATGTTCTCATCCAAGTATCTTGAAGGTGCGTGCCTGGCTTATCTAAAGAAGAAAGGGATGGTAGCACCAAACAAACCAAGAGACCGAAAGGAAAAGATGGCAGCTCTAAATGCTAGTGGTGATGAGAAATTCATCGGAGCATATGTGAAAGAACCGATTGTTGGAAAGTATGATTGGATATATGACCTTGACCTAACATCACTTTATCCTTCAATCATTATGAGTCTTAACATCAGTCCCGAAACTAAAATCGGAAAGATTGATGGTTGGGATCCAGAAGAATGGATTAAGAATATTGATAAGAATTACAAACTAAAAAGTAAAAGTGGAGATGAATATGAATACACTCGTCAAGAATTGGAAGAAGTTATCAGAGATGGTAACTTATCGGTGGCAGCAAATGGTGTCCTATACAATCAGGACTCTCCGGGTCTTATTGCCGATATTTTAAGTACATGGTTTGACCAAAGAGTTGAGTTCCGAAAATTAGAAAAGAAATATGGTGAAGCGGGAGATAAAGAGAATTACGAATTCTATGCGAAGAGGCAGTTGGTTCAAAAGATTCTTCTTAATAGTATGTATGGTGTTCTTGGTCTTCCTGCCTTTCGGTTTTATGATATTGATAATGCAGAGGCGGTCACTATTACTGGTCAGATTATTATTAAGAAGACTGCGGAAATGGCGAACATGAAATATTGGAAAGAGTTGGGTAACAAAAATGATTATAATGTCTATATTGATACAGACTCAATCTATATGCAAGCAGAACCATTAGTTAAGCATCGTTTCCCTGAATACAAAACATTTGACCAAGAAAGAATGGCACAAGAGGTAAACACCATTGCAGAGGAAACTCAATCATTTCTTAATAAGTTCTATGACATCTTTGCCGAACGATTCTTTTTCATTCCAACTGGTAAGCATCGTTTTGAAATCAAAAAGGAGTACATCAGTAAAGCAGGTTTTTGGTTGGCAAAGAAACGATATGCTCAATGGATGATTTTAAAGAATGGTATTCCGTGTGACAAACTTGATGTGAAGGGTCTTGATGTGGTAAGGTCATCATTTCCAAAGGCATTCCAAGACTTCATGGCAAAGATGTTGAAAGATATTCTAATGAACAAATCGGCAGACGATATCGGAGCAGACTTAATATCTTTCAAAACTAACCTTCCAAATCTTCCGATTTCAAAAATCGCAAAGGGTGGGGCTATCAAAGAACTTAGTAAGTACGATGATGGTAAGTGGAAGCCGGGTATTCCGATTTCAAGTTATGAAAAAGGAACACCTGCCCATGTCAAAGCCGGAATCGCATATAATCGTCTTCTGAAATTCTTCAATTGTCCTTTCAAACACGAACCGATTCGTGATGGTGACAAAGTGAAATGGGTTTATCTAAGGTCTAATCCACTTGGACTTGAGGGGTTAGCATTCCGTGATTACAATGACCCGAAAGAGATAATGGATTTCATCACTCAATACATAGACCGAGATGAAATCTATGAATCGGAGTTGGAGAATAAAATCGTAGACTTCTATACAGCATTGGGTTGGGATAAACCTACTTTGGAAACACAGACAGCCAAGAAGTTCTTTTCATTTTGAAAACACAAATAAATTCACTATATTTACAAACTAAAACTTAAAAACAAAACTATGAACAAAAACAATTTACTCAAATTCATTCAGAAATATTCACTTGGTGGACTGATTGAGTCCGTGGTATGGAAAGCAGAAAAATCAACACTTGGTGTCCGTTTCATTTCAGATGACAAGACTCTACTCGGTGAGGTTGAATTTAATGCTTATACTGACCAACCATTTAATGTTGGAATTTATACAACGTCACTATTTAAGAATATGATTTCTGTATTGGATAATGATTTGTCACTTAAAGTTGAAACAGCAGGTGACAAAGCTGTTAGTCTTAAAGTTTCATCGGAAGAGACTGAAACTTCGTATCAGTTAGCAGATACTAGCGTTATTCCATCTGTGCCTGATTTAAAAAAACTACCCAACTTTAATGTTGAAATTGAAATGACATCTGCTATGGTGGATAAATTCATTAAAGCAAAAGGAGCATTGAGTGACATTGATACATTTACTGTTTTCACAGAGAAAGGTGATTTGAAAATGGCCATCGGTTATTCTTCAATTTCTACAAACAGAATTACATTCACTTGTAAGAAAGACTTTACAACTGACATTAAACCTATTTCGTTTTCAGCAAAATATTTGAAAGAGGTTCTTACTGCAAATAAAGAAGCAACAGCAGCTAAACTTCTCGTGTCAAGTGATGGTCTATGTCATGTTCAATTCCAAGTTGATGACTTTGTTTCAAAGTATTATCTTGTAGAAATTTCTAACTAATATGCAAGAAGAAAATTTACAACCAGAGAAAAAATATTTCAATAGAGCAGAGTGGTGTTTTCAATTTTTTGATGGAGATGTAGTACCTTTTGCTTATAGTAAGGAAGATGGTGACAAGTATCCTTTGACAATAGAAGTACATCCAATAGAAGGTGATGCTGTAACCTTTACATATAAAGGAATGGAATTCAAAATTTTTGCTAGGGAAATGAGTGAGGAATCAAAAGAAAAACTTAAGAATGAAGGTAAGAATTAAACGAATGCACTCCTCGGCAATTATACCTAATTATGCTAAGATAGGAGATGCAGCAATAGACTTAACGGTAACATCAATGAAAGATGAAGCATTTCAAGTTACATATGGATTTGGATGGGCAGTGGAAATACCAGAGGGTCATGTTGGACTAATTTTCCCAAGGTCATCTGTAAAAAATACCGATATTGTTTTGTCAAATTCGGTTGGTGTGATTGACAGTGGTTATCGTGGAGAAATTATGGCTGTATTTAAAAAACTCGCAGGTAGTGTCTCAAAAAAATACTACATTGGAGACAGAGCAGCTCAGTTAATTATCATACCATATCCTCAACTTGAATTCCAAGTGACAGATGAATTGTCTGAAACCGAAAGAGGAACGGGTGGATTTGGAAGTACAGGAAATTAATAGTATATTACAACATGAGTATTTTTGAAAACGATATAAATAAAAGAGAGCATAGTTTGTGGGTTGAAAAATATCGCCCACAAACTCTAGCTGATTATGTTGGAAATGAAACCGTAAAGGAAACAATCCAACAATACCTTGAAACAAATGATATTCCTCATTTGCTTTTCTATGGTAAAGCGGGAACGGGTAAAACCACTCTTGCAAAACTGATTGTCAACACCATCAAGTGCGATTGGATGATACTGAACGCATCGGACGAAAATAATGTTGATACGGTTCGGACGAAAGTAAAGAACTTCGCATCATCAGTAGGTTTCGCAGGTTTTAAAGTGATTATACTTGATGAGTTTGATTACATGACACCAAACGCACAGGCAATCCTTCGTAACTTGATGGAGACATTCAGTAAACATTGTAGGTTTATTTTGACTTGTAATTATATTGAGAAGATTATTGACCCGATTCAGAGTCGTTGTCAGAGTTTCGCAATCACTCCACCAACTAAAAAAGATGTGGCAATTCAAGTTGCAAAAATTCTTGATACCGAAGGTGTAAAGTATGACATCAAAAATGTAGCAGACATTATCACATCTTACTATCCTGATATTCGTAGAGTTATTAATACTTGTCAACTACAGTCCGTTAAAGGTGAGTTGAAAGTGGACAAACAAATAATGGTTGAATCGGATTTCAAAACTAAACTATTAGAATTACTCAAAGCAAAAGATGACAAGAGGAATACATTTCTGAACATTCGTCAAGCAGTTGCTGACAACAAGTTGAATGATTACTCGGAGATGTATACAATGCTTTACGACAAAGTTGATGAGTACGCTACAGGCAATACCGCAAATGTGATTCTAACGATTGCAGATGGTGTGAGTAAAGATGCACTTGTAGTTGACAAAGAAATAGTATTCATGGCAACAATTATTCAAATTTTAAACATAATAAAATGACAAACGAACAACCAAATAAAACAGACTTTCAAGCAAAAGGTATTTCCTTAAAAGATGCTAGAGACATGGCGTGTGATTGTGGAAATGTAATCTTTATGCCGGGATATAGGTTTAAAAAAGTATCAAGGTTACTAACAGGTGCACCAAAAGATTCATTAGTACCTATTGAATTATATTTGTGTACATCATGTGGTAAACCTCTTCAAGAACTTTTACCGGAAGAGTTAAAAGGAAAACAAACACCAGAACCACCAAAAACATCCCTGATTCAAGACCCAAATGGCTAAGAAATTATTTGACCATCTAAATGCGATAACCGCTGAGCAAGACCCAAAGTATTTTGACAAGTTATCAGAGGAAGATGTAAAGAGTTGGAGCAACTTTATGATTAATCGTTTCCTATCTATGAAAATAGAATGGATTGAATTGATTGCAGAGTTTCTCCCACTCTCTCAAACTCTTTCACCAAAAGAATTATACAAACTATATATTGGTGTTATTCCAAAAGGTAGGCACTATACTAAATATATTAAAGGTAGAGGTGACGAAAAATATGAGGAGTTCCTCTTGGACTTGATTAAGAAAGATTACCTATGTTCAGAGAAAGAAGCAAAGGAATACGCAGAAATACTTTATGCAACTCGTGATGGTAGAGAATGGATGAGAGACCTTTGTGAAAGATATGGTGTACATAAAAAAGAGATTACAAAACTAAAACTTAAACTATAATGGGCAGAGTCTCATTCTCACAATATTCGATGTGGAGCACTTGCCCATATCAGTATAAGTTAGCTTACGTAGATAATCTTTCGGAGTCATCTTCAAACATTCATAGTGTTTTTGGTAGTGCAATGCACGAAACACTCCAACAATATCTTGACATATGTCTACGTGTTTCCAAATCACAAGCAGACAAAACTTTCTTTCCAAAAGAGGTTCTGAAAAATAAGATGAGAGAGATATACCTCAAGGAGTCCGATGGTGGTAAGAATCAAATATGTACAAAGGAAGAACTTGTAGAGTTTTTAGAAGATGGTAATCTAATTATAGATTATTTTCAAAAGTCAAAAAATTTCAATAAATTTTTTACTCTTAAAGAAGATGAAATAATTGCTATTGAACAACCAATAAACACCAAGATAGCTGATAATGTAAACTTTTTGGGATTTATAGATTTGGTAGTTAGAAACAATTATTACAATCGTTATCGTATCATAGACTTCAAAACATCAACCAAAGGATGGAGTGATTATCAGAAAAAAGATCCTGTAAAAAATGCACAAATACTTCTTTATAAAAAGTTTTATGCAGAACTACTTAGTATATCCGAAGAGCAAATAGATGTTGAGTTTATAATTCTGAAAAGAAAAATAAATGAAAATGTAGAATATCCACCACCAAGAATATCAAAACACATTCCTGCAAATGGTAAGCCATCTATAAATAAAGCTTGGGCTGGATTTAAGGGATTTGTTGATGAGGTATTTGATAAGGATGGTAATTACAAAACTGATATTGTATTTGCCAAGAAACCATCAAAACTTTGTGAATGGTGTGAATTTTATGGTAAATACTGTGATGGAAAATAAATTTGTATATACTTATATATGTAAATAAAATATATAGGTTATGGCAAATTCAGAAAATACAAAACTTACAACCGTTAAAATACTAAAAGGTGTCTACGCTTCTTTTAAGAAGATTTCAATAGACACGGAAATAAATTTACAAAAGGTTGTAAATAGAAGTTTAAATTTGTATATTACAGATGAACTTTTTAGAAACAAAGTTGATAAACATATAGAACTTCAAGTAAGTGGTTCACAATTTTAAAAATTATTTATGGCAAAGAAAAAGATATTATTACTATCAGATGATTTAAGAATGAGTAGTGGTGTTGCCACAGTATCACGTCAATTAGTTTTAGGAACAGTTCACAAATATGATTGGGTTCAGTTGGGAGCAGCTATAAAACATCCAGAAGTTGGTAAAGTATTTGACCTATCGGAAGATATTAGAAATAGAACCGATGTTAAAGATGCTAATGTAAAAGTTATTCCATTTGATGGATATGGGAATGCTGATATTATACGTCAGATACTTATGATGGAAAAACCAGATGCAATACTACATTTTACAGACCCAAGATATTGGATATGGTTGTATGATATAGAACATGAAATCCGCCAGTCAGTTCCATTGCTGTTTTATCATATTTGGGATGACCTACCAGATCCTAAATACAACCGTGAGTATTATGAAAGTTGTGACTGGATTGGATGTATTTCTAAACAAACTTATGGTATCACCAAACGTGTTTGGAATTGGGATAAAGAACCACATTGGACGCATCCAAAAGATTGGCAGCTTAGTTATGTACCACATGGAATAGATTCAAAAACATATACACCATGTATAGTTCCTGATGATTTTAGAAAACATATATTAGGTGAAAAAGAATACGATTTTGTTTTGTTTTGGAACAATAGAAATATTAGGAGAAAACAACCCATAGAAACTATATTAGCTTTCGATGAATTTAGAAAGTCTCTTCCAAAAGATAAGCAAGACAAGGTATGTTATTTGATGCATACAGAACCAATTGATGAAAATGGTACTGATTTGATAACTGTTAAAAATCACTTAGCTCCAGATTCAAATATTATATTCACCAAAGGTCGTTGTACAGACGAACAGGTTGGTTGGTTGTACAATCTTGCAGATGTTACAATAAATGTAGCCTCCAATGAAGGATTTGGATTAGCAACTGCTGAAAGTATAATGTCAGGTACACCAGTTATAGTAAATGTTACAGGTGGTTTACAAGACCAATGTGGTTTTAAAGATAAGCAAACTGGTAAATTTTTTACAGAAGAAGATTACGTAAATATTGGTTCTTTACATAAACGTGATTGGAAAGACAAATTAACTTGGGGAGAATGGGTAAAGCCAATATGGCCAGTTCGATCAGCTGTTGGTTCTGTACCGACTCCGTACATATTTGATGACAGAGTTGATTACGAAGACATAGTACCACTAATTAAAGAATGGTATGATACGCCTAAGGAGAAAAGAAAAGAATTCGGCTTGATGGGTAGAGAATGGATGCTTAATGATGGAAAATTAAACAAACAATATATGTGTCAATCTTTGATAGATGGAATAGAGACTACTTTTAAAAATTGGAAACCACGTAAAAAATATTCACTAATAAAGTTATGAACAAACCAACACTAATATATCAGGCACCTATAGCAACACGTAGTGGTTACGGAGACCACGCAAGAGATGTATTGTACTCTTTGAGAGCTCTTGATAAATTTGATATCAAAATAATTAGCACTAGATGGGGAAATACTCCAATGGATGCATTGAGATATGAAAACGAATTTCATCGTTGGATATTTGAAAATGTCATCGGAGGATTTTCTGAGAAACCAGATGTTTTTGTACAAGTTTCCGTACCAAATGAGTTTCAACCACGTGGAGTATTTAACATAGGAATAACAGCTGGTATAGAAACAACACAATGTGCAGCAGATTGGGTCATAGGTTCTAATAATATGGACTTAGTTATAGTTCCATCCGAGCACTCTAAGAAAAGTATAGCAGATATAGTTTATAATCAAGCTGACAAGAATACAGGGCAAGTGTTAGCTCAGCATAAATTTAATAAACAAATTGAGGTTGTATTCGAAGGTTATGATGAAAAAGTTTTTAGAAATGATAATATAGTAAGCATACCTGATTTAGATTCAATAGAAGAAGATTTTGCCTATTTGTTCGTTGGTCATTGGTTAAAAGGAGATATTGGAGAAGATAGAAAGAATGTAGGAATGATGATTAAGACATTTGCTATGGCTTTTAAAAACGAAGTAAAAAAGCCAGCTCTTGTATTAAAAACATCATCAGCTACATTCTCGATTAGGGATAGAGAACATATTTTTCGCAAAATAAAAGAATCGTTAGGTAATGACTTTGGAAAAGTTCCAGTATATTTATTACATGGAGATTTGTCAGATATTGAAATGAATAGTTTGTATCATCACCCAAAAATAAAAGCTATGTTAAATTTTACAAAGGGTGAAGGATTTGGAAGGCCATTGTTAGAGTTTAGTTTAACGGGAAAACCAATAATAGTTAGTGGATGGAGTGGTCATGTTGATTTTTTAAAAGATGGTGCAATTTTATTAGAAGGTGAATTAAAAAATGTACATGATTCTGCAGCAGACCAGTTCTTGTTAAAAGAAGCAAGGTGGTTTAATGTTAATATTTCTAAATCTCTACCCATTATTAAAGATGTTTTCGTTAACTATGAAAAGTATCTAACAAATAGTAAAAAACTAGCTGACACAAACAAAGAAAAATATAGTATTTCAAAAATGACTGATGTACTAAATTCAATTTTTACAAAGTTAGGTGTGTATAACAAGTCACAACCTAAGTTTCAGCAGTTACAATTACCAAAACTTAAGATGTTAAATAACGACTAAAGTATAATTGTAAAATGGCAGAGAAAGAAGAAGAATATTTTGATTCTAACGCTAGGAAAAATAATGTAAGATATAACAAGTTTGTTGTTTCAAAAGAACTTGTAAAATCTCCATCTACAAATATGGTTCGTGCTAAATTCTATAGAATACGTAAATACCAAGATGTAGATGGAACAGAACACACATATAGTGATATACTAGCTCCAATAATATTTACATTGTATGTTTCAAAGAAAAAAGATATTGTACACGCTGTAAAAGTTTCTGAGATTAAGCCTGAGATGATTAAAAAGTTTTTCTCCAAATTTGTAAATTCAAAAACAGATTTGATAGAGGTAAAGGGTGATTCTAGAACAGTTTATAGTAAAAAAGTAGTACATACACCAGTTATTATGAAAAATGGTTACAGAACTTATAAATTAAGTGGTATAAAACAAATATTTGAATTGGATATGGATGAAACACAGCTAACGCCAATTAATAAGCAGGCGGTAGGTGTTAATGAAAAATCAAATGTTAAAAATAAATAAAAATGACAGCAGAAGAATTTGTTATTTGGTTTAAAGGATTTGCACAAGCAGCAAATGCTTATAATATAACCCCAAAACAATGGGAGGATGTTAAAGATAAGTTAGAAACTGTTGAAGATACTAAAGAGTACGACTTTGAAGATGAGGAAATTTATTATGATTATGCAACAGTGACTACACCTGACTGGTATGTTGACTTGACATCAGGTTCATTTGATATAAAATATTATAATCATACTTGATATGGCGAAAATAAGTTACGCAATAACGGCATGTAATGAATTAGAGGAATTAAAAAAACTGATACCTTTTTTAATTAAACACAAAAGTATTCATGATGAGATAGTCATATTGTTTGATGAGAAAAATGGTACACGAGAAGTGTTAGACTATTTGTTAGAATTTAATTTATTACCAAACGTACAAACTTGGAGAAACTTTTTTGAAAACGATTTCGCGGCAGCAAAGAATCGTCTTAATATGTATTGTAAAAATGAGTGGATATATCAGATTGATGCAGACGAAATGATTGAGGTCGAGTTGATGCAAAATTTAAGTGATATACTTGATAGTAATCCAGATGTTGACCTTATTTTTGTTCCAAGAATTAATATAGTAAACGGAATAACAAATGAACATATTAAAAAATGGAAATGGAGAGTAAACGAAAAAGGATGGATTAATTTTCCAGACTTACAGGGTAGAATATATAAAAACAAAAAAGGTATAGAGTGGATAGGAAAAGTTCATGAAAGAATTGCTGGAGCAACTAACTATACCGCTTTTCCAACGGAAGAAGTTTATTGTATAAAGCATATCAAGGATATTAAAAGACAAGAGAGACAGAACGCATACTACAACACTTTATGAGGATATTAGTTACAGGCGGATTGGGGTTTGTTGGTAAAAATTTAATAAAAAAATTAGTTAAAGATGGCCACGATGTAGTTTGTGTCGACGATTATTCCATAGGTAATGGAGAATCTAAAATAGATGGTTGTCAGTATTACATAGTAGATGTTAACTATATAGAAAACGCTTTTAAAAATTATGAAATAGATAAAAAGTTTGACATATGTTTTCATCTGGCAGCATTGTCACGGATACAACCATCTTTTAAAAATCCAATTGAGACATTCAACGCAAATACAGCTGGATGTTTGGTGATAGCAGAATGGGCAAGGTCTGTTGGTGCAAAGGTAATATATTCAGGCTCTTCATCTCGATGGCATGACCCATTTAAATCACCATATGCTTGTTTCAAACACATGGGTGAAGAAATATTCAAACTCTACAAGAAAGTATATGCACTAAACGCAGAAATAGTTAGATTTTACAACGTGTATGGGCCAGGAGAAATTGTTGATGGAGATTGGGCAGCTGTAATAGGTTTGTGGAGAAGGCAAGTCCGTGAGGGACAACCTATCACAATAGTTGGCGATGGAGAACAGAGAAGAGACTTTACACATATAGACGATATAGTAGATGGTTTATGTAAAATAGCATTCAGCGATGAAAAGCATGAAGATGCATGGGAACTTGGTACAGGTAAAAATTATTCTCTCAACGAAGTGTATGAGATGTTTAAAAATAGATTTGGAGTAGACAAAATAAACTTACCAGACCAACCTGGAAATTATAGAAAAACCATTCGTGAAAACGATGATAGTTTGATTAGATTACAATGGAATCCTATTGATAAATTAAAAACATATATAAATAATTTGTAATACAAGATATGTATAAATTTTCTGTTATAATACCAACTATATGGAAGTGTGATTATTTACTGACAATGTTAGAAAGATATTACGAATGTAACAATATAGACCAAGTAATATTAATTAATAACAATCGTGAAAAAACTCCAACATTTCCTAAAAGTAAAAAATTACTTTATGTAGAACCACATGAAAACATTTATGTAAATCCTGCTTGGAACTTGGGAGTAAGAGCAGCTAGTAATGATAATATCATAATTTCCAATGATGATTTAATGTACGATGTTAATGTTTATACTAATGTATTAAATGCCATAATAGAAAAATTTCAAGGCCTGCAAAATTTGGGAATTATAGGCATGCATGAACAGAACTATAGTATAGAGCAAACATCCAATACTATTGAATTAAAAGCACATATGGGAAAGCCAGCATGGGCTTGCTTATTAACAACTCATAGAAGTGTTTGGCCAATTATACCAGAGCAATTAAAAATTTATTATGGAGATGATTTCTTGAAAAAAAAATTAAGTAACAAAATTTTTGATTTAGTTGGTTTAAAAGTACAAACCATAATGAGCTCTAGTGCAGACACAAAAGTTGATTGGGTAAAGCGAATTACAGAGAAAGATGCTGAAGAATGGAGTAAAATATTAATAAATGGATAATTAAAGTATGTTAAGGACTGACATAATAAATCAACTGATTAAAAAATTTGATTACAAATCCTATTTGGAAATAGGAACACAAAATCCTCATTCAAATTACAATAGAATAAATGTTGCAAAAAAAACTTGTGTAGAACCATTCCCAATAGCAGGTACAGAAGACAAAATAACATTTATAGGTACATCTGATGAATTCTTTAAATCTATATCAGATGACATATATTTTGACATAATATTCATAGATGGATTACATCACTACGATCAGGTTCTTATTGATATAGAGAATTCTTTACAACACCTTAGTGAAAATGGAACAATAGTATGCCACGACTGCTTACCTACTACTGAACATATGCAATATAGAGAAAATTTAGGAGGAGAATGGACGGGAGATGTTTGGAAGGCAATTGCAAATCTTCGTGTAGAAAGAATAGACTTGGATATAAAAGTTGTAAATACAGATTATGGGTGTGGTATAATACGCAGAGGTACAAATATACCATATTATGATTCTGATGCAAATTATTATACCTATACATACTATTCAACAAATTCAAAACGATTATTAAATGTGATATCAATAGAAGATTTTTTGTTATGGAAAAACTCCCTATAAGTGTTGGAATATTGTCTTGGAATAGTGGACAAACATTGGTAGATACATTAACTACCTATTACGAAAATGGTTTAGTAAATATTACAGATGATATAACCATTTTGTTTCAAGAATATAATAAAACCGATATTGAAATAGCTAATCATTTTGGGTTTAACTGTATATGTCTTACTAAAAATGTGGGTATAGGTTCCGCGTTTCTAAAGCTAGCTGAAAATGCTAAATACGATTTTTTTATAACATTAGAACACGATTGGCATTTGATTGAAAACCAAACAGTAACTTACGATAGACTTAGAAGTGGTTTAGAATTATTAAAGAATGATTATGATGTTGTAAGATACAGACACAGAAATAATCCAGGTTATCCTCATTTTTCTTTTAAGCATATTGGAAATGAATTGAATTATTACGATGAATGGCATGAATGTACTGCACCACATCTACTTGATTCAATTCACTGGTTAGACCCATCGGAAAAGTTTTCTGACAAAATACAAAAACATGATGATTATTTTGTAACTACATCTAGATGGGGTAATTGGACAAACAATCCTTGCTTATATAAAACTAATTTTTACAAAGAAATAATTAGACCATTTATCGGAGAAGGTATTGATTTAGAAAGAAAAATAGCATATTGGTGGCCCCGGCAAAATTTTAAAATTGCACATGGTGAAGGTTTATTTAAACACATTGATTTACTAAAATACGGAAAATGACAAAATTAATTATCTTTGATTTAGATGGCGTATTGGTCGAAGCCAAAGAAATACATTACAAAACTTTTAATCAAGCTTTGATAGAGATTGATGAAAAATATATCATTACGGAATCTGAACATCTTTCAATATATGATGGATTAAAAACAACTCAAAAGCTAGAGTTACTTACAAAGAATAAAGGATTGCCTACGCAATTTTATGACAGCATATGGTTTAGAAAACAACATCTAACAATAGAAGCTATATCTCAACTAAAAACGGATGAAAGATTAGTACAATTGTTCAGAGAACTCCGTAACAAAGGATATCAGTTGGCATGTGCTTCAAACTCAATTAGAAGGTCTGTGTTGGTTATGTTAGCAAAGATAGGTATTATTGAGTACATGGATTTAATCATCTCTAATGAGGATGTAAAGAACTCCAAACCACATCCTGAAATGTATTGGAAAGCAATGAGTATGATGGGTGTTTTACCTGAAGAAACTCTTATAGTCGAAGATTCACCTCCTGGGTTGTTAGCAGCTAGTAGGAGTAGAGCAAATGTATTGAGAGTTGATTCACCAACCGATTTGACAATTCAAAAAATTTTTACTAAATTAAACCAAACAAAAAATAGTATGTCTACTCCAAAATGGCAAGGTGGTAAATTAAATGTCCTTATTCCGATGGCGGGAGCAGGATCTAGATTTCAACAAGCTGGCTATACATTCCCAAAACCTCTTATAGATGTTAATGGGAAACCCATGATACAAGTAGTAGTTGACAATCTTAACATAGATGCTCAGTATATTTTTGTAGTACAAAAAGAGCACAGAGTTAAATACAACTTGGACACATTACTTACTTTGATTGTACCGGGTTGTAAAATAGTTGAGGTGGATGGTGTAACAGAAGGAGCTGCTTGCACAACTTTGTTAGCTAAAGAGTACATCAATAGTGATGTCCCACTTGTGATGGCAAACTCTGACCAATTTATAGAATGGGACTCTAATGAGTTCATGTATAAAATGATTGAACAAAAAGTTGACGGAGGTATTCTTACATTCAAAGCAACACATCCAAAATGGTCATTCGCAAAAGTAAATGAATATGGATATGTAACTGAGGTGGCTGAAAAGAATCCAATATCAGACATAGCAACGGTAGGTGTTTATTATTGGGCAAAGGGAAGTGACTATGTAAAGTACGCAGAACAGATGATAGATAAAAATATCAGAACCAATAACGAGTTTTATGTTTGCCCTGTTTTTAACGAAGCAATTGGTGATGGTAAAAAAATCAAAACATTCAACATAGAGAAGATGTGGGGTATAGGAACTCCAGAGGACCTGAAATTCTTCTTAGAAAATTATAAGTTATGATACTAATATCACATAGAGGAAACATAAACGGCAAATTGCCGGAACTGGAAAATAGTATTGATTATATAAATAATGCAATCAAATTAGGTTACGATGTAGAAATAGATGTATGGATGATTGAAGGTGTATTGTTTCTTGGACACGATGAACCTCAATATGGAATAACTCAACATTGGTTAAATGAAAGGTGTACCAAACTTTGGATACATTGTAAAAATATAGAAGCAGTTGAATGGTTTTCAGACATAGGTGTATTCAATTGGTTTTGGCATGAAACAGATACTATAACTTTAACATCAAACGGATATGTTTGGGCATATCCAGGAAAACAACCTATAAAAAATAGTATAGCAGTTATGCCTGAGTTACATAATGATGATGTATCAATGTGTAGTGGGGTTTGTTCAGACTATATTGAAAATTATAAAATATGAAAGTAGCTTTATTACTAACCGGATTGCCAAGAAAAGTGCAAGAGGGATATGAATATTATTGGAAGCATGTGATAAATTCATATGATACAGATGTATATCTACATTTTTGGAAAGACGAAGAATATGAAAAAGTATTGGATGTTTATAATCCAGTTAGCTTTATACAACAAAAACCATTTGTATTTACCAATCACAGATTAGGTGTGGAGTCACCGAATGATGATATGTCTAGACCCATTTCTAGTTATGATGTTGCTGGAAACTTTAGATGCTTACCAATGTTATATAGTTGGCAAATTGGTTACTCATTAATTCAAGGTGAATACGATTGTGTGATAAGAAGTAGATATGATTTGGGATCAAACTATCCAATTAACATTAATAGTCTAAATCTTGAAAATGTTAATATATCAAATCATCATTGGCCAGACTCACCCATAACCGATGACAATCTGTGTATAACAAACAAAATCAACTCAGATAAAATATTCTCCGATATATTTAATGAGTTTGTTTACCACATAAAAAAAACTGGTGTTATACATTTTGCTGAGAAAAATTTTATGGAAATTCTTCAAAGAAAAAATATGTATGAAAAAGTGAGAAAATGTAATGAATTACCATTTACTCTACTTAGAGAAAATAAACTTTGGTATTAAAATTAATAGTATGAAAAAAATAAATTCACCCATTCAATTGTTTAAAGTTTTTATGAGTCCAACTGCGAAGGTTGAAGTTGGAAAAGTATTAGACAGTGGTTATATAGGTCAAGGCCCAAAAGTAGAGGAGTTGGAAAAAAATGTAGAGCAATATCTCAATGTAGATAAAGTTCTTTCATTAAATTCGGGAACATCCGCTTTACACTTAGCTCTTCACCTACTAAAAAAACCAAAAGTATTTGCAGCTTCAGACGGATATTCTTATGTAGAAAATAATTGGCCGGGTATGAAAGATGGAGATGAGGTACTAGCCACGGCAATGACTTGTACCGCTTCAAATTGGCCTATACTTGCAAATAATCTTCGTATTAAATGGGTTGACATTGACCCCAAAACTCTTAACATGGATTTGGATGATTTGGAAAGAAAAATTACTCCAAAAACAAAAGCAATAGTTGCCGTACATTGGGGAGGTTATCCAATTGATTTGGATAGGCTAAAACAGATACAAAACAAAGCATTTCAAATGTATGGATTTAAACCAGCTATTATTGAAGATGGTGCACATTCATTTGGATCGGAGTATAAAGGTAAGAAATTGGGAAATCATGGTAACATGGTTATGTATAGCTTACAAGCAATTAAACACATAACAGCCATAGATGGTGGTTTACTTGTATTACCTTATCAAGAACTCTATAACAGAGGAAAACTAATGCGTTGGTATGGTATAGACCGAGATGGAAACAGAAAAGATTTTAGATGTGAGGCTAACATAGACGAGTGGGGTTTTAAATTTCACATGAATGATGTATGTGCAACTGTTGGTATAGAGAATTTAAAATACGCTGATGAAATAATCTCTAAACACAGATCTAACGCAGCATTTTATGATAAAACATTATCTAATACAACCGGTGTTACTCTATTAGAAAGAAATGAAAATCATAATTCCGCTTTTTGGATTTATAGTATGCTTGTAGAAAATAGAGACGGTTTTTATAAATGGATGAAGGAATGTGGTATAGTAGTTTCACAAGTTCATGAAAGAAATGATAAGCATACAGCTGTATCAGAGTATAAATGTGCTTTACCTACTTTAGAAAAAACAATCGGTAAAATAGTATCTATACCAGTTGGATGGTGGATTACCGATGAGGAGAGAGAATATATTTCCGAATGTATAAAGAAAGGGTGGTGATGTATTCTATATCTTTTAGAGAAATGGTGTTGGATGATTTACCAACATTCTTAGAAATAAGAAATTTATCAAATCAGTACCTGCATAATAATAGTACTTTTTCCATAGACGAAGCAACTAAGTGGTTTAAAGAAACTCAGCCAAAATTTTTTGTCATAGAGATTGAAAATAAAATTGTTGGATATTTCAGAACATCTAATTGGGATACCAATAGTTTATATATTGGAGCAGACATACACCCCGATTTTAGAGATAAAGGTATAGGGTATCAATCATATCTTATGTTTATAGATTTTTTGAAGAAGAAATATTCTATAAATAAATTGAAATTAGAAGTACTATCTACTAATAAAAGAGCTAAGCATTTATATGAAAAAATTGGCTTTAGTGTTATTGAAATAAAAAGAAATGACATATTTAGAGATGGTGAGTATATTGATAATTTTGTTATGGAGTTAAAAATTTAAGGTTATGGTAATTGATTTGTTTTCCATATGTTATAATGAAGAGGTAATAATACCTTATTTTTTAAAGCACTACAAACAATTTGTTAATAACATAACTGTTTATAACAATGAATCCACGGACTCATCAGTTCAACTACTTGAAAACGCAGGCGTTAACATAATTAATTTTTCAACTAATAATCAAACTAATGAAATGAAGTTAGTTGATATACGAAACAATTGTTGGAAAAATTCAAAAGCAGATTGGGTAATTGTATGTGACATAGATGAGTTTGTATATCATCCCAACATATTGAACATACTTGAAAATACAAAAGCTACGCAAATATATCCAGAAGGATACGAGATGATGTCAGAAAACTTACCAACAACAGAAGGTCAGATATATAATGAAATCAAAATGGGATATTCTACTGACAATTTTGATACTAATATATACCCAGGTTGGAAAAACACTTATTCAAAAGGATGTGTTTTTAAGCCAAGTGAAATTGAACCTAATTTTGGACCGGGTTCACACTGGTGTTTTCCTCAAGGTAATTTTATACCGGAAAAAAATAGTGGAATAAAATTATTGCACTACAAATACTTAAATAGGGAAATGTTGATTAAAAAATATGACTTATATAGATCAAGACATGGTGATTTTGATAAACAAAATGGATTAGGTAATTATCAAGAATGGGGTGCTGAAGAAATAAATAAACAATTTGATAGTTGGCTACCTATATGTAAAAATGTTATAGACTAAAGATGAAAAGAGCATTAATAACAGGTATAAATGGACAGGATGGTTCTTATCTATCTAAATTTTTATTAGATAAAGGATATGAGGTACATGGTCTGTTGAAAAGAAATTCCATAGCTGAAAACCAAACAGCTAGAATAGATGATAGTACATTTTCAAAATTAAGTTTGCATTATGCTGACATGACGGATATAGCATCATTATTCAGAGTCATAAATAAAATAAAACCAGATGAAATATACAATTTAGCTGCACAATCTCATGTTAGAATATCGTTTGACCAACCCATATATACTGCAAATGTTACTGCTATAGGAGTATTAAATTTACTAGAGGTAGTTAAAGAAGTGTGCCCTAAATCAAAGATATATCAAGCATCTTCTTCGGAAATGTTTGGTAATTCAATAGATGAAGATGGTTATCAAAGAGAAACCACACCCATGAACCCAGTATCACCATATGGGTGCTCCAAAGTTTTTGCATACAACATATGTAGAAATTATAGAAATTCATATGGTATGTTTATAGCAAATGGTATATTGTTCAATCACGAGTCTCCACTTAGAGGTACTAATTTTGTAACTAACAAAGTAGTAAAGGAAGCGGTAAAAATAAAATTGGGATTGTCTAACAAATTAGTTTTGGGTAATTTAGAAGCAGCTAGAGATTGGGGACACGCTAAAGACTATGTTGAAGCAATGTGGTTAATACTTCAACAAGATAAGTCAGATGACTTTGTATGTGCGACCGGAATATCTCATACTGTTAGAGAATTATGTGAGTATGTATTTTCATCTTTAGGAATGGATTGGAAACAATATGTCATTAATGATGAAAAATATTTTAGACCAGAAGAATTGGATGTATTAAAAGGTGATTGCACTAAGCTTAAAAATTTGGGATGGAGTCCACATTATACATTTGAATCTATGTTAGATGAAATGATTAAATATTGGCTTGATAAATACAATGAAGATAGGCATTAATTTAGTTGGAGTATCTTATAATGATAAGAAACACGGAGGCAGATATAGAAATTATAGGGATGCTATAGATTCTTTTTTCGATAATATAGTTAATCCATTAAGAAATGATGGACATGAAGTGTATTTTTACATATTCAGCTATCATAATAAAAAGCAACAAGATATTATAAATGACTACAATCCAGTTAAGTATAATTTTGTAGACCCTATTTATAATAAAATGGGTGGTGGTGATAGACTGGAAAATGGAATGAAGATAATGTCTGTTATTTACATCAATAGTTTACAACAACTAATTGATGAAAATTTAGATTTGATAATATCAACAAGATTTGATATAAAATTTATAAGAAATCCTTTTATTGATTACAAATTTGATTTTACAAAATGTAACTTTTTATGGAGAGAACCAGAATATGTAGATTTACCTTTAGTAAATGATACATTCATAGTCTTTCCACACTCAATGACAAGAAATCTAATAGATGCAATTACTACAATGGAATTTAACCCACCGATGGGTATAAATGTAGCTATGCATAATTTATATTTACCAATGGTTAATCAAGTTGGTAGAGATAAAGTACAATGGGTTTGTGATGAATTTGTAGATACAATAAATAATAAACTATATACGTTAACTAGACATGAATAAAATATACTCCACAGCTTTTTTAATGGGTGGTTTGGGAAATCAGATGTTCCAAATAGCACATGCTACCGCACAGAGTTGGAAACATGGTGTTGATACAATGTTTTACATGGACTCTGAAATACAATATCCGAGTTGGAAGCCGGTTATGTATGTTGATAACATCTTTAAAAAAATTCCATTTACAAATCAGAAAATAAATGCACATCGTGTGTATGAAGAATCTTGGAATACAGCAAACTTAAATTTTGTTTTTGACAAAACTATAGAGTTTTATGGTTATTTTCAGAGTAGTAAAAATTTTACAGGCTACGAAAGTAATGTTAAAGATTTATTTTACCCAGATGATAGTATCTATGAAAAACTATCTAAAAAATATCCACAAATAATGTATGAAAATACTTTATCTGTACATATCAGAAGAGCAGATTATTTCAATGTTAGTAATATACTACCTGTAGTTGACTTGACATATATAAATGAATGTATTAGACTGCATGGAAACTATGATTATATGTTCATATTTTCAGATGACAAAGATTGGGCAAGAAATGCTCTATCTTACGAGAATAGTGTAGTAGTCGATTCTTTAAAAACTGAAGAAGAGATGTGGTTGATGTCAATGTGTAAACATAATGTAATATCCAATTCAACATTTTCTTGGTGGGGTTCTTATCTAAATAAGAACAACGATAAAAAAATATACGCACCAAGTATTTGGTTCGGCCCAGGTGGCCCGAGTGAGTATAGTAATGTGTATGAAACCTATTGGAATAAAATTGATGTCGTATATAAAGAAGGTAGATTGATTGTTGCATAATAACTTAAATAAATAAAGATGATTAAACTTGTTTCAGATACTATAGATAGAGCTGATATAAACGCATTGATAGAATGGTTATCTAAAGAAGAGATTCCAATTCTTACAAAGAATAAATTAACGGTTGAATTGGAAAAAAAATGGGCTGATAAAATTGGAACAAAATATTCAGTTTTTGTTAACTCAGGTTCATCTGCTATTTTATTAATGTTATTGTCTCTTAAGCAAGGTAATTTCTTAAGAAATAATAAAATAGTATGCCCAGCATTAAGTTGGGCAACGGATGTTAGTACACCAATAATACTTGGCTTTGATACTATACTATGTGATTGTAATCTAACCGATTTATCGTGTGACCTAACAGAACTTGAAAAAATATTTAAGGAAGAAAACCCATCTTGTTTTATATCGGTAGCACCACTTGGTTTGGTTCCTGAAATGGAAAAATTAATTTCACTATGTGAAAAGTATAATGTTTTATTACTTGAGGATATTTGTGAATCTTTAGGATCTAAGTACAATGGTAAACATCTTGGGTCTTTTGGATTTGCTTCAGTATTTTCCACATATTTTGGCCACCATATTAGTACGATTGAAGGTGGGTTCATAAATACTAATGATGAGCAACTATATAATATGTTAGTAATGACTAGAAGTCACGGATGGGACAGAGACTTGAATGAAACAAATAAAGAAGAACTTAGAAAAAAGTATAATGTATCACGTTTTGATGCGTTGTATACATTTTATGTACCAGGTTTGAATCTCAGATCAACAGACTTGCAAGCTTTCATAGGTCTTAGGTCATTAGACAAAATAGACAAATTCTCTAATATAAGAAATACTAATTTTAAATTGTATAAGTCAAAAATAAAAAATAACAATTTAGACTTACAAGTTCAAAACGATTCATTTGTATCTAATTTTGCATATCCAATTGTTTCTGAAAAGAGAGACGTAATTGTAAATGAATTGATAAAAAATGGTGTTGAAGTAAGACCTTTAATTGCTGGAAATATGGCTAATAAACCTTTTTGGTATGAAAGATATGATAGAAAAGAATTTAAAAATGCTAACGTCATTGACAGATATGGGTTCTATGTTCCAAATCATCAGGACATGACCAATGAAGATATAGAGTATATTTGTAAAATAATAAATTTACAATATGAATAAATTGGTAACAATATATGTCGTAACTTATAACGAAGAGGCCATGATTGAATTTTTTATCAATCATTACAGAAAAAATTTTCCCGATTGTACAATAAATGTATATGACAATTTTTCAACAGATAGAACAAGAGAAATAGCAGAATCAATGGGGTGTGTAGTTCACACTTTTGAAACAGATGGATTTGATGACTCAGCTAATGTTGCGTTGAAAAAAGAGAAATGGAAAACCGCAACTACTGATTGGGTGATTGTTTGTGATTGTGATGAGTTGATAGAAATAAATCAAAATGATTTACTCTTAGAATCTGAATTGGGGTACGAAATCATACTGTTCGAAGGTTACACTCTTATGAACAATAAGACAAAAGAGGTTGATTTAAATAACTTAAAGTATGGGTTTAGAGATTATTCGTATGACAAATACTATTTGTTTAATAGAAATAAAATAATAGATATAGGATATAATTATGGTTGTCACAGATCCAACAATAATGCACCGGTTGCTATATCCGGTAATCCAAAAATAGGTTCTTCAAAAGTTTATAAAGCTTATCATTACAAGTATCTTAGTTTAGATTATTGTATAGAAAGAAGAAGAATGTTTGCTAAAAGAGTATCTAACTTTAATAAGCAAAGAGGATTTACATTGGAATACCAAAAAACAGAAGAAGAATTAGTATCGGATAAATCCATGGAACACTTGAGTTTAAAAAAAATATTCAACGAAACACAACTAATAAAAATAATACAATAATGAAAAACAGAACATCAATATCAGACTACGACAGATACAAAACTGTTTGTAAAAATGCTTATGAAAATGAAGAAAGTTTTCGTATATTTAAACAAAATTTAGATTACAAAGTAATACTAGAGCATGTGTCATTTGAACAAGGAGATAGATTTATAGATAGAACATTAGAGAATAATAACATAAATTATGATTATATAAATAAATTTAAAGAAAATGATATTTACGGAACGCCAGATTTGTTTACATACAGACATCCGTTTGGTTTGATATCTCCGTCCACTTTAAGGTATGTCAAAGTACTTAGTGATTTGATAAAATTTTTTGGAAGTTTAGATAATATGTCAATAGTAGAAATAGGAGTTGGATATGGTGGTCAGGCAAAAATTATTATGGACTACTTTAATATAAAGGAATATAACTTCATAGATTTGCCGGAAGTTTGTTCATTGACTAAAAAATATTTATCAAAATTTAATTACTCAAATTGTAATTTCTTAGATTTTGAAAATCTTCCGGATAGAAAGTATGATTTGGTAATATCAAATTATGCAATAACAGAGTGTACTATGGAAATTCAAAATCTTTATATAGATAAGGTTCTTAAAAATTCTACAAAAGGATATATGATTGGTAACAAAATTTCTCATCTGTTCAATATAAATAGTTATAGTAAAGAAGATTGGCAGCAAATTATGCCAAATATAACAATACATGAAGAAGTACCAGCTACAGCGGAAGGTAATTATTTAATGATTTTTTAAATTTATATATGAGTAAGTTATTAAGTTGTTATTTGTGGGCGTTTAAAAATTACAAAGCGGGTATTAAGTCTGTTAGCACAGTTAGAAAATTTTATCCAAATGCAGATGTATTTATAAATGTTGATTTTGAGGGTGATTTCGATAACTACACAAGAGAAGGAAATGAAATAAATGCAGTAGTTACAAAGAATAATTTTCAACTTGGTTATTGCGGAGACTTCAATAGTATTTATGGTAAAGTTACAGTTGGTAGAGAATGTTGGCCAAGAGAATATACTTTTGAATGGTTAAGAGGTGTATATGATGCCTGTCTAAAAACAGATTCCAAATATATCCTTTTACTCGAAGAAGACGATTATGTACTGAAACCAGTTTCAATTTTACAAACAGAGTTTTCTATCGCAATACATCCCACAGACCCATCTCCAATTGGAGTTAGAAGAGCTAACTATATACCAAATGAATTTATTATTTATTCATATGAGCATGGTGGTGTAGCTACATCACCTGGATATGCAGCCGGTGGTGGTACTATTTTTAATAGAGAGCACTTTGTAAAAGCTTGGGAAAAGTCTAAAGATGCTTTGTGGAAAGACTATGATTATCTTAAGCAAGTAAACAAAATAATAGGTTGGCAAGATTTTGTTTTTCAATTCGTGTTTATGATGGGCGGATATGATGTCATACAGAATCATAATCTTTGCGAAGAGTGGGAAGTTAAAGATTGGAAAAATTTTGAAATAGTAACCGGTTTGAAAGACCATACCCTTGTAGAATTATGAAAGATGTATTAATTGGATGTATAACAAACTATACTTTTGATAAAGTAAAATACTTTGTAAACTCAATAGATAGGAGTGGATTTACGGGTTATAAAGTAATGATTGTATATAATGTACCATTCGAAACAGTTGATGAGTTGCAGAAAAGAAATTGGATAGTAATAGCTTTTAATAAAGATGATGACAAAAAATGGTATACATACAAAAGTGATTTCAGAATAATGTGTGATAGACAATTGCATTACCATCAAACATTAGAACAACTCAATAAACAATTTGGAGACTTACGGTATGTGATGGCAATAGATCCAAAAGATGTTGTCTTTCAATACAATCCATCCGAATGGTTGGAAAAAAATATGGGTGACAAAAAAATAAATGTTGGATGTGAAAGTCTGAGATATAAAGACGAACCTTGGGGAAAAAATAATCTAACAGAAAGTTTTGGAGAATATGTCTATGATAGATGCAAAGACAATTTAATATTCAATTGTGGTACTGTAGCTGGTAATTGGAAAACTATGAGTGAATTGTTTCTAAACATATATTTGATGTGTATAGGTAGTCCAAACCAAACACCAGACCAAGCCGCTTTAAATGTTTTATTATCAATGGACATATATAGGAATATCACTAGATTTACGATGTCAGAAGAAGCGTGGGCTTGTCAAGCTGGTACTACAATAGATGAAAAAGTTCTGAAGACAAGCAAGGATAAATTAGTCGAACCTCAACCATATTTGGAGGGTGATATAGTTAAAACGAGTAAAGGTATAATATACGCATTAGTTCATCAGTATGACAGAATACCTACTTGGAAAGATATAATTGAAAAAAAATATTCTTAAAATGATAGTTGGAAAAGGAGACATAGCATCTGTACTAAATGATAGGTATGATATCATATTTTTTGCATCAGGTGTATCAAACAGTTCTGAAACAAGAGATAGTGAATTTCAAAAAGAAATAGATTTACTATTAAAGCAAGACAAAAGTAAGTGTGTATATTACTTTAGTTCGATAGCATTAGATATTTCAGATAAGGTAGTAAATAGATATTATTTACACAAGCTTCAAATGGAAGCATTGATAAAATCTAACTTTGAAAATTATGTGATAATAAGAATAGGGAATATAAATTGGGGTAAAAATCCAAATACATTTCTGAATGCTATGAGAAATAAAATCATGAATAACGAACCGGTTCACATAGTTGACGAGTACAGATATATTATAAACAAAGAGCAGTTATTATTGATGACAGATAACCTACCATCAAAAGGTCAGCATCAAATATCTGTCTTTGGTAGAATGGCTAAAGTAAGAGATTTATTAAAATGAAAGGGTTAATTAGTATATTCGTAATGCCTCAAGAATTAGAGGATTTAGCACAAACACTTGATAGATTAAAAAGAAACGCAGCGTTTTTAGATGACTCGGTTAAGTTTAAAATAGACATAACGATGTGTTTATCAGATGAACTGACGGATTGGAATAAATCAAGACTACCTAAAGAATACATAAAAGAAAGAACAGAAGAATTAGTTGAAAAATATACTGATTGGTGTTCTGAAAGATGTTTAGAATTTGAGATAAATGATAAAACATTGGGATGTGTATCACAAAGAAGAAAGAGTTGGAAAGAAAATCCAAATGTAGATTTTTTCATTTGGTTGGATACGGATATGTTTTTTAAAGATGTAACTCTTTACTATTTAGTAGATGCTTTCAAGAGGGTTAAAAATGGTGGTTATGATATGTGTGTTGTAACTCCAGAATTTGTTAAACAATGGGACAACACATGGGATGTAATAGTCAATAAAAAGTATCATTATGCACCTCTTGATTACTACAAAACAGTAGATATAGAAAAAGAATCCTTATCAAACAATTCCGAGATATCAATAATAGAAATACCAACATTCAAATTTGCAGGAGGATGGTTTACACTTATATCAAAACCATTATTGGACAAGATAGGCGTTCCTGAATCATTTGGACACTATGGTTTAGAGGATACTTTTGTAATGGTATGTGCTAATATAATGAAACAATCGGGTAAATTAGTTTCACAATTTGTTTTAGAAAATATCATAGCCGGAGAAATTCATAAGAATAGAACTAACAGAACAATCAAATCTTTCATTAGTTCTATTGACCGAAAAGATGAATTTAAACAAATAGCACACCAAAATTGGGAAAAAGAGGTTAAAAGTTTTATAGATTCAATAAAAGTTTGATATTTATAGAAAAATTAGAATACTATGAAATTTGAAATAACTCATCCCAAAATTTGGGCTAAAATATCCGAAAGGAAAATCCCAATGAAGAAAAAATTATCCATATATGAAAAAATGGGTGGAGCGTATCGTTTCGGCAAAGATGGAGGTGAGCAGGTATTCAATAAACTTACAGAATTAATTAAGTATAAAGCTAAGGTACATAAAGAATCTCAGGATCATGAGGTTTCAATGGCACATGGAAGTTTGGAAGCAATAATGAAGCATGTTAAAGAATTGATGGGTAAACTTGGTAAAGAAGAAAAAGAAATACCGGGATGGATACAAGACCATATTTCAAAAGCAGAAAGTTTCATACAGCAGGCAAATGACCAATATCACGAATATAACGGTAAGGACTAACATATAATTTTATACAAATGGATAACTGGTATTCGGTATTAATAACTATAATTACTATTTTAGGTGGTACAACCGCATGGAGATTTCTTGAAAAACGTGCTCTAAAGAAAGAAAGAGATGACGAATTTATTAGATTAGATTGCCGAGACAGAATAGCTAAGTTAGAAGCATTATTGAAAGAAGCAGCAGATGAAAAAGACGAATTAAGACAACTTGTATTGAAATTAACTTCAGAGGTAGCTGAATTACGTGTTAAAGTAGAATTTCTAACAGAGGAAAATCAAGAATTACTTAGAAAATCAAGAAAGAAATTATTGAATGATTAAGTTAAAAGGATTACTGACAGAAATTTTTACCAAACCTTCTACATATGTGTGGAATGGTTATAAAATTCAAACAGGTAAAATATACAATAATCCATTTCATACTGCCTTTAGACCTCTTCAAGAAGCAGATGCACCGGTAGGTAAAAAATTGAGAATATTTGATTTTGATGATACTTTAGTTAAAACCAATTCTTTCATATACATAAAACATAAAGATGGTAGAAAATCAAAATTGACACCTGGTGAATATGCTGTATACGAGCCAAAGGTTGGAGATGAATTTGATTTCTCAGACTTTGATAAAGTTAGTCAACCAAAAGAATTAAGACAAACGACTAAAATACTAAAAAGGTTTGTACAATCGGAAGGTGAACGTAAAATTGTCATACTAACGGCAAGGTCTGCTTATAAACCAGTCAAAGATTATTTGAGAGATATAGGATTTGATGGTATATATGTGGTAGCATTGGGAGACGCAGACCCACAAAAAAAAGCAGACTGGATTGAAGATAAGATAAAAACAGGATACACGGATGTATTTTTTATTGATGATTCTCATAAAAATGTAAAAGCTGTATCGGATTTGAAGAAGAAGTATCCAGATGTGAAGTTTAAAATCCAACAGGCAAAGCACTAATGTTAGATATTATCAACTCTATAATATTTCATCCATATGTATTAGCTCTGTATGGTGTAACTTTATGGCAAATAGAGCAGTGGTTTACTTCTAGAAAACCTTTTCTGTCATTTATAAAAGATGCACATAGAAACATAGGTCGTTCTCTCGTTTGGGTTGGTATAGTAGTAGTTTTTGATGATGAGATAATGGCTAAGTATAATCAATGGGCAGCTGTAGACTACTCTGATATACCTTTGTATTTTTACACCATAGCAGGATTTTTTATAGACTTAATAAGAACAAAAATAATAGACAAAGTAAAATAATGGCAAAGATATACTGGTTACATGGTCAGCCCGGAAGTGGAAAGACTACAATTGCAAAAAGATTACAAATTTGGTTACAGACAGATAAAGTAAACTGGAGGAAGACAGTATTTCATATAGATGAATCTGATGTCAATAAATTATATGGAGGTAAAAATGATTTAGAAACGATAATAACTATATCTAAATTTTTATTATCCACAAACCATGATGTAGTTGTATCAGCTTGTACACCATCTAAAAAATTTAGAAATAAACTCAAAGAAGAGACAAAAGTTCTTGAGATATACTGCCACAGTCGTAATAAAATAGGTAAAGAAAAGCAAATAATACTTGAATACGAAACACCAGACCAAACATTTGTAGACTTAGATACTACTAGTGATACGGAAACTACTTTTGAAAAATTAATCAAAATGATAGTGTAAATTTTTAGTATTATTATACATATACTTAGAATAGTTAAATTCTAACAGTATGGAAAATGAAGACAGTTACTTACCACCGGAGGGTACAAGAATTACTAAACCCGGCTTAGGATCTAGACCTATATTAGAATCTCAAATAAAAGCAGCTCAATCAAAAGCTAAGTCTGCATTTGAAGCGGCTAGATTATTAAGAGTATCATATAACACATACAAAAAGTACGCTAGGTTATATGGTATATTTGAGAACTTAAAAAATCCAACCGGAATAGGTATAAAGAGAAAGTTTGCAATAAGAAACAAGAAATACAAAATAGATGACCTAATAAATGGTAGAAATTTAAAATACCCACTGCATAAATACAAGAACAAATTATTTGATAGTGGATACCTACCAAAAGTATGTGGTAGTTGCGGATTTAGTGAGTCTAGAATAACAGATGGTAAAATGCCATTACTTATTGATTTTATAGATGGTAATCTTAATAATAGAAAGTTGGAAAACATTAGACCTTTGTGCTACAATTGTTTCTTTTTATTAGTAGGGGATAGAAACGGAAAAAAATGGTATGCTGAACATGGTATACCAGAGGAACCGCAAGATTTGGTAAATTAAAAAACTTGTACTATATTTGGTCAATGTTAAACTTAAACAATTAAAATTTATGGCAAAGTATTACACCGTTAATGTGGCAGTTGATTTTGAAGATGCAAAAGGAAAAGTTAAAAAGAAAAATGAACTTTATCTTGTAGATGCTCTTTCAGTTACTGAAGCAGAAGCAAAGCTTGTACAAAAGTTTACTAATGATGCAGTAAAACTTGAGTACGAAGTGGTTAAAGTATCAGAGACAAAAATCATTGATGTCCTCTAATATAAATGATATGTTGAAACAAACAGAAACATTTCAGTACAAAGTAGAGTATGTATGGTTAGATGGGTACACACCAGAACCCAATCTTCGCTCTAAAACCAAAATTATTACCATAGAAAAAGAATATTCGCAAGATGATTTCTATACTGATGGATTGCAATTATCAGACCTACCGATTTGGAGTTTTGATGGTTCTTCTACAAAACAGGCTGAAGGTCATTTTTCCGATTGTCTTCTTAAACCAGTAAAGTTGGTAAGAGATACTCACCGTACATATGATAGTTGGATTGCACTTTGTGAAGTTCTAAACGCGGATGGTACACCTCACTCATCAAATAAAAGAGCAACTCTGAAAGATGGAAATGATAACTGGTACGGATTTGAACAGGAGTATACATTCGTAAAAGATGGACGGCCCGTTGGATTCCCTAAAGATGGGTATCCCGCTCCACAAGGACAATACTATTGTGGCGTTGGTGGTGGATTGGTTGCTGAAAGAAAAGCAGTAGAACAACATTTGGATATTTGTCTTTCGGCAGGTCTATCTATTACCGGAATAAATGCAGAGGTTCTATTGGGTCAATGGGAATTTCAAGTGTTTGGTAAAGGTGCAAAAGATGCATCCGACCAACTTTGGATTGCTAGATATTTCCTTCACAGAATTTCCGAAGAGTACGGATTCAAAGTAGAGTTTCATCCTAAACCACTAACAGGTGATTGGAATGGTTCTGGTCTCCACACCAATTTCTCTACCAAATCAATGAGAGAGACAGGTGGGAAGGATTTGTTTGATAGAATCTTTACGGCATTTAAACAGAGACATAAAGAGCATATAGCAAACTATGGGTCATCCAACGAACAAAGATTGACGGGTAAACATGAGACACAATCAATTGATAAATTCAGTTGGGGTATCTCTGATAGAGGTTCATCAATCAGAGTTCCTCTTCAAACTGCAAATGAATGGAAAGGATATGTGGAAGACCGTAGACCGGCATCAAACGCAAACCCTTACGATATAGTTAAGGTTATAGAGGATTCATTGGAGATTGCAAAAGCATTCTAAACGATATGGAGAAAGAGATTAAGGAGCAAAAAGAATTAGTCCTTAAAAGAGTACCCCCCGGCGATAGATGGATATTCGCTGAGGGGCGTTCTCCTATTTTTGGATCACTAACCGATGCATTAGAAGCATGGTATCAAGAACATGGAGATACTAAGTTCTATATGGATGCTCGTAAAGGAACTGTTGAGATAGTCATGGAAGAAGAAGTTGAGGTGCCGGTAAAGAGATTTTCTTTGTATGGAGAGGAATAATTTTTTTTAAAGAAAGCAATATTTATTTTATATAAACTTAAACAACAAAACTATGGAAGTATTATTTGGAATTTTAGTAGGTCTTACAATAGCATTCATCTATGTTAATTGGAAAAACATGAACAAACCATCGGATAATAAAACAAACACTACTAACAATGGTGGTGGATATACATCTGTAAATGATGGTGTAGCTGGTGAATTGCCCAAAGATAACATCAAATAATAGTAAAATGGGATTCATTTCATTTGTAAAAAAATTTTTCGGAGCAAAAGAAATTGTTACCGAAATAAAACCACAACTTGAAGAGGTTAAACCAACAATACTCAATCCTACGGAAGAGCCAAAAATACTTCCTTCACACGAAACTTTATACATTCAACACTCGGATACGGTTAATAACCAAATAACAGATAGTGTTACTGTAACTAAAGATAATCCTAAAAAAGAAGTTACTAAAAAACGTAAATATTATAAACCAAAAAAGAAAGTTACAACAAAGCCAGCTAATAAAAAGCGAGCTACCAAGTAACTATGGCAAAGGTTAATAAAAAAGCCGGTATGAATATCGGCAAAATCAGTTTCGGAAAACGTAGAAAAGGAGTAGCTAAAAAAAGCTATGGCCCAAAAGAAGAAAAACCTAAAGCTTATAAAGGTCAAGGTAGATAATATTATCAATCATGAGGAGTCAAAAGTATTATAGAGAGATATACACATTCTTAAATGAAGATGATTCTGATAGATATGTTCATATAGGTTATGGCCGATATAAAGAAAAGGGTAAAGAAAAAGACAAAGATTCTCAAACTTTTAAAAAAGAAAAATCAGGAAAATTTGTACCAGTAGGTACAGATGAACCGGTTGAAAAACCAAAAACAATTGGTAAAGACGCAGATGCTACCGATAAAGCAAAAGAACCTGCTAAAGATAAACCTGATGCAAAACCTGAAAAGTCAAAACAAGCAGAACCACAAAAATTAAAAGCAGCTGACTTTAAAAGTGCAGCAGAAAAAGATGCTGAAGCAGATACTGAGGTAGATGATGAGTGGGAAAAAATGCCATTCAAAGAAAAGTTAAAAGTTTTAGCTAAAGCTTTTAGTGATTGGTGGGATGATAATAATGCTTGGAAAGAAAAACCAAAAGGTAGTAGACCAGACACGGAAAAAAGTCAAAGGTCAAAAGATACGGCTAAGTTAAGAGACTTAATGCCGGGCGGAGACTTTACAAAAAGACCACTAAGTTCAATTCCTAAAGTAGAATTAGACAAGGTTGCAACAAAAATAGATGACCTTGCTAGGATGGGTAAAGAAGCAAAGGAAAAAGGTGAAAAAGCTCCTAACTATAATCTATGTCAAGTATCTATTCCAGGCACTAATTTATATTGTAGTGGAAATAAAGGTATTCCAAGAGCAGAAATGCCGCAATTCAAAGGAACACCTGAACCTGGCTCTCGTGCAGAAAAACTTCCAAAGGATAAGAATGGTGAAGTAGATACTGAAGAATTTTTCAAACAAATGTTAGAAAAAGATGGTGTTAAAGTTTCCGAACCAACCGCAGTTCCTCCGGACAGATTGAAATCAACTCAATCGGAATTAGTTGGTGTAAAAGTTGCAGGTATGTCACAAGTTCTTGACGCCGGTGCAAACCATCCTGCATATGGAGCCATAACGGCACCTATATATGTGAGTAATGATGGATATGTATTAGATGGTCACCATCGTTGGGCAGCAGTAGTTGCTCATAATGCAAAAAATCCAGATAATCAAATACCAATGAACGTAAGAGTTATTGATGAACCAATAGAACCATTAGTTAAAAGGTCTAACAAATTCGCAGAAGATATTGGAATTAAACCAAAAGCAGCAGATACTGGTTCCTCAGGCGGGCCAGCACCAATAGCTGAAAAAAAATCAATTCATAGAAGAAAATGAGTGTGTTAAAAGACATAAAAAACATTGCTATATTAATACTTTTAGCAGTAGTAATTGTTTCACAATTCAAAGGATGTACACCTTCTTGGCCATGGGGAGATAGTAAATCCGATACAACTGTAGTGGTTGATACAACTTATGTTAAAGTTAAAGAGGAGGTGCCTGTATATGTTCCAAAATGGAGGACAAAATTAAAAACCGATACACTTGAAATTGAAAAAATAAAAGATGTAGATACTGCTGCAATATTAGCTGACTACTACTCAAAATATCAGTATATAGATACTCTTAAATTATCTTATACAGATAGTTTGGGTAAAAAACTCACATTTGGAACAGGTGTAGTAACTGATACAATATCAAGAAATACAATTACTGGTAGAAGCATTATATGGAACTATCAGATACCTTATATAACTAAAACAATTACAATATATCCACCGGCACGTAGACAATTATATGTAGGAGCAGGTACTGCTTTTAATAGAACTAATTTTGTAGACAATGTATCCGGTGGATTGATATATAAGAATAAGGAAGACAAAATATATCAATTTAGTCTTGGTTTGGGAAATCATGGAGGAGGAGTATCACCATTTGTCGGTGCTGGTATATACTGGAAAATAAAGTTAAAGAAATAAATAATATCGTACTCATTTCCTATATTTATTGTGGGTAATTGTTACACTATAAAAATATGTAGCAATTATGAATAATTCAAAAAATGTCATGGGATTTTTAGGATCCCTTTTAGTAATGGGTATAGCAATATCCATATTTTTTATGCTTATGTCAAATGAAATGCCAGCTAGTAACAGAGAATTACTGATAGCTTTTGTATCCGTTTTATTTGGCGCAATGGCTGGTAGTATTAAGAAAATTACCGGAGATGATGATAGTTCTAGCATATTGAGAGAATTGGAAAAGAAAAATGAATATTTAGAACAAAGAATTAAAGACCTAACTGGAAAAAAATAATGAGAACGAGAGACATAATACTATTAGGAATAGGAACTATTGCTATTTTGGTTTTCATTGGAATAATGTTTGATTATTATCTTAAGACACAAGAGACTCAGATAATAAAGAAAAATGTATACTACGACTCTTTATTATTAGACGAACAAATTCTCCTAAAAAAGAAAGATAGTCTGATACAATTGGAAGGCAATCAAATAAAAAACAAACTCGGTAATCACGAGTATAGATTAAAAAAAATAGAAAAAGTTATTGAAAATATGGAAAAAAAGTAGTATATTCGTACTACCTAAAATAAAAAGTTATTATGAAAAAATTTAGTGAGTTTATTACAGCATTGTTAGTATCAATAACTATTGGTCTGGCAATATCTTATGCGACGATTTTGATACCATTTATGGTAGACATCTCATTTCTTGAAGCTGTGGCTGTGTATCATTTTTGGATACACTTGGCAAACTACTTAAAGACTTACGAGCAAGTGGAAGAAGAATAATATTATTTTATACTTATTCAATAGTATGTAATAAATTATGTAAAAAACAATTTAAACCCATATAGAAGATGGTAAGATTATCAGAAAAACTTACAATAGTAATACCATCTAAAGATGAAAAGTGGATTATATTAGATTGTTTAGAACTTATATCGCAGCAAATTGGAATAGAAGGCACTAGAGTAATTATAGCTGACAGCTCTGAGATATATTTTTCACAATACATACTTAAGAATTTTTCAAAACGATTCAAGTCAAAACTTAATATTGACATAATAAGAGGTGGACTACCTTCTGAAGCTAGATTATTTGGTAGTAGATGTGTTACCACTCCGTTTGTCTTGTTTTTGGATGCCGATATATGTTTATTGGACAACAAATTGTTACAAAATATATTTGATGAAAAATTTTTAACTGAAGATATAGATTTGTTGACAACCAATATAACAACGGATTCTAAATACGATTTGTACTACAGAGTTTTTGATTTTATACAAAAAATATCTTTAAAGATTAATTCACCATTTGCGGTAGGGTCTTTTCAGTTATGGAGATTGGAAGCGTATTGGAATACAGGTGGATTTGTTCCAACACAAAAATTTGCAGAAGACTATTGGCTTTCAAAGCAAGTAAATCCAAAAGCATTTAAAGTTTTTAATACCAACAAGGTTTGGACTTATCCACGAAGATTCAAGAAAAAATCAAAGTTGTACATGATTAAGATGTTAATAAAATCATACTTAAACAGAAACAATCCATCTTTCTTTGATAAAGATCACGACTATTGGAAATAATTAAAAGTTTACATATATTTGAAAACAAAAAAGTTATAAATTATGGAAGAGCAAGTAAAATACAATGAATTAGACCCTGTAAAATATGTTGAGGCAAAGTACCCAGAAACATGCGCTGAGTATAAAAAAATTATGTTAGAAGGTTATGAAACATTTTGTCGTAAACAAATGAATTATGGACCAGATAACATAGCCGTTGGTACATCATTAAAAACCGATGATGACATCAAATTATCACTAACGGGAATTTGGTTTCGTGCAAATGACAAAATTCAGAGATTAAAAAATTTAGTTGTGTTGGGAAAGCCTGACCAAGTTGGTGAATCCATAGATGATACTCTACAAGACTTGGGAGTATATTCAATTATTGCACAAATAGTAAAACGTAAAAAGTGGGCAAAATGAGAAATATCAAAGTTAAAGAAATGATTAAGGATATAGACATCGATGATTTTTCCAGATATGAAAATAAAGCATTTGCCTCAATGAAAAAACAAAATTTTGGTTGGTATCGTCCAGCCGATAATGATGAGTTTCCAGTTGGGACATATATGGAATCAGTAACTGGCCGTGGTATAAAATATTACTTCAAAAGTTCTGGCTCATCTAATAATAGATTGTGTCACAATGTTGATGATGCTAACACCATCATAAAAAAATATAACTTTAGTAAAGTATATGCACAAGACTATTATGAAGATGAGGATAAAATTATCTACTCAAGAAATGTTTACGAGTTAGTTACAGATGATGGTATGTTTGTACTATCTGTATCCAATGTTCCAAATTTACCTTTTGGTATTAAGGGTAAAAAATCATCCAGCAAGGATAATGTTTATATTGGACTTAGTGGTAACGGAAAAGAAGAGCTGTATGAGGAGATAAGAAATGAGATAATATCCAGCTATCGTAAACCGGCAGTTCCTCCAAATAATGTTTACTTGGTAGTTCAATCACATGGTGGTTATGATGTTGAAATGTTTGATTTACCAAAACAAAAAATTGATATAGAGTTAAATTATGGTTCAGAATTTATACCTATACACAAAAAGATTATAGAAACTCTAAACACACAGAAGAGTAAAGGTCTTGTCTTGTTACATGGTGAACCTGGAACAGGAAAAACTCACTACTTGAAATACATAGCTAGTAAAGTTAAAGATAAAAAAGTTTTATTTATTCCACCATTTCTTGCCGAGTTTATTACTTCACCACAAATGACGCCGTTCTTAATTGATAATGCAAATTCGGTTTTGTTTATAGAAGATGCAGAACGAGTAATAACCGACAGAAATGAGAATGGTAGCAATGGTGTATCAAATATTCTTAACATTACCGATGGTATTCTTTCGGACATTCTTAATATTCAAATTGTTGCAACCTTCAACATGGATAAAAAGAAAATTGACTCTGCTCTACTCCGTAAAGGTCGTCTTATAGCTGAGCATAGATTTGATGCACTATCGGTTGAAGATAGTAACAAACTTTTGAAACATTTAGGTTCAGATTACGTTACATCAAAAGAAATGACCTTGACAGAAATATATAATTATAAAGATGAACATTATGTATCTGAAGAAAAACGTACAGTAATAGGATTTAGACCTCGTTAATTACATTCATATGTCAAATCATAGAGATATAAAACCAGATGAAAAAGTTTGCTTTAATTGCAAACATATGCTATGGATGGTTGGCATAGGTGCAGGTGTAAGATGTGGTTATGCTGCAGATAGTAAAACACTAATTCCTATGATTCCGCATTTAAAACACACATGCGATAAATTTGAAAATAAAAATGAAAAACAAAGTTGAACTAATAGGACATTATGGGTCTGATGTTACTCACGCACAATCTGCATGGACATCTACAAGTAGAGACCTCAGTCAAGAAAAAATTGACCGAATACCCAAACTATTGAAGATGTTGGCGGATGAAGGACATGAAACTCCATTTGAAAAGAGTTCATTCCATTTCTTGGTTACGGTAGACCAAGCAACTCATATCCACTTATTGAAACACAGAATTGGTGTAAGTATAAATGGAGAGTCTGCTAGATATAAAGAATTGAAAGAAGACAAGACTTACATACCTGAAGATTGGAAAGATGTTCAATTTAGTCAGAGTTTTTCTGATTGGGCACAAATATTGAAAGCACATTCCGAAACAGCAGATAGATTGTATCATCGTGCACTAACAGATTTGACTCCTATCTTAGGAAAAAAGAGAGCAAAAGAAAGTGCCAGATACTTTAAGACATTCAATTCTCAAATCACAATGGATGTCATGTTTAATTGGAGGTCTTTTGTACATTTCCATCGGCTTAGAGCAACCGAACACGCACAGAAAGAGGTTAGAGAGTTGGCAATGGAAATGATGGATAAGATTAAAAACATAGAAGGCAATCCGTTTAAACATACTATAGAAGCATTTAATCTATAAAAACAATATTTATGGGAAAGATTGAAAGAAAATCTGCAGACAAATGGGAATTAGTAAGTGAGGATAACGCTTGTAAGCAGATTTGGAAGTACGACAAAACAAAAAACAAAAATGGTCCAGTATCCGTAGAAACCATTTGGAAAACATGGATATTAGACGAATGGGAAAACAAAAGAAAATATGACAAAGATGACAAGTAGATTATTCACCACATTATTGGTTTTAATTGGACTAACTGCATTTGGACAATTACGAGATTCCATTTATGTAAAGACGGAAATATTTGAAGTAGTTTATTCCGAAGTCTTGGAGCAACCAAAATGGTTGAAATACAATTCTACCAATCGTCCTAAAAATGTAGATAGGACAGGGTTGGACTTTTACAAAGTACCCTACATATACACTTCTGATAATGCTGACTACGCTAAAAATACCTTTGATAAAGGACATCTAGCACCCGCGGCATCTTTCGCAGATTCTGAAGAAAACATGAAAGCAACATTCTCATATTTGAATTGTGCACTACAACATCAAGACTTGAATCGTGGTGAGTGGAGACTACTAGAGGAACAAGAAAGAGCATGGGACTCATCTGAAAACTTAGAAATATTAGTTAAAGTAGTGTTCGGAAAAGAGTCATATCAGTTACCATCCGGAGCAACAGTTCCTACAAGATTTGAAAAGCATATTTACTTTACCAAGAAAAAAACATGGGCTTGTTATGATTTCCCAAATGAAAAACCATTAAACAAATGGCCACAATATTTATTCGTATGTCAGATTCACCGATAGGGGTGGGGGTTGGGGGCAAGGTCGTCTCCGTCACCAAAATTTTTTGATAGTCTATGTTAAATATAAATATACCAGTTACAGAAGCCTTCATCCGTGGTGAGTTCCTACGAGGTCACACCGATTCGTTTGATAAGCGTTTTCCGTGTTACATATTCGGAATGGCATCCATACCGGGCCAAGCACCACTATTTCATTTCATAATGGAAGACGGCGGACTTTGGTGGCGTATGCCGATTCATGCGTTTTGCCATCGTGAGGATGCGCCGGTTCAAGAGTTAGACGAATTGGTACTTTGGGACTCGTTTAGTTATCATCCCACCGCCACTTGTTTTTCTATATTAAAGAACAAACGGTGTGAGTTTGTGTCTCGCCGGCGAGTGACTTATTCGGGCCGTTATCTATTCACTTTGGATTGGTCGGCATCGGATGATGGTTCACATACCGACTACGGCCTAAGTGAGTTTCCCTCACAACACAAATGTGGTCATGTGATAGCAATGGATAACGGTAATTTTGCCATCCAACCGAATAATCGTCTACGCATTCACGACCCGTCATTCACTGTAAAGGAAGACCTCGTGATACACCGAAAATACAACACGACACTTTGGACGGCCGAGCGTAATTCTCGCTGGGTTACACCCGATACTGATGTTATGAATTACGACCATACCGATTTGGGTAATGGTGAGAGTAATGCGGCACGTTCGGCAGAATATAATAAGAAAGATGCGGCTGGTATTTGACCACAAACATGGTAGATACGATAACGAAAACAATCTACCTCTAATTTATGTAGAGTGTGTGCGTGAGAACGAGACGACACGAGAATTATTTGAAACGGGGTGGTTGCCATGGGGTGACCGATGGTATCAAACTCGTTCCGCAAGATTACGTTCGGGCCGTATTTCAAGTCGGCGTAAAAAGGAATTGTCCGCTATTACCATCAAAGAAGGACTTAGCGATACGGAAAATGCCGAATGGGTAAAGAGGTTTGGATTGACGACCGGTTGGGCCGCATATGAAAAATACGGAGTACCCTATACATTTAGTTTTGATGACCGATTTTGGGGTCTTGCTAAAATCTATGACGACCAATTTTTATACTGCCTTATGTCAACTGACCAATATCCCGAATCATATGGCACACTCTCTTATTACTATTTAATGAATAAGTTTGGTGGGGATTTTGAGTATTTATATATAACTGATTATTATGATGAATTTAAGTACAAATCTCAGCTTTTTGGCTTTGAATATTGGACAGGATTTGAGTGGGTTAAGAAACAATAGTTTACTATATGAAAATAAAGTTACCAGAAGGAGTAGGAATTTGTATACAAGGCCCAACCGACTTTACCGATATTTGTTACTTTTGGAATGGGTTTGATTGTCCGGTGGTTTGGTCTACTTGGGAAACCGAACCTGCTAAGAACATTCTTAAAATTGAAAGGTCAGGTATAGAAGTGATATTATCACCGAAACCGAATTACAGCGGATACCTTAATTTCAATATGCAGTCGACTTCTACTCGGGTCGGATTGACTCGTCTGAAAGAATTGGGAGTCAATCATGCTGTAAAAGTCAGAAGCGATATGATATTTTCGGGAATAGAAACCGTTTGGCAAGAGATAGTCGGTTGTGATATATCTTTTATGCATTCTTACAATCCTAAGTATTGCCCTGAATTGGCTTATTGCTTGGATGGAATATATCATGTTGGGTTGGACTTTACATTAGACCATATCGTGTTTGGAAATATAGATACTATGTTATACGTGTTTGGTGGACATGAACATTGGAATAGACCAATACCACCGGAGTCTATTATATTGAAACGATGGTTAGACTATCGCAATTTGGTTCATGATTTTCGTCCTGAGTATCTGAAGCAAAACGGATTGGTTTACTTTGGCCCTATCGCTATGAAACACTCTAAACAAGTATTGTGGTTGAAAAACAATTGGGACTTTACAGGTATTATGCACAACGAACCAAATCAAAGAATTTATTAAAATGAAATATGTATTGTTGTTACACTAAAACTAATTATTATGAATAAGTTAGCAGAAATATTCAAAGCTTGGAACATTGCGTTTAATCCAAACGAACCACAATCGGAATTGGCAGGTAAAAGATTGACTATATGTAATTCATGCGAGTTTCGTGCCGATACACCATTTAAAAGATGTACAGTCTGTGGATGTGCTCTTAAAGCTAAAGTGTTCAGTCCTGTTAAGAATGCTTGTCCAAAAGGTTTTTGGGCAGAAACAGATCGTGAACTGCCGGATTGATATATTTATAAGGGATGAAAACACTTTTAACGATTTTACTTTTATTATTCGGTGTACCACAAGAAAGAGTGGTGTATAAGATTGAATATTATGACCCACTAAATGGCGCACAGATAGGATTGGTTCTTAACAAGATGATTGGACAATTTAGTCCAAATTGTAGACCAAATTCTTTAACCGTGGGTTCATCAGGTACTATTCTTTATTTCAGTAGTCCGTGTATAAGTGGTGAGGAATTAAAGAATGTCTCATTAAGAACTATACCCGATGCCCGTGTAAGAAGGATTTATCGTAATGGTGGAATCATATGGCCTACACCACCCCTTAGTGATAAGAAAACAAAATGATACGACTCAAGGATATATTGAAAGAATCCGAAACACAACGTAACATTGCTATGGTTACAGGTGTTGCCGAAATACTTCGTGGGGTGATTGACCTTGCTAATCGTAGGGATTTGGCATATGAAATGTTGGATAAATTTAAGAGTGAAGGTATTTCAGTCAATGAACAGCAATTTCTTTCCATGTGTGGATTGACTTCTGCTAAAATTCCTTCGTTTACAATGGCAGTTCAAAACGAAGCTGATAGTCCTACCGAACGTACACGTAGATACAATCGTAAGAATAAGAAGAAGGTTCGTGCATATCTTCGTAAAACACAAGACGACCGTGTTGCACGCAATGGTGACCGTGCCAAAGCAGTTAAAAAACATGGTAAATCAAAAATGCGTAACCATGATGTACATCATCCCAACGGCCCGCAAAATGGTGGAGCACGTTTGGCTAAAAAAGACCACGGACCAGATAAGAAAAAGTAATGAATAAATTGTTTACGATTGTTACTCTAATTCCATGCATATCACTTGCTCAACCCGACTGGCGTGAACAGCCCGTTTTCTTTGGAGTTGGAGTGGGTGTTGGAATAGGTATGGGTGACAGAGTTAGACCCGAAAGATTAGCATTTGGTTTAGGCATTGGAAAGATGGCACATGATAATCTCAGAGGTTATCCCATGGATCCGTTTACAATATCATTTGGGGCATTTGTAGCAGGTAGAGTTGGTAAAGAAATCCGTGAAAGAAGAAGATTAAAAAGAGGATTAAAGTAGTATGTTTTCAGAAGGTGGATGGTTCATGATTTTTGGAATATTATTGGGACTCTCAATAATGATTTCTTCTTTGTATTTCGTAAATAAACTTTTCATAGTAGCTACTCAAGACATTCTTGTCAAATTCATTTTGCTTGTTTTCACATCTCTAGTTGCACTATACATAGTTGATAAATTGATAGCCTTTCGTATAAATCTTTTACCAGAAGAACAGAACAAAGAGTTATTTGATTTGATTAAAACGCTGGTACTTATGATATTTTCTTATTATTTTGGAACTAAATCTAACAAATCATGATACTAAAAAATTTAAACAAAATAATCGCGGTTTTAACAATCATATTAGTAATCGTATTGATATGGAAAGCTCTACAACCGGAGGAACATTACAGCAAGGTAGAACTAGTTAATACAAACTTTATAGTGAATGATAGTCAGTTACCATTCATAGATACCACACTTGCTGTCGGACTTAATTTAGCAGGAGTAAATTTCACATCGGTGGTAGTGAAAGACCTAACCGGTGAGATACAATCCAAATTTAGACAAGACAATGTTGGAGTTGAATTATACGCGGCAATAATTGGAAATCGTTCACAATTTATACTTTACATAAGAGATGTATCTCGCAGAGAGTCTATAAAAATAATAGCACATGAAATCATACATCTTCTTCAATATAAGTCTGGTAGATTATCTGTGATGCCACCCGATAAAATATTTTGGCAAGGTGACACTTTAACAAATGATGACTTATATAATATGACTTATGTAGATCGTCCATGGGAACGTGAAGCGTTTGATGGTGAAGATGGATTGGCTGATAAAATGGAAGAAATCCTTTACGGAAAAAATATGTAAAGATATTTATACCTGTCAATTGGGGTTACATATTAGTTATTTTCACTTTAAACTAATATGAATATGAAAAACTTTTTTAAACAACTTTTTAGCGATGACAATCAAATCAACGAAAAATCATTCGTTGGATTTTTAGCTTTCTTATGCATGGTGACTACACTAATAGCTGATGTGGCAACCGGTATAATGGGTAAAAATATGCCGATACATGAATTTGTATTTGATGGATTCATGGTAATTGTATTGGGTTCATTTGGAATCGGTTCAATTGATAAATTTATAAACGCAAGAAAAGATAAACAAGCAGAAGGAGAAACAGAGTAATGAAAGATTTCTTAGAAGGCGTCGGTATTAATATAGCCCTTTCCGTTGCCGGGTTCTTTGGTAGTCTTCTTATGATTGGTAAGAATGCAGCTACAGATTTAAGAACCACATTTATGTCAATTATTGGTGGAGTCGCTTCGGCTAACTATATGACGCCTGCTATAGTTGATATGCTCAGATTATCAGATTCTGAATATATATTATCAATAGCATTCCTCATAGGATTTATGGGGTTAAAGCTTGTAGAAGTTATAAGTAAAAAATTGTTTAAAAATGTACAATGATGATTACTATTAATCTTATCGCAAATGTAATGGTTATGATTTCCGTTACATTCTTTATTATTGGCGTATTTGGCAGACGTAGCCAGACAATAGAAAAAATGCCACTATCTGAACAATACTTTTTAAGAATTTCCTTGTCTGTTTTAGCAGCTGGTTCATTATTAAATATATTAACTGTTTCAACACCGCATGCAACTGAAGTTATTTTAAATGTAGGCGTTGGATTGTTATTTACATGGGCAGCATGGTTTCATTGGAAATATTTTGTCAAAAAATCAAACAAATAGATTATGAATTTAGAAAAATTAAAAGGACACATTCCAGATTCGGTAATAGCACAAATTCCGTCTGTTGCTGAAAAATTCAAAATTGATACACCTTTAAAACTTGCACATTTTCTTGCACAATGTGGACACGAATCTGGTGGCTTTAAAGTTGTAAATGAAAACCTAAATTATTCTGCAAAAGGTCTTATGGGAATATTCAAAAAGTATTTTCCAACTGAAGAATTGGCAAAGCAATACGAAAGAAAGCCAGAGAAAATTGCAAATAAAGTATATGCCAATCGTATGAATAATGGTGATGAAGCGAGTGGTGATGGTTGGAAATTCAGAGGCCGGGGATATATACAATTGACAGGTAAAGCAAATTATACTGCGTTTGGTCAATCTATAAATGAAGATATTACAGCAAATCCTGATAAGGTATCTACGGCATATCCATTATTATCTGCAGCATGGTTTTTCTCTAAGAATTGTTTAGCAAAATGTACATCTCCAACGGTTGAAGCAGTAACAGCAGTAACAAAATGTGTTAATGGTGGTACTATTGGTTTAGAAGACCGTAAGAAACATTTTGAAGAGTATTTTAAACTTTTATCTTAACAAAAGTTATGCTTATCCGAAAGGGCGATGTTGGAGATAATGTAAAAGCATTACAACTCAAACTAGGATTAGTTACAGATGGTATATTCGGAGAATCATTAGAAGCATCTGTTAAAACATTCCAAACTAAAAATGGATTAGTTGCAGATGGCATAGTTGGAAACAAAACTTGGAATGCCATATTAACTCTTGGAATATTACAATCAAATTATAAATACTCAAAGGAAAAAATTGAAAAAGCAGTAAAATCAAAGGGTTATACATGGTTTGAAGATAAACTTAATATAGTTGGAGTAAGAAATTCTGATACAAACAATCAAGTTACAAATGCATTTGACGATAAAATTACTGTATCTAAAAATGATAATGGGATTTGGAAATATTATGAATGGACTATTACAACAGATCCAGGTAAAAAAGGAGTTATTCAATTCGGTAACCCAGCAGGAGTGGCTAGAATGGTTCCGGGTCAATATACAGAGTCCCATGCTTTAGGACTTCACAAAGGACAATATCAGGCATTGAGACAGCAGAAACCAGTAAAAGTTTATAGGGACGCAAATAGAGATTTAACTTATGATGAAACAACTATTCAAGAAGGATTATTTGGAATCAATATTCATAAAGCTGGTGTGGATAGCACTCTTGTGGAGAACTGGTCAGAGGGATGCCAAGTCTTTAAAACGGCAGCACACTTTGAAGCGTTTATGGAACTTTGTCGCAACTCCGGTCAAAGGGCTTTTACCTACACATTGGTAGAAAGCAGAGATATTGTTTAATAGCCAAAAATAAAGTTACAAATATCAAATTTTTTTAGTATATTTGGGAACATTGGGGGTATAGCTCAGCTGGCTAGAGCATCTGCTTTGCAAGCAGAGGGTCATCGGTTCGAATCCGTTTACCTCCACAATGGTCTCATAGCTCAATTGGATAGAGCAATTGCCTTCTAAGCAATAGGTTTCGTGTTCGAGTCACGATGGGACTACTGATTTTGTAATATCAAAAAAAAAGTCGTATATTTGTAATATCATAGTCCGGTGGCGCAATTGGTTGGCGCAGGATGCTTATACCATCAAGGATGTTGGTTCAAGTCCAACCCGGACTACAATGAGAGGCAGACGAAAGCTCAGGCGTAAGTAAGGGATGCATACTCTTACGGCGGCAAGTAGACACACGAAGAGCGTAATTAACTCTTCCCTCATTTTGCTAACCGGGCAATAGTACGATGCAGGCTCATCCCGGCGGGATACAAGGTGACGGTCAGGAAAGACTGACAACATAGTCAGGAGCGTAATGAGGCGTGGCTAGCCAAATCCCTAAAGGGTTGCACATTGCAGGTTCAAATCCTGTCCTGACTACAAAATAAAAACTATGAAAACAAATGTAAGAAACACTATTTTTTTTGAACTGAAAATCATAAAAGAATATTGGCAGATAACTTCTATACTTGCAACTATTATATTTTTCTGCGTTTACTTTTGGCTACAAAGTAAGGAAGCAAATGAAAGAGTTGAAGAATTGAGTATTACTAACAAAGAACTAAAAGACAGAATAAGTCGTTTGGAAGGACAAGTGGATGTAATCAATAGTAATATGGTTTTATTTGTGGAAAGAAATCCAGGTCTGACAACATATCGTTTGGAAATGTTGGAAGAAGCAATGGATGTTCAACAGGTTTTGAATAGTCTTAATAGGAGAAACGAAACCGAAATTAAAATAGTTCAAATACCTACACCTGTGCCGGTATTTAATCCATCTCTCACACCGCCAACATATAATCCGACTCAAATTCAAAGGTCAGATTCAAAAGTAAGTGTTCCGCAAAAGAAAAAGAGTTTGTTTAAAAATAATTAAATTTGTATATTGTAGAATAAGGGCCCTTAGCTCATTCGGTTAGAGCAAATGACTCATAATCATTAGGTGGTTGGTTCGATCCCAACAGGGCCCACAAAAAGGAGAGGTGGCAGAGCGGTTGAACGCGGCGGTCTTGAAAACCGTTTTACTGAAAAGTAACGGGGGTTCGAATCCCTCCCTCTCCGCATTTTTTTCTTTTTCTTATATTTAATCATAAATTATGGAGTATAAGTGGAAAGGAATAAATCTATATTCAGAAGAAAATAATAAAAAGATTAGTCGGATTATTCAAATAGAATGGAAAATAACTGAAGCAATCCGAAACGGACACAAATCGTATTGGGGAGACCAATTTAGAGAAGAAAGAAATGAAATGTTACAATTAAGAAAAGAGATACTAGGAGAAAAATAAATAAGCCCATATGGCGTAATTGGTAGCCGCGCTAGACTTAGGATCTAGTGAAGTGATTCGTGGGGGTTCGAGTCCCTCTATGGGCACATTTAGAAATTAAAAAACATATATTTATATTTGTAAACATTAAACAATTAGTTATGACAGAATTTTCATTTTTTGTAATGGGTGTTATAGGAACACTACTTACATCTACAATAGTTAGTATGATAGATTTTAAATTAACTCTCAATAATTTGAAGAGGTCTTTGACTGACATAAAATCGGTCAGAGAAAAACGAGAGGAATTACTTGATAAAAAAATAGATTCGGAAAAAGAAAACTTGATTAAGTTTTTGAAATCAAATGTAGAACATCTAAATTCCAATTTGGAAGTTTTGCAAAAAAGACAAAGTGAAACTTTTGAAAAATTAAATACTGATTCTATAAATGGTTTTGATAAGATACATAATAGAACTACATTTGAAGTTGATAAATTATGGAATAGAATCACGGATGAAGTTAATGTATTAAGAAATCAAATTGCTTCTAGACAAATTCAAAACTATGATGACTCTCATATTATTAATAAAATGTCAGAGTTGGAAAAAAAATTAGATTATTTTATAACATTAGTTTCTAATATTGATTCGAAAAAGACTAGAAAGTAGTTTTGTAAAAGTCAAAAATAATACTTATATTTGTAATGTTCTTTGAAATATGGGGGTGAATAGAATTGATTGGTAACATAGTTCATTTCCTGCAAGTGGTGTTAGATGGAAACACTTAAATCCTCTATCAACAAACAAACGGAGAGCAAATCTCTACCTTCACCTTCGCAGATGCTATGGCATTTGTAGGTGCAGAAGAATACGCACTAGCTGCCTAGTCTTATCCCGTATCACTCATGGGATGTGTCAAAAAGAAGTGAGCCAGTTTTCTTGGTAGTCACAAAACCAAGTGGTGGATCCCGGATTTCCGGAGCCCAGTATGGCGTAGTAGCCAAGTCTAACTACTACCACCGTCATTCCGAAGCGGTGTGAGAATTTCGGAATAAACTTGTGAGTGAAGGAATGGGTTAGTTAAACAAGACGGGAGTGCGAATCTCCCCACCTCCACTAAAAATATTTGTAAACTTGTAAAAGTTTTCATATATTTGTATAAATCGCGGGATAGAGCAGTGGTAGCTCACTTGGCTCATAACCAAAAAGTCGTAGGTTCGAATCCTACTCCCGCTACGAAAGATGTTATTTGAAATAAACAAATGTGGCCGAATAACCACTAATCAGGTGGTAAGGCATTCTCAATGTGGGCTGAAAAGCCCCAATGGAGTTGTCGTGACGATGAGATAAAATCACCATCACTAGGGATTAGGCCAATCCTATTAGTGCTCTGGATACACCGAAGAAATTGCATCTATGATTGCAGGTGTTGTTGGTAACCAATCCAATCGTTCATTAACAAACGGAGTCGCTATCCGTTTGGAGCGTGGGTGAAAAGGGGTCGTCAGTTGACTTGTGAGTAAATGTGAGTCTCACCATTTTTTTATTTCATTATAGTATTTGGGTGTATAAAGCTTTCTAACCGAAAGGTCAGTAGGGAATAGTTGATGGCAAACTATTGGAGAGATAATGAGAGAGCTTAGTCATTTACACCTAAAAATTTTTGTCCAATATGGGAAATTGATTGTTATGGAAAATATAGTACTACCGATGTGTATACTCGGTATTTTTTTATTTATGTATGGGTACAGAAAAAAATACCTAAATTATGAAGAATATCCTTCTGCCCCTGTATCTAAACTGATACCTCATTGGTATGAGATTAAGTCATGCCTAAATGACAGTATAAAATATACTGGCCCTTTTATATTCACTCCTTTTATGAAAGGTGATGTGGTGGTAGATGAGGATGGTCAGAAATATGAAGTTGGTAATAGAGTAAGAGAAAATCCGAAAGATAACATAATAGTAGTTTCAAAAACAATACGATGGAGATGCGAACCCCAATAGTCTTTAATGCTAAAGAATGTAAAGAGTGTAATGTCCCAAAAGGTTGGGGACATGAAATCATTTTTGAAAACAATGAACTTTATTGTGGAAAACTTTTGTGTTTCAAGAAGGGAGCAAAGTTTTCTATGCACTATCATCTGATTAAAGATGAAACTTGGTATGTGAAAGAAGGTGAGTTCATCTATCGTTGGATTAATACAGTAACAGCGGAGGTAAAAGAAGTCCTACTAAAAGAGGGAGATACCGTCAGACAATTACCTGGCCAACCACATCAATTGGAAGCATTAACAGAGGGTGTTATATTTGAAGTATCCACACAACATTTTGATTCCGACTCTTACAGAGTTTGGAAAGGAGATGGTCAAATAACTAAAATATGAAAATTTGGGTGAACGGAACATTTGATGTCCTACACATAGGACACATTAGACTATTAAAGTATGCGGCATCTTTAGGTGAATTGCGTGTTGGTATAGACACCGATGAAAGAGTTAAACGATTGAAAGGTGATGGCAGACCTTTTAACAATTTAGGTGAACGTATAGAGTTTCTAGCCTCTTTGAAATTTGTAAAAGATGTCGTAACTTATACCACAGATGAAGAACTGGAAAATCACATAAAAAACTATAAACCAGATATTATGGTGAAAGGTTCGGATTGGAAAGGCGGAAATATAATAGGTGGACGATATGTGAATGATATTCGTTTCATAGATATGGTAGAAGGTAAATCAACAACAAAAATTTTAAACTATGAAAGTAACGGTAATAGGTGAGATATGTGAAGATATATTTGTATATGGTGAGTCCAAAAGATTAAGCCCAGAAGTACCTGTTCCTGTTTTTGTACCCAAGCGTTCATCTGCTAATAAAGGAATGGCAGGTAATGTAGTACAAAATTTACTAGCTATAAATCCAAGTTGTGATGTTATTGGTTTTCATCAAAGTCGTTCAATAAAGAAAACAAGATATGTACATGATAAAACAAACCATATGTTTTTACGAGTTGATGAAGGTGAAGTAGTTGAAAATTTTGTAATGACTGAACATATCTTAAAACGAATCATAGAATCTGATATTGTTATTATCAGCGATTATGACAAAGGATATTTGGACAAGCATGATATTCGTTCTATATCATCAAATAGTAAATTGTGTATTCTTGATTCTAAAAAAGTGTTGGATACCTATACTATAAAATCCGTAAGGTTTGTCAAACTAAACGAAACCGAGTTTCAAAATAATAAATTTGACGATTCCGATATTAGTAAAATTATTATCACACGTGGTATAGATGGTACTGATTATATGGGTAATAATTATCCCTCACCCAAACCTATCCAAACTATGGATGTTAGTGGAGCTGGCGATACATTTACCGCCGCCTTTGCTATAAAGTATTTTGAAACAAAGGAAACTAAACAATCAATCATTTATGCCAATGAAATGGCAAGTATTGTAGTATCTAAAAGAGGAGTAGCAACACCATGAAAAATGTAATAATTACAGGTACAAAAGGATTTATTGGTGGCAGACTATTGAATAGACTAAAGGGTGAATTCAATTGTTATGAAATAAACGAAGACATATTTGATAGTTCTGATTTGACAAAGGAAATAGATAACATCATGTTTAATGTGAATCCGGTAGCCGTGTTTCATGTTGGAGCATGTTCCAATACATTAGAAACTGATGTAAACTATATGATGAGTAGAAATTTTGAATTCACCAAAATACTATCAGATCAATGCACTTTGTATAAACATAACATACCATTTGTATATTCTTCTTCCGCTGCAAATTATGGTATAGACGGAACTAGTCCTTCAAATCTATATGGATGGAGTAAATATGTAGCTGAACAATATGTTACACTAAATGGTGGTGTAGCTCTACGCTACTTTAATGTGTACGGACCAGGCGAAGAACATAAAGGTAAAATGTCATCAGTTGCTTTTCAAATGTGGAAAAAGTATAAAAGAGGTGATATTATAAAAATATTTCCTGGCAAACCTCAGCGAGATTTTGTTTACATTGAAGATGTAATAGAAGCTAATATTGAAGCATATAAAAATTATGACGAATACCATTTCCACTGGTTTGATGTTGGTTATGGTGAGTCAAGAACATTTGAAGATGTTTTGGATATAATGGCAATACCATTTGAATACACGGATGAAAACGATATTCCAAAAGGATATCAGTTTTTCACAAAGAGTAATCCCGATAAGTGGATGAGTGGATGGAAGCCAAAATATCCAATAGAAGTTGGATTAACCGAATATAAAAAATATCTTGAAAATGGAAAATTCTAAAATAGATAAAGTAATAGAGTTACTAATAGAAATCCGTGACCTATTAAAAAATCAGTCACCACAACCTCAGACAAAAATAACGGTTGTCGGAAATCGTTCTGCCAATTCAGCAGGAAGGCCACCAAAGACTGCCGGACTCAATACTAACGAGGATTTTACCCTATAGCATAACTACTTGATTATCAATGGTTTATAACTACTTGATTATCAATCAGTTATAAGCGTGTTTCCTATGTCCTAAAGGGTATTTATAACTGTTTGATTATCAATCAGTTATAAAATATTTTGTAACTGTCTGATTATCAGGGGGAAAGATTTCAAAAAAAGTTCCCCAAAATGTAACCTTTCAGCCCCAATTCCGTTTAATAGTTTGACTCCATCAGTCTAGCCGTACTATTGTGCAACTGACTGATAATCAACGAGTTACACAATTATCTGATAATCAACAAGTTACAACTATGGCAATTATTGACCTCAAAACCAAAAAATACATCGTCATCGGTGGTGTTATCCATGTGTCCGAAAGGGAAGTTCCTTTTGATACGAAGTATGATGTTATCAGTCCAAAGACAGGTGTTCAGAAACGATTTCATTTTAAGGAATCAACGGGTTCTGAGTTTGACCCAAAGACAGAATGGGTTTTCAAATCAGACGATGGATATGAGTTCAGAGTTTGTAACGATAAACGAATGACCAAGTGGGCAGCAGAAAATTATTTGAATCATAAATTACAAAACTAATGAAACCGATTGTAAATTTCAACCAACGATTGGAACAAGAACAGATAGTAGTCAATGGTAAATATTTTAGGTTGTCACCCGATATTCCCACTTTGACAAATTGGTCGGTAGTTAGTATATGGCCCGATTGTGAAGAGAAAGTATTGATTCATCACAAATTAGAAATTGATTGGACTAATATGTGTTTCCGATTTTATCGTGTTAGGAGACGAGAGGGATTTATATCTTATAAGAGAACAGAAATCCTTTATGGTACTTTTGACCTAATAGATTGTAGAGACCATATTGTGTTTATGAATAATGTGATATGTCGTAATATAGATAAACTGATGAGCGATGGTACATACTATTACTAAGTCCCGTAAACGCAGACTGCAAGTAGAACAAGGTGCGTATGATGGTCGGTATCGTCAAAAGATGGTGACCGACAAAAAGAAGAAGTGGAATAAAACAATTTGTAGAAAGAAAGTAGAGTTATGAGTGTATTAAAAGTCAAGTTCCGTTCCGAGTTTCAGATAGGTGTAATCAAACACGAGTTGGAACAGAAGTATGGTTGTCGTATTCGTCCCCGTGGTCGTCACTCTAATCGTAAAGCAGTATTAGGTTGGAGATGGTGTAAAGGTGCACAAAACGACATACCGTGGAGGTTAGCAGAGACGGTAGCGTTTTATCAGATAAATAATTGTAAACAAAAATAAAGAGTTATGTTTAAGAGTACACAAAACAGAGGATTTCAAATCACATTCGCAAATGGTTACACAATCTCCGTACAATGGGGCGTGGGTAATTATGGCGACCACCGAACCGGAAAAGTAGGTGAGGAAATGAAACACCACACATGGCAATCCGAAACTGCCGAAGTTGCGGTATGGGATGAGAATGGTGATTGGGTAAGACCGGTAGGTGGGGCTGATGATGTGAAAGCATATCAGACACCCGAAGAAGTAGCAGAGGCAATTGAACGAGTAAGTAAATGGAAAGCAGTATGACGAAGAAAGAGAAGAAGTTTTTAGACAAGAAGTTGGAGAACTTTATGAAGAGGTTGGAGAAACCCGAAATCAAAAAAGTATTCGTAAGATTAAAAGACAGATGATATGAAGAAAATCAGAATCAAAACCAAAATGGAAATGACCGAGTGTAAAAGTTGTGGTGGTGAGATGCCACTCCTTCGTAAGACACTCTATGGTTACAAGAATTGTATCAAGTGTAGTGACATCAAACCTTATGGGTGTGCTCATGTTACCAATCACAAGACAGGTAACGAGATTCAAATCCTACCACACGATGTAGCAGAACGACACAATCGTATCGCAGCACGACAAGGGTATGGTGTATCTAACGGAATGAAATTTACTGATTAAAAATCAAAAACAAAATTTATGAAAAATCAATTAAAAAAAATGAGTCTGAATGAGATGAAGACTCTCCATCGCTCTTTAGAATCCGCTATTTACGATAAGGAATGTGAGCTTCGTAAATCCGTTAAGTGTAACAAAATTAAAGGACATTTCATATTGGAGTTCGGTGGTAAGAAGTGGGGAGTTTATGTAAATAATCGTAATGGTCGTGGTGGTTGGGATGTTCACAAAATATCTAATGGTAAGAAGGGAATGTTAGTGTGTAAGGAATGGCATTGGGGTATTAATATGTTGAGATTGAGAATAGCTAATGGTGACAAAATTAAGTAATATGGCAAGAGCAAAGAAAGTAATTGATTGGGTAGAGTTATCCGATAGTTTTCAGAAAGGTGTAATCGTTTCTGTTAAAGTGGTAGTAGGTAATAATACATCCACAAAAACGGGATTGAAAATTACCAACCTCAACAAGAAGACGATGACGGTTATGGAAGTTGACAGAACCAATAAGAAGAACATCTTCCGAAAGTTTCTCCGAACCGATATCGTTCAGATTGAGGGGTTTGAACTTACCTTACGAAAAGATGTGCTCCCTCGTAAAGAGGAAAGTGATTGGGGCAGTATCGGACAAGGTAGATACCAAAGGAGAGCATATAGTAACCACTCCAAAGGTTGGAGTTCAAACGCACCACAATACAGATGAGAAAGATAACAGAAAAATCAGTTAGAAACTTTTTAGATGGAGTTCCGTTTAAGAATGGAAACATGGAAGTTTGTAGAGAGGGTAGTATTTATTATCTCAAACTACATGGTAATAAGATTGCTGCCAAAACTACCAATGGTGACATTTGGATTAGTAACGCCGGATGGTTTAGCCGAACAACAAAAGAGAGACTGAACGCATTGCCGGGTGTTTCCATCATACAGAAAAAAAGGTTGTGGTATCTTAACGGAAACCCTTGGAACGGAAGACCAATTTGTGTTGTAGATAAAAAAAATTTATTAGGTTATGTTAGTTTATGAAACAAAAGTCGGAGAGTATTTCAAAACCAATAAGGTTGTTGAGAAATTCGTTCAAGAAGTAGACAAGAAGATTTGCGAGTATTACGATGAAAAGTTGTCCAATCTACCTCACCCAATGATAAAGGTAGAGTTAGGTAACAAGTTCATCAAGATTGTCTCTGATAGTAGTTGTTGGGGATTCATCTCTCGTGTAGATGATGTTCATAAAGGTTCACCGATTCGGAAGGGTGACCTACTGAAACCCGCATCATACAAAGCACCCGCACGACACGCAAGAGGTAACATCATTGATGGAACTGCGAAGTGGGGAGTATATGGGCCAGAGTATATAAAGTAATCGGCGTTTTATCACAAACAATCACACTATGAACATAAAAGGTTTTCACAAGTTACAAGGTCAAAAGATTAAAGTATTCGGCCGAGAGTTTAGATTGGACTTACAACAGACATCGGATACAGACAAGATGGATGTGTGGGTGTTTGAAAGTACTCCATCTACGTTATCAAAAAGCACCTACAATGCCCTCCTTCTAACGGTTGATTTTTCTCATGCTACAAAATTACCAATTGAAACTCGTGTCTGTTTTCGTGGTAGGGGTGATGAAGCACCAAAGGGTTGGTATAATAGAGAATTAAATCCACCCGGCTGGGCATTTAACAGACTTGATAATTTCTGTGATTGGATTGCTGACCACATGGAATTTGATTTAGGTGAAGATTGGTTTATATCCAAACAATAGTTATGAAGTTGACCATTAAGAATATCAATAAGTTGAAAGACAAAATCTATCAACCTTATGCGGAAGAGTGGCAATTAGTTCGTATTGCAGAATACGATACGCAATATCGTTTTCACTTTAACAATAACAGAGACCAAACACTATCTTGTATGATAACATTAGAGAGATGGCCTTCGGGTAAACCTCGGACTATATATCATCAACCTAAGTATGTAATTGAACTACACGAATGTGGCATCAGACAATACGAATTGTATCACCAAGACATTAGATTTATCAATACATTCCGAGTCCTACTTGAATCTGTATTAGAAGGTAAAACCCCATATCAATGAAACCTATAAAGAATTTTCAAAAGTTGTGTGATGTACTAAGTGTCTTCAACCTAAATGGTGAGAAATGTAGATTTCAGATGTATGACACGACTGAATTTTGGATAGAACCTATTAGAAAAGATTTGCAAAATGCAAATATATACTCCATGGTATTCAGACCTGATTGGGAAAACGAAACGATTAGGATGCGTGTTATATCAGATGCTCGGATTCCCGATATGATTTACCCGATTCCTCCATTTGTAAGAAGCAATCCGCAGGATTGGGTATCATGGATTTTTGATTTAGTATCTTCACAACAAGACAAAATATACAAGCGACAGATAATATGAAACAACCAACGAACTTTTACAAGGTCAACAAGAAAAGATTTGTCGCGCGCGATGGTAAAGAATACGCCGTCAGTCTTGACTCCTATGATGGTGATGCATTATTCGTCATACCCAATGGAGAATATATCAATTGTATCCATATGGTTATTCCGTGGCATGAGTGGACGGCAGAATCTATAATGATAATGATTGGTATAGTACCATCGGGTATGGGAAAGTCATATCACGCACAATATGCAGTCATCTTGAGTAGGAAACACATTCAGAGTTTAGACCATTTTGTAGATTGGTTAGACAATGAAGTTATTAGAATTTGTAAAAAAGAACTTGAAACGAAACTTGAAGGAAAACGAATATGAAACAACTAAGAATTGAAAGTCACTTACCCGCAATTAGTTTTGAACTCGGTGATAAGTATTGGATTGCGTGTGGCGCACAATGGATGGAAGTAGACCGAGTTTATACGCCCGAAGAACTCAAAAAGATTTGGGTAAAGACTGAAAGAAAAGTAGAGGTTCAACCGAAACAAAAGGTAGAGAAAGCGAAAATATATTCCGTTACAGGTAGTAAAGGTAAGACTTACAAAGTAAAACAACAAGGTAACTCTTGGACTTGTAATTGTCCCGCTTCTACTTTCCGCCGTTGGGAAGAATGTAAACACATTACACAAATAAAAAACAACAAATAAATTTATGAAAAAGAGTAGAACTGTAAAACCAAAATCGTTATTCAAACCAATTCTTGGGGAGGATATTTTTATCCGTGAACAACATCCCGATAAGAGAACAAATCTTCAATGGGTAAAATTTATGAACAAAAAGTTTGACCTACATTGGGGTATGAGAAAGAAAGACATTAAAGATTAATTTATGATATACATTATAATAGCATTTTTTATTTGGATGGCTTATGAAATTTGGAGAGCGCCGATAATAAGAGAAATCGGAGATGACCAATATAAAATTGTTCGTAAAGAAAAAAAGTTTGGTGATATATTTAAATTTAAAAAATAACTTATGGAAGCATTGTATATTATTGGAATAATTCTCATCATCTCAGGTTTCATATCATGGGCATGGGTACAAGGTATAGACCGAGCAATGAGAGACTTTCCGGATTATAAAGGTGAAGACCTATTTGATGAAGTTCCCAAAAAGAAAGAACAATGGGATGACAACAAACAACATACAGAACAAAACTTTAAGATATGATTTCTATTTTAGGTAAATTAGCATTGACACTTATATTAGTGTCTGTTTTGATAGCATTTGTATATGCTTTTATTAAAGAAACAATTGATAATTATAAAAACAAAAAACCAAAGTTATGAACGTATTTGATATATTTTTACAATACCTTTTTGGTGGAATGTTGATTACAACTGTACTGATGTTGGTATATGCTGTAATCAAGGAATTAATTAGTGATTTTATATATTATAGAGACAAGTACTTTAACAAAAAATAATATGGTAGGTAAGGTAATATTCATTGATATTGACGGCCCCCTTGCATGGGGAACTTGGACTGATGGTTCGGTAAAAATCACGGAGGGAACTCAACAAGAATTTACCATACCATATTCTTGGGTTAAAGAAGATTGTGATGCACTTGCTGAGATTATCAAACGGACTAATGCAAATCTTGTGGTGTCATCTGATTGGAAAAAGCACTATGGTATATTCCAACTCAAAAGAATATTTGAGCATTACGAGATTGGTGGGTGGTCTGTATTAGACACGACTACACATTTCAATCCTGTTAGAAAGCTTAGTTCACCTCCTGAGTGGGACAGAGCCTGTGAGATTAAGACATGGGTTAAATCGTTCCGACCAAAACATTGGATTACGATTGATGATATGCCACTCAATATTTCCTTCAAACGATTGGGTATTCCACAATGGAGGCATGTTCAAGTTGATGGTGACTTTGGAATGGGTGGCAGACTCCGCGACAAAATTGAAGAGTGTGTTAATAAACTAAACAGATAATATATGACACAAGTAGTAGAACAGATTGATGTTGACCAACTTTTAGAAAATGTGCTTGAAAAGCAGATTATAGTTTACAATGATAATGTAAACACTTTTGATTGGGTTATACTTTCGTTTATGGAAGTTTTAGAGCATACCTTACATCAGGCTGAACAATGTGCTATGATTATTCATAACAGAGGAAAGTGTAGTGTAAAAGTTGGTAACCAAGATGAACTGAAACCATATCGTGACGCACTGACTGAACGAGGTATCAACGCAAAAATTGAATAAACAAAATCATAAAATCTATGAAACTTGACATTAAAAACTTTGGTAATATTGCCGTCTATTTTGAAGACACAAATTATGAAGTAAGGGCGTTTAGTGAATCTACAAAAGATTACTCAATAACACTCCTACATCACCCATACGGCGACCGATATGTATTCATTATTGATAGAAAGGGCTACCTTACGGGTGGTGAGTGGCATTATAGTACTCATGTAGAAGGGCATCAAAACGCGGGTTGTGTAACTTGGAAATTTATGAAAGACCCGACAAACTTTGTGAATCACATCATCGTTAGTATTGAAGGAAAATAAAAATTGGAAATATGAAAAAGAAATGGTACATTAGGGAAGCAGAAAATGTGACCCACTATTGGGAATATGAAGTTGAAGCAGATACCGAATCGGAAGCGGAAGAGATTGTAAGAAATGGAGATGTAGAACCATACAATCATTATGATGAATATGCGCTAGGTAATCAACCTAATCCGGAAATCATTGAAGTTAGTTTAATTGATGAAGAATAATATGAGAATCTTAGAAAGAGACCAATGGTTGTCAGACCCGATATTAAAAGATTGGCGATTTAAGTCTGCCGCGTCTGACAAAAAATGCGAATGTCGTGACAAAGAAAATTGGGTTGAGTTGATTGACCACGAATCATGTATCATTGGACGAATAGATACGATTGTCTGTACAAAGTGTAATGAAGTAGAATCATTTAGAATAATCCGATGAACAAAAATTTTGTAGAATGGTTACAGAGTTTAGAGACTCAAACCTTGACCGATGAGTTGAAGGCAGATATTATTGACCGATTCAGAGACGAGATAGAAACCGCAGTGAATAATAGTGGTGGATTTATTGATGAAGTATTTTGGGAAGAGCAATATACCTACACAAAAGGTGAGCAGTATTACAATAAAAGATTTAATTAAGATTGATATGGCATATAGTAGATGGAGTAAAGATTCGGTATGGTATTGTTTCTGGTCGGCAATTGGGCCCAATAATACATACAAGTGGCCGACCAAAAAATTGAAAGAAGCTCAAGTATTTGAGGTTTGTGGTTTCCCTTCCGCGCATGTTACCTATGGTGAATTGAAACGGGATTTCAAAGCCTGTGTAAAGTATATAGAAGAGACCTATTCCAAATCTGATGAATTAGAATTGGAAGACAATACAGTAGAGTGGAAACCATTGAAACCCACATTTCAACAGATGACAGAGATGAGAGGTTATCTGTTAAGATTTATGTCGGATGTAGATGAACATTTTAAGTGGAAAACATTCTTCTTACATGAATGGTATTATCCTATTCGTAATGAAATAGTTTGGAAATGGAAAGAGTTAATAAAAAAAGTATGAAAGACATAGTAGTATTTAAAGGTTACAAAGACAAAGGAGGATTTGTGCATTTCAGAGACATCACATTGGGTGATATTCGTGCCGTGTTCTTTCCTAAGAACTATCACGAAAAATACTCATACTTGGGTTCAGTACCATCTGAAACGGAAGGTGACTTCTTCAAAGCAATGGAGCCTCTTGTGATATTCATGGACTACAAAGCAAGACCTTGGTGGTGTCCTCGTTTTGTTCTGAGGTTTCTACATCTGTTTGGTATGGACAATTCATTAGTCCGAGTTCGTAACCGATGGATGGCAAACCTTCTGGCCCGGTTAACAAAGGGCATCCTTCTATTTGATTGGAAGACCAAATGGGAATGGTATGACCTACGCATCAGCATCCATGGTACTGACCAAATGTGGTGGTTGGCAGACGCAATTGAAGGACACTACTACCGAGAAGGTAAAAGAAAAGAAGAGGAAGAAAATAAAAAATCAGACGATAGTGTATATGAGTACAAATAAAGAAACAGCAGTTGATTACCTATACAAAATTATACAGATGGGTCATCACATTGGTAAAGCAGATTGGGATAAAGCCAAACAAATGGAGAAGGAGCAGATAATGAAGGCAGTATACGATAGTATGGGAACTAACTTTGACCCTAACTGGGGAAGAGCAGAGCTATACTACAACGAAACCTATGGAAAATAACTATGACACCAAAAGAAAAAGCAAAAGAAATTTACTGCAAATACACAGACGCTCTTGATATCCGTGATTTACGAACAACCGCAAATCCATTTGCCAAGCGATGCGCCTTAATAGCAGTAGATGAGATAGAACAAGCACTTACTGATTACGGTAGAGGAGATTCACTTGAACTTCAAAATATGGACTCTACCTTTCGGTATTGGCAAGAAGTAAAACAAGAAATAGAAAACCTATGAAACTATACACCGAAGAACAAGTCAAGCAGATAGTAGAGAAAAGCAGAGAAACAGGTTTAACTGCCGAGTACTTAATGCTCACCACTACACCGATAGAACTATACACAGAGGAAGACATTCAAAAGACATGGAACGCTGCTTACATAGATGCTTTGAAGATAGACGAAGAGGACTATAAACCTCTCTTTTACCAATACTTTCTTGAGCAGTTAAAACAAAGTAAAGTATGAAACTAACGGCAGAGGAATACTACAACGAAAACTATAAACAATAAACACTATGGGATTAGATTCATATTTTTTCAAAACGAAAGCAGAGTTCAAAGACAACATTGGTATGGATATGACAAATGTCCTAACTGAAGACCTTTACTATTGGAGAAAGAATTGGGATGTACATTCATATATGGAAACTCTGTATATAGGAAGAGGTGGTAAGGGTGATTTCAATTGCGAACCGATAGTGTTGGATGAATTAGACCTAAGAGGACTATCAGTTCAGTTTCCATCTGAAACCGAGTCGGTTGAGAAAGCGTTGGAAGCAATGCGAGAAGGATATACAATCATTTACGATTCATGGTGGTAAACAAAACTTATGAAAGAAAAAGACTTAAAGGAACTTGGGTTTA